AACAGTTGCGTTATATTCATCTTTCTCGGCTTCCCATAAAAGGAGTACTCCTGTCCGGTCAATAACATTGAGGTCTAAATCGTACACTTTATACAGACTGGAAGCATCCGCATATTTTTTGGTGGCAGGATGGTAGGCTTGCGTAGGCGTATATTCCGTCTCATTGTCTTTAGTGAGCACATCTGACTTTTCGGGAACTTCCACCCAATCTTTATTTTTACGACCGTAAGTGTTGCCGTCAGAGGGGGCTTCGGTCATAAGTGGTGTAGATATTTCATTATAGGATGCAATACCATCAATCACTTGGATTATCATTTGCGAAGTGACATCTACACTCCAAGAAGCCAAGCCAAGTATCAGGTTATTGTCATTAACATAAGTCGCATTTACTACCGAGAATGTTTGTTGCAACACGGCATTAGGGTTATCATCGGTTTTCGCTATGACAACGCAATCTTCATCTTTTACTTTTTTTATTATATCTATTAAATTCTGCTTTCCACCAAAGGCATTAAATATCTCATCGGATGTTGCTTGGTCGCTTAGGCTCATCGCAGCAGCAGGAATAACTACCACGTTCCCCGAACCGCCGCCCGCTATCTTCCCTTGATTAACCCACTCCCCGTTTACCCATGCGTAGTAATCGTAAGGAGCTTCAGTACCTACGGCCATGAACCCGTCAACTGCCGAACCGTCGGGAACGGCGGATTTCAAGGCTTCAAGGGTGGCGTATTCTCCGGCAACACGGAAAGAACTTCCCGGTTCGCCCTTGCAATAAATACCCGTCTTGTCGAAGCTATCTGTTTCTTTGTTATACACATAGACATAATGGTCTGTTCCTATATAGGTCGGATTGTTGGCAACCTTTTCGGCATCTTGTGCGGCTGTATTAGCGGCTTCTGCTTTTTCTTCAGCATTTGAGGCGGCGTTGTTTGCGGATTGAGTAGCTGCTTCCGCTTCTTCTTTAGCTGCGGTGGCATCGGATGCAGCTTGTGCCGCCTGTTCTGCTTTCTCATTGGCGGTATTTGCGGCTGTCTGTGCTGCGGTGGCATTACTTTCTGCTTTATCGGCGGCTTCGTTTGCCTTATCAGCAGCTTCCAAAGCAGGAGCGGCTAATAATTCAAGTGGAGCACGTACAATAATCTCCTCTCCATCTTTCTCTTGATATGCAGGTAATGATGTGATACCGTCCAAACTTTCCGCTTCTGGTACATCACCAACGCCTTGTGAATCTTTTTTTAATTCATCTTCTATTTCTCGTAAATCCTGTTCAGTCCAAGCCATAACGCAAATTATTTATTTAGTATTTCGACAGAGTCATTGATTGCATTGTCAAATATCTGTTTCATTTCTTCTGCTGTCAATTCATTATTCTCTCTAAAAGAAAGCCCTAAAACACCATTGGCGGAAACATTGTAGAACCCCACAATAGTATCTCCCTTTACTATATTGGCTGTCATAGCACTAACTTTTTCAGATTTATCTACAGACATGTTGTATTTGATACGTATGTCATCAGAAACTCTTGTTGTTCCTTTTTTATTAACATTTGTAATTTCCATTATTTCCCCTCAATTAAATTAATTACTTGTACATAGCCGCCGGGATTAAGAGATGCAACTGCCTCTTTAATCATTGCTGCTTCTTCGATGTTTAATTCCATTTCGTCTGTAGCTTTATAAATACGTATACTTAAATCGTATGCCATAACCTTTTCTTCCGGCTTAGCATTTGCTTTTTTTTCAAGCCATTTCCCGCTAAATAACAATGCGGAAACTACATTTTTAATTAATTGCGGAGTACCATTATCTTCTATAATAACTTCTCCTTTGTAATTTTTGAAGGGTTGATTAAAATTGACTTTCATATATTGTAAAGTTAAAGTGTTTAATAATATCTATCTACAGAACCATCAGAGTTGTAGAAAACCAAACCGTCTGCTGATAGCTTGCAATAAGGAGAGGTAAGTCTTACGAACTCTCTTATTATTATATACCCACCATAAGTATTGGATACCGTTTCAGTTCCCATTTCAATTGCAGCACCTAAATCCGTGTTTATACGAAATCCTTCATAATCTATTTTCACCCTACCTCTCCCATCAGTTAACCCGGCTTCTAAAGTGTCTACCTTTATGAAATTAGAGTTTAAATACCCGCCAACAATGATAGTACTTCCTAATTGAGATGCTTCAACTGCATCTTCGTATGCAAGTCCGCCAAGAGAGGACGATGAAACCTTCTCATTAATAGTGTTTTGTAAGGTGCTATTCAAGGAGTCAAATGTAACAGCTCCGGATATATCTATTTTTTCTGCATTAATCTTAATTCCTTCATCTCCGAAATTTATAGCAGCGATAACCCCATCTTTGGGAGTGTACGCTTCTAAATTGATTTTATTGGCGTTTATAACTATTCCTTCATCACTGACGTTTATAGAATTAATGATGTCGTCCTTTTTAACGAATAATGAAATTTCATCATTTATTCCGTCAATCTTAATACCTAACTCCTTTACGCTGTCTCCAATTTCTTCAACAGATAATGCAATGCTATCAGCCCGCTGTTCTATTTGTGAGAACTTTTGATTATTGCTCTCCGAAAGCTCCTTCACTTCCAGTCTAATGCTTTCTGCGGTCTGCTCTATCTCTGAACTTAACTTTGTGTACAAGTCCTCATAGGCGTTGTGGGTCAACGCCAACGAATGTATGTATATGTCCCCTGTAAACTTCAACTCAAAATCACCAGTTCCGTCCCATGTGCCGGAATACTCCTTCATTGTATATTCTTCACCCGGTTCGAGTTGTTCGGTGAAATGCAGGTTCTGACCGGGAAAGCCTATCGTAAGTGTTCCGGCTGTAACTACCTTATACCGGAAAGAGATAAAGAACTTCTTCGGTTCTTCTCCTTCCTCATAGGTCGGCTTATTGGCTAAATCAGCATTTAACTGTTTTATTCCGGAAGAAAGGATACGAAGCACGTTTCTGTCTCCATATCGTACTACTGCCGCCATAGCATCCTTACGGGAATAGAACTCCCCATTCACCAATAAGAATTTTCCGTTTACGGTGAAAAAGTGAATGTCGTTCTTCGCTTCCCAACCGTTCGTATTGGATGCGAATGCCGAGTTGTACAGGTAGTTATCCTCTGCCTGTATTTCGTCAAGCACTTTGGAGATTTCCGAATAAATAAGGTCTTCCAATATCTTGAACTGGGTCATAATATTTATGCCGGTCTTCAAAATAAAGTCACCCATGAACTTGTTACCTTGCGGACTGATAACCGTCACTTCCTTGCCCGCCATTGAATAGGAATCTATTCCGGCGTATTGATGGATACTTGGCGCATCATCACCATACACAGACAATGTTATTGCATTCTGACGCTTCTTGTCTGTGCGGTTGCCGAGCTGTACAAGACTGTCGCCTTCTTGCGGTGTGTCACTGTTGGCGTCACAGTCCGTTTTGCTAAGGTCTATATAATCCTCGCCGACACCTACGCATAGGCGCCAATAGTAACGGTTGGATACATTCTCGTAGACACCCGGCTTGATATTGAAGTCTTGAAACCGTACCTGGTCGCCTTCATTGAACGGGTTTTCAATAGCCGTTTCACCATCGTCAACCAACAAATAGCAACGCCAAAAATCCTCGTGTTCCTCAACTTTGCCGCATTTCATTCCGGCAGCGGTGAACATGTAGTTTCCGCCTGCATAGGAAAGCTTCTTTATCTCCAATTCGGAGAACATGGCTTTTATGCGGACAAAGAGTTCGTCCACTTCAATGTAGGATTTACCCGTCTTGCTGTCTACTTTGATGACAAACCCCTCACCGAGCGCACCGGAAGAAAAGTTCATTGATTGGATGTAGTCAGAAAATAATCCACCTAAGAACTTTATTAAAAATCCTGCTTCGTCCGGCCTGTCCTTTCTTATAAAGAACTTTGATAGAGCCTCTATATCAAGAGCCTTAAAGTAGACAATCCGGTCGGCAGAAGTTCTGATAAACAATGCAGGGTCGGCATCTGCAACACAGATATATATTTCCCCAAGATTTAACCCTTGCAGATGCTCTTCGTCACTCGGAGATAAAGCAGGGGGTATCGCCTGATGGTTTTCATCAAGTGCGTCACCAAACCACAATATTTTACTAAGTCTTTTTTTCATACCCCAAGCTTATCTGTATTAGTGAATGCCGCCTTTCCTTTATCGTATTGCAATACTTCCCCATCTTTGGCATGGTCTATCAGAAATGCAGGGAAAGAGGCGGAAGAACCCGCTTCAGGAGAGCCGCCGATACCCGCAATGTCGTTATTCTGTAATTCAAGAGCCATGCTTATTTGGAACAATTGGCTATCTTCAATAACTTGCGTCATTTCAGGCACAGAACTTTCCGAACGGACATATCTTGTTCCATCAATTTCCACCATAGAAAGGCATAGGATACGGTTTATGTGTTTTGCGAACCAATAAGGAACACCGCTCGAATTCCCTATCGTAAGATTATACACATCATAGGGCACTGCATATAATTCTTCTATTTCCTGCATTTGATTACGGTATTGCTCGTTATCTATCTGAGGCGAATATCCGTTCGGCTTAAAACCAGCTTCTACACGAAAATTAAATATCTGCTGAATATCATCAATCCAGAATATATTATCAAAAGAGGAATTGTTGCTTTTATGAGAATAACGAATAAGTACTGTTTCCTCTAATAGAGTGTCAGAGGAACATACAATAAAAGGTTCTGAGGTACTTCCATTGATTGTTACTGTATATATGGCATCTTCCAAGTCTCGGAGAATGGTGTAATACATCACTACGTTACCATTGTGATTATATGTAGAAAGTGGTATTGATGTGGAATTGCCTGTTGCAAGGTCGTTTAGGCTCGCTGATACTTCCTCTGAAGCATTAGCAAATACCTGTATATGGATTTTGTCAGAAGAGTGAAACTTCTGAATATAGTCCATATCAAGCCCAAACTCATATTTTATAGGTGAGAAAAAAAGAGGGCAAACATCACCAACTTTTACCATGTCTTTTCGTCCTTTTTACAGTGACGTGTAACTTCACACATCTTGCGCAAATATACGTACTATTTAGACTAATTCCAAATAATTATTTTGAAAATAATCAATTCACATCCTTTACTATCAAAATATATTTTACCGCTTCCGGTCTGCCGTAGTTATAGCTTGCACTTTTTACATAACCTTTATAAATATGCCCGTTCTTCTCTACCCGAATATAGCCGGATAAGTCGGAAGGAGTTTCCAAATCGCCAGTTTCAACGGACAATTCACCCACCGAGAATAATCTGCTGCCTAATACAAAATCGTCTTTCACGCTCTCCCCATTGAACGAGACATCGCTATTCCCGTCAGATGAAGCGAAATTGAGTGTCTGGGCAAATGCAGCTAAAAAAACTTTATTGGCATCAATCATATAGAAAGGCGCATACATAACGTTAAACATAGTGGAAGGCGATATAACCCCTGAAACGTTCCACCGAATAAGCTTGTACTTTGAATCGCTAAGTAAAGCTCCTACAAAGAACACGTCGTTATCACTGTCGCTATCGGTAGTCTTTTCTCCCTGTTTTGCAGCAAGGAACTCAATTCCGTATGCATCTGCACGGTAAGGGCTTATCATCTCAAAAACATTATCAGTCAGTGTAACTCCCGTAGTGTATTCATTTGTAAAATGAAACTCATCACGCCCATTTACGCTGTCATAATCCTGCTTGTCATATCCGACTTTTACCCTTGAATAAACCATTGATGAATCTACATTATATGAAAAGTCTGTAACAGCATCCCCTAAATCTTTAACTTCCCTGTCTTGAAATAGGGTATCACGAGGCACAAATGTAACCTTGTTCTCACCGATTACAGGCACAAACCCGAAAACGGCACTCATCCAATTTGCAAATTTCGTGTATGAGGTATATACCTTTGCTTTTTCCAACCCTCTTATACTTTCTGCCGGAACAATCAATGCGTTATTTATACCGATATATAAATTGGGATTATCGGGCACAGCTATTTCTCCTATGACACCCTCCTTATCGTTGTTTATAGACCGAAGCAATCTGTTTAATAAAGTAACAGGCTTAATTACATCCACATCTATCGGCTTATCCCTTGCAATAAATTCTATCGTCATTGGAATAGTCATGTTGGATAAGGTCACGGTTACATTCCCGCCGGTAGTCGTTTTTACCGCATGGAAAAATAAGGATAATTTTTCTCCCGGTTCCAATGTAACCGTCTTGTCTATATCAACAGTATGTACAGTCGGGTTTCTATCAGGAAGAGAGAGATTGTATACATTTGTGTGATTTCCGCTTTTATCTATTTTATGTAATACCAATTCTGATACGAACAATCGATGCGCTATATCAAATTTACACTTAATGGAAACAGTCAGCGGCCTTGCGGATATATTATCAAAGAAATAAGGAAATTTATTTTTTACACTGAGTTCATTCTCTTTTTCTGTTATCTTCTCATATTCCACATCATAAACTTCTATTATGTTTTTTGTAGCTATTTCTGAAGTTTTTATATAAAGCGGAACCATATAAAAATCTTTCCCGTTACTTGCCGTAAACTCATAGACAATATCACTACTGTCGCTTTGGCTGGGTATAAGCCATTCTATATGGCTTGTCATTTCCAACCTATCATAGTAAAGAGGGGTACTATCTTTCAATTCACTAACCGGATATTCATACTGCGTACCTTTCTTGGACTTAATCAAGCTTGCGAGGCTGTTATCAACGGCATTTATTTCGCACGTCGTATTGCTATATGTGAATGTAGAGAAGTCAAGCGCACATCTGAACTTTTCGTTGAGAAGCCATGAGTTATTACGTATATAGAACACTATTGTGGCGGAAGAATTTAAATACTGCTCCAGATATTCTTTCAGCAACAATGAAAAAGCCCCGTTAGCAAACTCAAATTTTGTGGAAAAACTGCGGACTACCCCGTCATAGTCTCCTCTTTTGAACGACATTTCCACATCAGCCCAATTTACAAGCTCATTCGTGGCATCATACGCTATTCCGTTTACCAATAACTCACATCTGTAATACATACTTATTTCTTTTTTGAAGTTGAACGTATCATAGCATCTATATCATCACACATACGCCTAACCATATAGGCATATTCTTTAGCAGAAAACGTACTCTCGTCAATGTGCATTTTTACATAAGACATCAACGAAACACGTTCTTTGGTAAAGTATTCCCTATCCATTTTTGTTTTTCCCATATCGGAAGATGTTTCAGCTAATTTTACAAGGCGATATTTATCAGAGGCGGAAACGCTGCTTATCCGGTTTCTTATCTTATCGTGTTCGTCCTCTTTGAACTTATAGCCTAAAGTAGACATAACATCTACAACATCACTCCAATCACCTGATAAAATCAGCCCTTCGCATACAGCAAGGCAGTTTAATCGAATTTGAATTTTAAGAATTTCGTTTCTCCGGCTTATCAAGGAAATTGTAGATTTTCCGCCGACTATTGACAGATATTCGTTACACAGTTTCTCGGCGGCTAAAATCTTCTCTTTAGTACTATATTTACCACCTTGCACCACTTTATCAATGTTTCCCAAGAATATGTCTATAAAACGGGAAAGGCATATTTTATCCAAGTCATTATATATCATATCTTATACTCTATTTGAAATCCAATTATAATCCGCACGTTGATTGGCTTTTTTCATCATTCTTCCGATACTTTGCAATTGTTTGGTATTGCTTTCCATCTTCTTTTCAAGTCGGCTGTAATCGTTGCTTACATTGACTACAACCCCTTCTTCTCTCATATTCTTTAGTCTTTGCTCCAATAGTCCGTAATCAGACGCAAGACCTCTGCGGTCATAGATATATGACAAATCAGGTATCACCTGCGCATGTGCTGGAAGGTCTACCAATGTCGGCTTGTCGGGGGTGATAAAAAGACCGTTATCAGTTACAATGCCTTCTTTCTTGCCACCGTCGCCGACAATGGCTAAACCGCCCGGATGGTCTTTTGTTCCTTTAGCGTATTTGGGGATAGGCTGGGCTATGATAGTTGCAAGACTGATTGCTCCTTGTGCGATTATCAATGGGATTATGCCAGGAGCTGTAAACGGATTAGTCCATGCTTTCATAATGGCTAAAGATGTAGCCATTATTGTTTGTATTATATTATTGGCTTTATCAAATTTTGCCTGCTTTTCTTGTAACGCAGCTTTCTTTTTCGCAATTTCTTCTTCTTTTTGTTTTGTTTTATCTTCTGCCGCACGTTTACGGGCTTCCGCCTCTTCCGTAGAAATGGCTCCGTTCTCCTCAAGCTTTTCTATTCTTTCAATTTCTCTATCATAAGCTTCGTCGTTTGCATCTTGTTCAGCTTCTATTTCTTCTATTTTTCTTTCAAAAATGGCAGTTCCCAAATCAGCAAATCCACCTAACAAATCAGATATGGCCTGAATGGTCTCTGCTATTTTATCCATTTTCTTTTTAGTTACTTCAGCGGATTTATTAACGGCATTTTCTTCTGCATCCCTGACCTTTTCCGCGAGAGCTATTTCCGCTTCCGCTATCTTTTCCTTCAATTTTAACCTATCCTCTTCCGATAGACCGGGCGTGTTTAGTTGCTCTTTGGCTAAATCAACTGCCAATCGTGCTTGTTTGATGGCGTATTTTTCTGTTATCTCCTGTTTCTTTCTTTCATAAGCTTCTTTTTGCATCAATCCTTGAGAGTATTGCATAGCAACTCCATCCAACTCCTTAGACATTTCAGCGTTTATTATCACGGATTGAGAAGAATAAGATTCTTGTATTTTCTTGTTCTTTTCAGCAGCATATTTTTCTTCTAAATCTAATTGTTTTCTTTTGTATTTTTCATCGACAAGAAAAACATCTTCTCCATTTCTTACGGCTGCATTTATGGCTTGTTCCCTTTCGTTATCAAGTAATTTTAATCTTAATCTATATTCTTCTTCGCTTCCTTTTTTTACAATGTCTAATTTTGTTTCAATTTGAGATTTCTCCCTGTTAAGGCCGTAAGAAATCTGTTTCTCTTCTAATGCTTTTTGCATTGCTTCTGCGAGGTTCTCTCTTGTTTTTTGCTCTTCTTTAGAATTGCCTTTGATTGCCGCTATCCGCTTACTATAATCTAATGATATTTTAGCAAGTTCTTTCTCCAACCCTTCATCCATTAAATCCAGTTCAGATTGTTGTAAGGCTTCACGGATGCGAAGCCGTTCTTTAGCAGCTTTCTCTAACGCTTTCTTTTCTTTATCTGTTAGCACTCCACTCTTTCCGGTTGTAGATATATCACTCCCCATTAAATCAATTTTATTAAGTTGATTTATCAATGATTCTGTAATAGATGATATTGCTTTTTTCCCAGCGGCGGCTTTAGTCGCAATATCAATCTCATCTTTGATAACGCTGTTTGTTCTTTTCCATGAAGTTAGAATAGTGAAAAATCCTCTATTTTTTAATTCGTCTTCCAATTTATTGCGTTTGGTAATAGCTAATTGATAGTCAGTGTTTTCAAATTCAAGTCTTGATTTCAAGGTTTCAATATATTCTTCTTTTGCCTTTTTTGCGGCTTCGTCAGCTGTTATACCAGAGTTGATATATTCTTGGTACAAGTTTTGCATGTTATTGATGTTCTTTTCAAGAATACCTGATTTAGCCATTTCATTTTGAGCCATAGCAACAGCTCTGTTGTTATAATCATCTTGCAGTTGATTGGCGTCTTTTAATTGGTTGGCGATATTTCTAATACCTCTTGTAAAGAAATCTATCACATCCTTAGCCGGCCCCGCAGAACCCATAAAAGAGAGCATAAAAGCTTCCCATGCGGAAGACAATCCGAGTATTGCCCCTTGTACATTGTTACCCATTTCATCAGCCATATCACCCAATTCCTTATTTACCCCGGTTATCTGCTCTCTTAAAGGAATAAGCGCATCAATATTGGTAAGCAATGTGTTGAATTGGGCAACACTTCTTTTGTCCGTCAATTCAAGTGTAGTATTCAAATCTACACCTTGCTCTTTCAACTTCTTTAATCCTTCTACCAGTTCAGGCAACGTTTTAACTGAACCACCTAAAGATTTCGCCAATTTACCATTACTATCAGCGAGATTAAGAAATATATTCCTTAAAGCTGTTGCAGCCATAGACGCATCAAATCCAGAGTCGGCCAACTTCCCTAATAATGCCAAAGTGTCTTCTATCTGAAAATTAAAAGCCTTTGCCACCGGGCCTACAATTGGCATTGCTGTCTGCAAATAAGAAAACGATAATGCACTTTTGGTTGTAGCAACTGCCATCGCTGATACATACCTTTCTGTTTCTGAGGTGTCAGCATTAAACATTCTAAGGGAAGCACCAGCAAGAGCAGCTGCTTCCGGCAATTCAGAACCGGTTGCTTGGGCGAATTTTAAAACATATTCTGTTGATTGTAAGATTTCAGTTTTGGAGAATCCCAATTTAGCCAATTCTATTTGTAAATCAGTAGCCTGTGCTGCTGTATATTTGGTTGCTGCGCCTAATCGTTGAGCGTCGGCCGTTAAATCTTTTATATCTTTAGATGTGGTTCCCAAAATTGCCGCCAATTTACTATTTGCTGCTTCAAAATCAATAATAGATTGCACGCCTGATTTAAATAAGCCTATTAACTTTTGAAACCCACCAATAACAGCTTGCGCTCCAATCATCCCTTTTATCATAGAACCAACGCCAACTCTAATTTCATTGATTCCGCCTGCGACATTTGATCTTAAAATATTTCCATATCCTTTTGCGACAATTCCTAAATTTTTAAATGCGTTATTTCCGTTTTGTAATTCAACTATTGCAGCTTTTATCTCGTTCCTATACGCCCCAATAGCCATCTTTTGTTTAGTATATGAATCGGAATTTCTTCTTATATATTCTGTATTCTTGACTATCTGATTGTTAAGTTGTTGGCGTATTTTATTATCTTTATCTTCCGCATCGGTAACTTGGGAAACCGCAATACGAAGTAGTTTATTTTGTTCTTTTGCCTCATTAATAGAATGAACTTCTTTATTCGTCAAAGCGATAGCTTCCTGCGTGGTAATTTTAAGCTTCCTCTTTTCTTGATTGAGCATTTTTTGTTGCTTCAACCTCTCGGTTTCAGCTTTGGCAGCTTTTAATTCTGCCTGCGCATTCAAATTGTTAGCTCTTGCTTGCTCTAAAGCTTCTTTGGTTGCTTTCTTAGTTTCCTCTGCAATATTTCTTAAGAGCGTCTTATATTCATTTTGAATGTTGTTAAGTTCCTTCTCTGTTGTGATTAGCTTTTTTTGAGTTTCTTCAAATAATCTCGCCTTATTAGTCAAGTCGTCATAATTAGAAACCGGAATACTGTATGATTTCGCCAGCTCTTTAGTAAATGCTACATAAGTACCTTTTGCCTCATTGTACTTAAGGATAAGCTTGTCTAATTGGTCGAAGGCTTCTTTCCTTACTACGTCGGTAATTACAAATTCGTTTGCCATAAGTCCTAATATTGGGTGTCATGCAACATTACATGATAATGCAAAGATATAAAATTATTTAGAATTTGTCTAAATTACATTCCTATATTTGCAATCTCTTGCAAGTACAAAAATAAGTACCTATATTTGTACTAAACAATAGATACAAGTAGATTATGAGAACAGCTAACTATTCAGAGCTAAGGAATAACCTTAAGCACTATCTTGATGGTGTGATAAATGACAGTGAGCCGTTGCTGGTGCACCGTGCCGGCAATGAAAGCGTTGTCGTCATATCTTTAGATGAATACAACTCCATTAAAGAAACTGAATATATAATGAAATCTCCGGCAACGATGGAAGCTATCAGAAAAGGGGAAGAAGATATTAAGAATGGGAATTACGTTTCTCAACATGAGGGAGAAAGTATGTCGGACTTTTTAAATCGGGCTATATGTACAAAATAACACTTTCCGCACAAGCAAAAGAAGAATACCAATATTTTGTACTAAGCGGTAATAAGGCTATAATAAATAAAATATTGTCACTGCTTGAAGATATAGCCAAACACCCTTATACCGGAATAGGCAAACCAGAATCTCTGAAATATGACTTGTCCGGCAAATGGTCTCGGCGCATAAATTCGGAGCATCGCATTATCTATTCAGTTAATGATGAAATAATCACAGTTTATGTGCTCTCTATGAGGTATCACTATGGTAAAAAATAAAGCCCTAAACCATCCCGCTTAGGGCTTTTATTCATTTCTCCATAAACTCTTTCAATCTATACAGCCTGTCAATCGCCGGATTGTAAAACGGATCTGGAAAATGCTGGTTTATATCGTGTATATTCGCCTGTATGTACTTTTGAACATCTAATATATTCTCCGATTCGCTCAACTCTATTTGAGTGGGTAATTGAGCCGTTAAAGCCCAATGAACGATAGCCTTTACACTATCCTCATCGTATGCGTATTTACTTTCTTGTGCCATAATAAGAATATTTTTCAGCAAAGATATATTTTCTCTAAATTAGAACCAAACATATTCAATCAGTTTCCCGTTGAACGTTTCGCCTCTCGGGCAAAAATTGAAAACCCCGTCTTTCTCATAAAGGATATATACTTTCCCCTCCATCTTTGCGGCTTTTCTTGCAAGCGAACGCATCTTAGCTATATCTGCCATTCTCTTTTTGTTTTCACACGCACAGCCCATTATAAACCGAATTTTCTGAAATACTCTGCAATACCTTGCTTTATATACTTTTCTATAAAAACCTTTCTTGCATAAGAACCGACCTTGTAAATTGCCTGACCGTATTTCTTTTCTATATCATTGCTAAAACTTATTCCTACACTTTCAATCCTTAATCCCTTATCTGTTGGTACAGCTGTAATAGAATTGTGAAAATCTCCTGTTATCACAAGATTTGGGGTTCCCTTAGAACTTACCGGAGCATTTATTAATGAAGAATACATAAGCGGGGCTACCCTTTGCTTGAAAGCTGCATAGCCTTTGGCATTCTTGTACCAATGTCCTGCTTCTTTGGTGTTGAAATACGGGTCATTGAGGTAAGTGGGGCGTAATGGCTTATCATTGCCATTAATACCAGACCATAATTGCTCTACGATGTATTGCGAAACTTCCTCTTTATTTTTTACCATAACATCTCGTATCATCGGCTCGAACCCTGTAACAAAACGCCTGATATTTTCTTCTGCTTCAATAATATTCGCCATAACAGATATAATTTAGGGGCGAATAAACGCCCCTAATTGAATGCACAACACAGTTACAATATATAATCATCCTTCTTTTGCTTGGGTGCATTAGAGGATGTTATATCGTCATAGATGGACGAAAGGGTCTTCTCCCTTTCTTCGGGCGGGCGGTCAAGAAAAAATACGTTCTTATGGGCATCTATGAAGTCCCTCTTCTTCATTTTCTTTACCCTGTCTTCATTGAACGTTACACCTTCTACTATCATACCCAAGCCTCGATACCTGTAATTCCGGATTCTTGCAATACAGAGGGAGATGCAAGAGTAATAGAACCTTCTCCAACAGTAGTAATAACTCCGTCAGCATAAGAAGCACTTGTTGCTCCAATCAATACTTCTTCTGCATTTTTTGCCAGCAACTCACCGTAGTACTCCGTAATATCCAGCTTCCCGAAGTGCTCAATCAATTTATACTTATTTGATTCCGTTAATACCAAATCGACATAAACCAATCCTTTCAATGCATCAACAACATCAAAATCATAGGCTCTCACATCCTCATTTTTGACATATTTCTCGTAATCCTTGAACATGGTTGCAATAGTTAGATTGGCTTCTGTGCCGGAGGAATCCCAATCTTGCCCACCAGGATAAACGCCTGACAAGGGAATACCTGCCAAATCTTCGGTGCCGTCATTCATTCCGTAAACAACATTGTTTTCGTCAACAAAATAAGCATCAAATGCCACATTCTTTGCAGCCATTATATTTGCTTTCAAACTGGCATCGTAATCCTGTAAAGTCCATACATCATTTTTTGCAGAATAGCCTGTGACTTTTGTAGGGCCGTATCCTGTAGCAGAAGTTTGCGCTTCTCCACCGGAAGGAGCATATTCCACAATTGTTTTAATAGGGAATATTCTTCCGGGACGGTCTGCATGACAAGCCTTCTCAAAGGCTTCTGCTGTTTTCTCTGTAGGTATCTTATGACCGTGAATAGTCAATATGATAGCTTTTATTTTACCGGGGTCAAGCACGCATACGGAGCTACCTGTATTAAAAGTTGCAACACCCGGACATTTTCTATAATCTGTTGCCATAACATTTTACTTCTTTAATGGTTAAATTTACATTCTTCATTTCAATAGCATCAATAAAATCGCTGAAAGGTTTGCCGTCTTCACCTATAACACCAACCCTGCCATATCGGTAATTTTCAATATAGGAGTGTGGAACCACATTATCGTAATGACAAACAATATTTATATCTTTCTTGATTTCGTCCAAGAAAAGGCGATATATAGGTCGCAAGACCTGTTCAAAGGAAGTCTTTTGCCGGTCTTCGTTTGAATATTCTTTCAAAGTGTTCACCATGATAATAAACTCCAATCCAACCTCTGTTTGGGCAGAACTTCTATCTTCCGTAAATGGAGAGTAAAGACATATTATAGGAAACTTCAATTTGCTTGTCTTAGGACTTTTGCCCCATAAAGTTAGTTGATTGCTTATGTAAGCCCAGTCTCCGAATAAAAACGACACATTGCTTCCGTATCTTTTTGATACCTTTTTTACAATGTCCGCAAATATATCATTTACTGATTTCATATCCCCATACAATTTATTTTACGCAGCATACATGGGTTGAAACATATACCGGCATATTCCTTGCCTTGTAAAAGTTGATAAACACGTTTGTTCATATTTACCATATCATTCCATGCCCTAATTTGCAAAACTTGTGGAGAAACAGTATCTCCATCAGCAGAGGTTACCGTTCCTACATTTGTAACACTGTAATTTCCGTCCGCTATATACTTGAAAAATATATAGCAAGCAATAGGGCTGTATTTTTCTGATAAAAGAGCAAACAGTCTATCCCATTTATTATCAACGCTATCGTCTTTTGAATTAAGATAATCGGTAAACGCCTTGCACATATCCTCACCAAGTATAAGAATTAGATATTCCTGTTCATATACAGAAATATATGATTCTATTTTATCCAACTCCGCATCTCTTGTTATAGAGGGAGCGCCAGTGTCAGGATTTATCCCGACACTCAGCAACCCAGTGAAAGATTTGTAGTCAATTATCATACCGTATCTTTTCTTGCAGATTTACGTTTGGTAAACAGCTCCTCGCAACCCAACATTTTGGCGTCGTTAATCAGTTCGTTTGTCGCTTCAATTTTACCTTCCGCATAAAATTTGCTTGCAAGCGCCATACCGACTGACACTTCATCACCGGACTTATATTTCACACCATCTTTGATAAATGTTACTTTATAGCGTTTCGTCAAATTAATTCTATATTCTTTTGCCATTTTTTATCCTCCTACTCCTTGAGTGATACCTTCTATTACAGTAGCAAATGTGTCCTTTACAAACGCTGTTTTATACTGCGATTTGATATAACACATTAATCTCTTCTCTGCGATTACAGTAACAATGTTTTTGCGGAAATCGTCATTTTCCCATCCCATAGTAATAGACAACGCCCACAAGTCGCGAATATTCAAATATGAGAAATCTCCCATGATAAAATCACCTTGTTCTATCGCCGTAGTCGTTTCGACACGTAATCCTTGAATAAGCTCATCTCCATAACGGAACGGGCGCAGATACTGCCCATTAGCATCCTTAGCTAACTGCATAGCCGCATAATCCAATGGGTTCATCAATACAAGGTTGGGACGATATGCCATTTCGCTGGTAGATACAATTTGCGAATAAGCTGCCACAAGAGCATCAAACATGTTCGGTCTTTCAACGTAGAAAGTGGAAAGAGAAAATGCCGGCATATCTGAAGCAACTCCTTTTATTTCCCCACTGGAACCATTGCCTGACAAAATACCCTGTTCTTCTTTTATACCAAGTTTGTTTATCATTTCCGTTTCAACTTCATTGACGAAACTTGGGAAGTCGGACAAGGTTTCTTCTGTAAACTTGGCGGCAATTGCAACTTTGGCGGCCGTCACCGTTTTTTCCGTCAATGTCGCATCCATAAGGGGCTTTAATCCACCTTCAGGAACCCATGCAGCATCCCCATCCTTGCTTGTGTATTCCGCATAAACCAAAGCCCGATTGTTGGTGCTCGATACATTTGCATATTTCCGAATGACAGTCTGCGCTCTCGGATTGACTGATAAATTTGGGTCAACCTCAATCCCGTAATGCGGAGCAAGAGACCCGGAAGTAATAGTCGCGGCATCTTTCTTTTCCAACACAAGATTTAATCCCAACTTATTGCCAGGAGCCGCCTGGCAAGCCGATTTCAAATCGAGGGACATAATACCTTTCTTGTCTGCGGTAATATACTCCTTGAGCTGTTCGTGTAGCTGCTCATAAACGGATTTAATCTTTACCTCTCCGTTTTTACCCACTTCAGTAGAAGCCTTTACACGTAAAATGGCATTCTCCAGTTCATTAACCTTCTCCTCAAAAGTCTTTTTGTCAATGCCGGCAAAATCCTTTTCCTTGATGTCGTTTATGGAATCAGCGGCATCCTTTATGGATTTGCGCAAATCTTCCAGTTTAACTTCATCCGAAAGATAGCCTTTCACTTGTTTTTCAAAAGCTTCTCCCATTTTTTCGTCCAAAGATTCAAAAAACTTTTTGTTTTCTTCAGACAGACCGGATGTGTCCATAAGTTCTAAAAATCCTAATTTCATACCGATTTTAGTTTTAATAAATTACATAATGATTTTTCTTCCGTTTTGCCATTACTGCCGGCTTCCTTCTCTTTGGGTGGAACTGGTATAACACTGTCCGGCCTAAAAGATGCAAGTGACATTGCTTTGGCTATAATTTTTTGCAAACGCAGTTGCTTAGACATGCTCATATTTTTGCATAACGAGGAAATTTCACTGCTTAAATCCTTATAAGAATTTTCATAGTCTTCAATTGACTTTAACCCCAGATACTCGGTTTCTCCATTGCAACCAATTGACACTACTGATATTTCATATAGCTTAACCTCTCTAACAATCAAAGCCTCTTTTTCATAATCCCATTCACATTTTTCCCATACATACTCATAGCCAATAGAGAATTGATTAAGCGTGCCTGATTCAAGTTGCTTTATGGCTCTATCTCCAAGTTCAATCTCATCAATGCGCGCCTCAAAATAAAGCCCTCTATCATCTTCCTTTAATTCAGTAATAAATCCCAAAGGCTCTGACAGATCGTGCATCCAAAGAAGTATAATTTTGTCGTTTGCTTGGCTTTGTGGGCCTCTTTCATTAATGCTTTTTGAGAAGCAACCCTTCAATAAAATATCGTGAGCCTTGTCCTTATTTCCGAATATCGCAGCATACCCGCTGATAGTCCGGCTTTCGGGGCTATATTGGACATCTTTTGAGTTAATGGAGAATAATTTATATTGCATCCCCATTTTATCTTTGTATTTATTCATCTTTTTTTCCATTCTCTTTGCTATTATTGATGTTGTTCTCAGAAGATACGCTGTTTGCTGTATTGTTGTCAAAATCTCCCTTGGGATTATCCGGGTCAATGTCTATATATCTTGCGATTTCTACACGGGCTTCATCATGCGTTATCAAAGACTTGTCCAATAACCTTTGCATGGCATCGGCCACTTTAACCAATGTATTTGCTTCTGCCTCTTTGTTAGTTTGAAGACATTCAACGTCTGCAAAATCAATCTTAATAAAAACACCCTCTGGGCATATAGCTTTTGAAAGACATTCTGCTATCTTTCGGCTATCTGGAATAATCACATCTTGATAAGCCTTTTTTCCGGCGCTTTCAAGATTATCATATTTGGCATCTGTGAACAGGTTGGCATTTATTCCCATTGCATTGGCAATCTTATCCGTACATCTTTTATCTTCTTCATGAAGCTTTAATTTATCGGCATCAAAATCAAGGGGAAGCCATCCTAATTTATAACGTGTCACCAAAATGGGGTATTCCTTGTTCACCAATCCGTAATTGCGTTTAAAACTGTCTTTTATCTCCTTTTCATCTTCTGAAGAAAGAGCAACATTACCCATTTGGTCTGTGTAGTCGTTATAGAGTACGCCTTTAGGGCCGCCGTTTACAAGTAATGTATAGCTTGCCGACATGGAAGCTATCCAGTTGGATATAGGCTGCGACAAACTGTCTGAAACAGACTCGAATTTAACATCTGCACTCCTGCCGCTCTCAACAAGGATATTGCTGTCATATACTATTATGTATTCATAATCTTCCAATTCCATCCGCCGTCCGTTGCAGTCAATATATGTACTCGATACAATATCCTTCAATTCATACTGACGAAACACCTTACCCGTTCCCTCTATATGGAATATTTCAGGGGGAACTATCCACATCGCTTTGGGAACGCTTTTTTCTGTAGCCCTCACAAGAACAATAGGACAATATCCGAAAACTTTAAGGCATATCTCAGCCTGCTTTACAAACGAAGAAAATGTTTGCAACGGATTGGGATTGTGGAGAATATTTCGTATATCAGCATAAGTTCTTTTTTCATTCCCGTCTTTATCAACAACGTAAGGAACACCACGGGACATCATGGAACCGATTTTATCAACTACAGTAAAAAAAGGAGTGCAAGAAATAAGCGCCTCAGCTTTATCTGAATTATTAGTCATGTCATAATATACTTTCCATCTGGAACGAGCACCAAATAAATCAGATAAAAACCAGTAGTTTCCTGCTGCATCCTTTTCTACCCGATTTACACTGTCATACATCGGAATAGATTTTCTATTTTTCGGCTTCCAAATTTTAGTAAATATGCCCATATACAAAGCAGGAGTGACAGCAAATGAATGCGGCCACTCCCATATATTTAGTGTTTTAGTCCATTTATACGGTTGCGTGCAACTTCACACGCTTGTAGTGACCCTACGGGTGCAAATATACATATTATTTAGACTAATTCCAAATAGCAAACAATCTTTTTTCGATTACTTTTTTAATTTTCTTTTTATCCTATCCGCTATACAGCACAATACATACATTGCTTCATATACGTCCTTGCCATCGTAATCCATTAGATTACGCATAAACAATGACATCTTATTGTCTCTCTTAAATTTAAATCCTCGGACTAATCCTCGAAAAGCTTCAATATAAGCTATTTTCCCTGCATTCTCCTGCCTTGCCCAGACATCTCCTATTTCTGCTCTATAATCGCGTACATAATGAAGCATCGCCTGCGAAACCTCAATATTCACATCTGCACCTGATACAAATGTCTTAACCGCTTCGATAGGAAGCGGCTCTCCTATGTATGCGTCGTCCACATATACCGCCCCATCCACTATGTACGCTTTAGCATGGACGAATCTTCCATTAAGCAGTGGATGTATTTCTACAATCGGAATACCGGAGAGAACTGCCGCACCGTCATCATAACTGTCATATTCAAATTCCCCACGCTTTTCAACAGTTCCGGTAAGAGCATCCGCACCGTCATCATGTGCATTCTTCCCGAACTTCCTGAAAGACTTTATCTCCGCATGAAATTCCGGGAAAAGAGTTTCCCAGCCTTCAGGCATATATGTGAGGTTCATCACTTCGGCAGAGCGGGTGAAAATTCTCACCTCTTTATTTCCGGATTGGTGGAACCATTTTATTTCTGTTTCATCATTTCCAATGATACGTGATTGCTTCTCCACATTTCGGGCAAAGCCACGCCCGCCGTTATTGCTTTCGATATTAGCCACGGTTATTCCGTCCTTGGCAAGCATGGTTGCGACTTTCGGCTCCGTAACTTCCATAGGAGCATCCGTATATAGAACATTTAAAATGAAGTTGCCGATTTCTGTATCTATATAATCTATGGAACATAGCTTGTCGATGCCTGTATCAGCGGTATCGGTGTAGTTCTTCCGGATAGCCCGGTTGGTGTATGGTATTTCCTTATAAGTTTTGAATACGCCATACATAAGTCCCACCATCGGGGTGGGATTTTGCATGTATTGCGTCTCAAAGGTAAAAGGGTTTATTTTATTAAGGTGGTGCAATTCATCCAGCGTATGCTTGAAATCCCATAGAGGTACTTCCTTCCCATCCGCTTCATTCTCTATGGCAGGCAGTGAGAGGACAGTCCATTCGCCGGGTTCTGTCTTCATAAGATAACCGCACAAGTCGTTTTCATGCAGCCGTTGCATGATGATAATAATAGGTGTGTTCCTGCTGTTTACACGGTTACGTATGGTCGTTTCAAACCGCTGGTTGATTTTCTCCCTCTTTACGTCAGATAGAGCGTCTTCCGGTTTGATTGGGTCATCTATCACAATAGCACCGGCAAATCTTGCTTCTTTTGATATGCTGTCTATTTCCGCCCCTATTTCCTTATCATCTATATCGTCTACCTCTCCGGCACCAAACCCCGTTATCTGCCCGCCTGTTGATACGGCATATACACCACCGCCAGCAGTGGTGTTCCATTTCTTCTTACTATCCGTACCTCGCTTTATCTGAACATACGGAAATAGCCGCTGATACTCTTCCGATTTAACGATGTCCCTTATCTCTTCTGAATTATCATGGGCTAAATCGTCAGAGTATGAAAGGTGGATGAATTTGGAAGAAGGATTGAGCGCCAGCCCGTAAGATATGAAGTTTTTTACAGCCAGCTCCGTCTTCCCATAACGTGGTGCAATATTGATTATCAGCTTTCGGATTTTTCCGGAAATGACATCATCCAGTGCATTGCATATACGTTTGTGATGCCTGCTCACCACAAACCTGCGTCCCGTTTTGCTTTTGAAAAGCAATTTTGTATAGTTAAGGACACCAGACATGCAGAATGCTTGTAGATACCGTACACCATCCATCATAACTTTTCTATCAGTTTTTTTGCTTCCTCAACGCTTATGGGTTTGCTGGTATTCATCTCTATTTCGGTAGGTTCATCAAACCCAAGCATTTTACATATACGCTCAATAGCCTTTATCTTGTCATAAAGTTCTATCTTCACATATTCGACATCTACAATTTCCGGGGCGTCACTTGTTCCAATATTTTTTTTCAATATTTTGGTAGATATACTTTTTATTGCCGATTTCTCTTTGTCAGAGAGTTCATCAAATTCTTTACGCTCTATCCATGTGTTGTGCATGCTGGCAATGGATGAGAAAGCTATACCGGACAATTCTTGCAGAATGCGTTCTTTAGTTATATCCGATTTGTTTTTTTGTTCCTCCTGCAACTCTTTGACCCTTTGGGCTACCTTTGGGTTGGACAACAACTTACAAGATTCTTCCCACACTTGTTTATCTTTCATCTTCTCGCACGAATAGGCACGACGATAGGCATCGGAAGTATTACCGCTTTCGATGTAGTAGTTGCAAAAATTCTCTTGTTTGATTGTAAGTTTTTTCATGTCTTTTCGTCAGTATGGGAAGCATGCCACTTGACATGCTTTTGCAAAGATAATAAAAATATATTGCAATTATAACATGCATTTAACTTCTTAAGCATTTCATTTGCAACTGTGTTTTATAACACACAAAATAATCATTCAAATATTTGAATAGCTATAATATCTACGACGAAGAACATTACAGTACTATCCTTTATCACGCAATCGCCCGTGATGAAGAACACGTAAAGGAATTGGCAGAAGAAGCCGGCATCAATCTTGAAGGGTTGACTATTGATTTGGAAAGAAATAATGTCAAGGATGAATTAGGTAGACTGTATCCTGCGAGAATAGAGGATGCAGTAATCAGATAGCCCCATGAATGACAGAGAACGAATAGGCAAGCGGATAGCGGAAATCCGCAAGCAAAAAGGAATATCGCAAGCGCAGCTCTCCGAGTTAACCGGCATTGCTCCCGGCAATATAGCGCGGATAGAGCTTGGAAAGTACAGTACGGGAATAGACCTCCTTTCCAAGATAGCGCAAGCATTGAATTATAGGATTGATTTTGTAGAAGAATAGGGAGGGGTGTATTTCTCTTCCTATTCTTTTATTGCTTTTTTATAATATTCACATAATCAATAACCTTACGATTGGCTTCATCTACTTTTTTAGTATCAAATCGGATATAGATGTCGGTCGTTGTACTGTTCGCCCAGCTATGCCCGAGTGCATGGGCGATTACCTCTTTGGGAATATCGAGTTCTGCCGCTACCGTAGCCCATGTGTGTCTTGCCCAGTACGAGGACAAATCAGGGAATAGAGGATTTCTACTCTTTTTTCCGCCCAATCCTTTCCTCTCTGTCTCTCCAATCTGTTTTAATCCTATTCCCATACGATGTAGGAAATCCTTGTAATTTCCGTATTCGTCCATTATATTAAGAAGATAATCCTTCCCTTTGTATTTCTCAATTATAGCCTGCGCTTCCGGTTCCACTTTTATGCTGTATAATTTCCCCGTCTTAGCCCTCTTATATTCAAAACGACCATTTACCAATGCGGAATGTTTTGCGTTAAACAAATCGGCTGCATTTACCCCTATAAGATAAAACATGAGCATGAATATATCTCTATATCTTATCTGATATTCCTCACATGGGTAATCTCGTAATGTAGCTAACTGCTCTACAGTCAGAGAACGTTTTCTTGTCTCCTCTTTTTTAATTGAAAATCTTCTGAACGGATACAATGTCGTGTATTCCTCATCAATGGCATAGTTGAATACAGTGCGTATATTCCGTAGATGAATAGCATAGGCGTTAACCTTCATGGTTTTTGCCATCCATGCTTCAAAGTGTTCCAGCCATGACTTATCCATGCTTTCAAATGTACAATGGCTATCGTATTCTTCAATCTTGTTTCTTGTGGTTGTGTATATGGTTTTAGTACCCTGGTTGGTTTTCTTGGACATAAATTCATCAAGGTAATAGAGAAACGTTTTGTGGCTTTCAATCTTATTGCATATAGCATCTTCTATCATCTTCTTTAACGATGTGTCCGTTGTTGACTTTAGCTTCCCTTGTTGTTCCAACGTCAATATTACTGTTTCCGCCTTGTTTATTATTCCACGGGCAACTACGTTTCTTGGTTTATAGTTTTGTGCCTTTGTAGAATATTCGTTACCAGCCCATTCTTTCTCTGAAGCACTTAGCTGCGTAGCTATCATTATTTGTTTGTTGTGAAATACATTCAACTTTATTGGATAAGTGCCATCTTTTTTTTGCCTTCTTTTATCAAGGTAGAATTTAACCGTTGCCATACAATTATATCAGTTATGAGTTGTACTTATGCAAATCCGAAATTTGCATAGAATTTGCATACAAAGGTAGGATTAAAAGGGTCTAAAAGGGTTTAAAAGGGGTATGTTATTCAGCATATATAAAAAAATCAGGTAGTTAATTTACACATAACTACCTGATTTTCAAAGGAGCGGAAAACGGGATTCGAACCCGCGACCCTCAGCTTGGGAAGCTGTATTTTATCACACACACAAGACTGTATATCAAATATTTATACTACATACAAAAATCATTTGCATACAATTTACATAATAAAATTTGCATTCAGCCCTATTCAACAACGCCCTAACTCTACTCTTCAAATCCTCTGCTAAAAAACATTTCCTTAATATATTCCGCCTTCTCTTGAACATCTTGGCAGCTATTTCTATTCACAAGAATATAAGAGCTTACGTTTTCATATTCGATGTGTTCGAACTTTTTCCTTCCGAATAAGTTTAAAGCTATTTTTTTATATATTCTGAATCTTTGGTTGTTTGATCTGCTTTCCACTTTATCACTTTCCATATCCATACTTTCTGCTCCATTTACAGCAAAAGAAGCATTAGGATATTTTTCGATAATCATAGGAATTACTGAAGCACAGGTAATAAATATCCCCATTGCTCCCTTATAACCATGAGCCTTGATAATTCTATTATATTTATTATCTAATCTCCTATCTCTCGCAGCATAGAATTTTATTGCAAAAACATCTTCATAAGCTTCTGCTCGGATTATATATTTTAATCTCTGATATTCCTTTGTCCTATCAGTATAAAATTTATATATCAATGAAAAATCAAAAGCGTCCCCTTCTTTAGGAGACGCTTTCTGTATATATTTTAATTCAAATGGTTGGATTCTATCGAACATTTACATAATCATTTTTGCAGTGGTCGAAATAAAACAGCATGTTTCATTAACAATTTTTCCTCTACCAGCGATTTCACGTAAAGGAACATGCTTAACTTCGCTTCTTAAAGTCCACCCTAATCTATCGCCTTTAGTTTTTACTTGGCGATTTTTTGTAATAACTTTAACTTTCTTGTTTTCTATAACACTTCCCATACTCTTTGATACTATGATACTATAAGAACGAACGACATATTTTAAACATAACGCCATCTAACAACGCTATGAGCATTGTTAATAACATTACGGTTACAGCATAATTTTAGCATTATACTTCATAATACAATCTTTCGGCTACAAAGTAAAGCAGAAATAAGGATGTAACCAAAATATGAAACTGATTTCTTTGTAATTTAGACTGATTATAAATAATATTTATACCTTCTCTATCATTGTTTTAATAGATATTGGCATCCCACAATGCGGGCATAAGTCGTTCTTTGCCTGCTTGGCTATTTCTTCCGGTGAAGCAAATAGCTGCCACATAGGAACGTTTAGGGCGGTGGCTATCTTTTCGTAAGATACTATGTTTGCAGTACCATTTATTTGGGTAGATAATGTTACCCTACTTATTCCTAATTTATCAGCAAGTTCATTTATAGTAACACCTTGCTCTTTTAATATTTCCTTTATTCTATTCATGTCTCAATATCTTTAATACTGTACAAATATACATTAAAATTGAATTCGTAAAACGAAGTACTTACAAAATATTGTTAAGTGAAAGTATTTTATTTATCATTTTGTTTTGCAATGTAATATAAACTACTTACATTTGTTTCATCAAAGTTAAACAAAAAGCTATAAGATATGAAACACTACAATTTATCAGAGATAATGAAAAGGGCTCACAACTTCTACAAGACGGGCAAATACACCTGGTCTGAAAGCCTAAAAAAATCCTGGAAAATGGCGAAGTTCTCGGTACGTGTCAAAGAAGATATAGCTAATATCGTAGACTATAAGGCTGCTGACAACAAGGCATTCGCTGATAGATTGAGAGAAGAAGCAAAAAGATACAAGCCTGCCGGAAGAAGTTCTTATGATGATTTGTCAATCCCGGCATCTGCTTACTATACCAATAACAGCAAAGGGCGTTTCGGTTCTCATTACGTAGGTGATTAACTTAACTATTAATATCATGGAAGAAAACAAACAACTTGTAGGCGATATTTGCGCCTCTATCGAGGAACTTGGCAATGTGATAGCGAATAATGTAGCCGCATCACATAAGGACTATGAGAGGATGATTGCCGCTTTGGATAGTTCAATAACCGAAATGAAGAAAAGATTAGGAAATAATTGCCGCATAAACAGATAGTGTAAAATGCACGTTGAGGTTTCGACCAACGTTCACGTTATGATACCCCGCCAGTAATACGGCTGGCGGGTTCCTTGAATATCAATTATTCATTGTTCATAAGAGGGGCATATTTGCACCTATCTTTTAATAGAAAAACATAACTCTTAAACATAACTTTTGAGAATTATTGTTATATTTGCACTGCATTGGGTTGTACTTATGAAAATTAGAATTAATCAGAGGATTAAGATATAGAAAGCTGTGTAGGTCACAACCCCCTGCATAGCTTTCGCCTTTTTATCTCCGTGTAAAGGAGCACGGAACGTTTCTCGGACGTGAAGACATTATTGTGAACAACATTCAGATTTTTAAGAATGAGGCTTTCGGTGAAGTTAGAGTAGCCGGAACAAGTGAAGAACCATTATTGGTTTATAAAGATGAAGAAGGAGAACGTTCTTTTAATGTTTATGAGTTGTTGGCTATAGCTTATAATTCAAAAAACGATAAATTCAGTGAAAAACTTATATTATTGCTTGACTATTTGTCTATTGAGAACAAATATTATTGGTTGTTACGTGATGCTGTAATTAGCGCAAATACAGCCTTGAAATTACAGAAAGTACGTTCTTACAAAAAAAATAAATGCCAAACTTATCTTATGAAAGATGAAAATACGGGATTTACAAAAATAGGGAAGTCTATACATCCTAAAAAAAGAGAACGTACGTTACAGTCTGAAAAACCGACAATCTCTTTATTCAAAGTGTGTGATAAGTTGGTGGAGAAAGAACTTCATGATTATTTTTCTATTAAGCATATACGCGGAGAATGGTATCATTTATCTGACGAAGATATAAAGTATATATTGTCTAAATATAACTTTAAATAGCAATTTGATATAAAGCAAGAAGTTGCCGACAACGGTCATATTATCTACCATAGAAAGATTACCGGGATTGGCAGACAAGGTATAATCAACCTAATTCTCAGCTGGTATAAATAAAGGGGCAGCGATTGTCTGCCACCCCTTTGGGTCTTAACCTCTGCGAACCTTAATTACAGTCCTACGGATTTTAACCCGTGTTGTGGTTTTGACCCTTACAGTAATTCTTGCCATAAGCGTTAATTATAATGTTAGACATTGGATAATCTCAGCCTTATCCGTCAGGCGGTCTCTTTTCTCATGTTATGGCAACAGATATAGAAACCGGGCGAGAATTGCTGTTTATTTGAAAATTTAATGACAGGCGAATAGCTCAAGCTTTCAACTCCAGTCTCCCCTATCATATTGAGAATTTCCGTTTGAATTATCCCTCTTCTTTGATAGGTTAATAACCTCTGTAACTATTTTTACACGATACCCGCCTTTACTTCCCTCGCTAACATTATATATTTTCTCCTTCATTTCATTTGCTTCCGCTTCTGTCAAATCACAGATTGTCTCATTTGTGACGACGGAAGATGTCTTTTCAGTTCCACTATATATAGTAGTCATAACCCGTATCTGAAAATTCCAACAATATTTAGCTTCATCTGTATCATCGTCTTTTGAGCACCCTGCAAGTAACAAGGATATTGCTATAAAAAATAAGATTTTCTTCATAATGTGTTTATTAGCTGTATAATCTTTATTCTGTAACTTTCCGTATCTTATTAACTGCGTCATATTCAGAAAAATCGATATTATATCCTTCTCCTAACTTAGACAATTCATATTTGTATTTTTCAACCAACTTAGGGTAATTTTCTTCAAAGTCCAGCTTTAATTCAGAAATCTTAATTAATTCCTCAACATATAAGCGTTGATATATTTCAAAAGCCTTATCTTTATTCCCAAGTATAATTTGTTTATGAGCTTCATTAAAACTATTAACAGTTTTATTTTTAATTTTTCTCACATCATTGGTCATTCCCCATACTTTGAAGAATAAAACAATTTGCAATATTCCAAACACAATAATAATGATTGAAGTAACAAGTAAAATATTTTCCATGATATATTTTTGGAATTATATGATTTTTATTGTTTCCTAATTCGGAGATGAATTTCTGAACCGCATCTATTTAATTTTATTCATATCTATGCTATACCCAGCATCTTCCATGTTTTTAGCTACGTTGCTTCTCCAAGATCCATTATCATCTAATGGCTCATAACCCAGTCCAGATATATCACTGGGAAGAACAACACTTCCTCTCATTAAAACAGAAACATTCTTTCTGCCTAATTTAGCAATTAGATACCCATGCTCGAATACTACATTTTGCCTCGCCCTTGGCTCTAACTGAACATTTTCTTTATTTTCACCACCTTTATCACATGGAGTATATATAACTATAGCATAACCTACATCAGTGTTTTTTTCTATAATTGTATTTCCACCATTCGCTTGTTCAGATAAAATAATAGCTTCACAACCTATTTTTTCAATAAATCTTGCTACAGACTCTTTTGCTGCGACATCATGTCCATGTACAATAAAAACTTTCATTTTTTCTCTATTTAAAATATCATTCTGTTTTACATTTACTTTAGCATTAAATCCACCACTTGAATAAAAGTCCAATATGGCATTATTTAGTTTATATTTATCGCTATAACCGAAATGAGAAAGTCCGTAATCTTGTACCAACTCATCTATAATGGATTTAAATTGCTCCTTGCTACATACAAGATTGGGAATATCGGAATACTTTGCTATAACTTCCATTTTTCCGCTTTCTTGATTTTCTATAAGATACTTCAATACCTTGTCTTTTTCTTCCGCTGTTATCACTTTAGGATAATCGGTACTCTTTTTGGGTGCTATTCTATATTCAGCCATATAATTATTTCATTTTTAAAAACCCATTCTCATCCACATACACCACAAATTCTTTTGAAGCAGGTTTCTCTTTGACTACGGAACTGCCTTTTATCATCTCGCCTTCTCCGCGCAGCAACCATTCGGCAGAAACTTTATCAAACTCTGATAAAACAAGTAGTATAGTACTTGCAGACAACTGAACATCCGAATTAATTTGATTATTCAGAGTTTTTTGATTCATTGAATACTTCTTAGCCAGTTGAGTAGGATTACTATTCATTTTTACCAAAACATCTCTAATTCGCTGTTTTACAACATCTTCCATAACTTATTATTTATAATTATTCTAAATAGAATTATTTTACTTATATTTTTTATTTAAACCATTGTACTAAGTAATATATTTACTTATATTTGCATCATCAAACGATAGATAATACCGTTTTGAGCAAACCATTTTAGAATAATTAGTAAAAGTATTTTAATGATATGGAGAAAACAAGTTTTGTGACAAAAAAAACGTTAACGGAAACGTTTCGGAGATTGCCCATAGGTGGTGAAATCATAGTTAAGACCCGTGATTTCAAGTTTAATACAGCAAAAACTGCCAAGTATAATTTGAGAAGGGAAGGCATCGAAATCCAGCTTACGGAAAGAGGGATGGTTGATGAGTATAAGGCAACAAGGTTAAGCTAAGGAGAAATGAATTATGGATATAGAAAAAATCAAAGATTTAAGAAGGATATTGTCACGAATTGAAACGGAAATTAAAAACAAATCAGACGTTATAATGTTGGGACGTTCTTTCCCAGAAGAAACTCTGGCAAGTATATCATTTATGGACGGAAGTCGTAAAGTATCAGTTGATGAAATCATTCTTAACAAAAAACAAGCTTCTGAAATAGTTTCCATCATCTTAGAAGCGAATAATACCAACTACATTAATAACATAAAAAAACTTATACAATATTCAAATAGTGAAGGCTATATACTTAAATACGACGCAGATATTCACCACGATTCTCTTGAATCTGCGTGTGCCGATATAAATAATGAATATAATAATATAATGGAGGGAGAATTATGACTTTAGAGGAAATTGGAAGATTAAGTAGATTATCGAGGTTGTTAAAACAACAAGCTGATATTGAATCACTAAAATTACCGATTAAAGGAAAATCAAATGTACATTTGGATTTAATCATGTATGTTGACGGGAGGATAGATTCAATCAATATCGCAGACTTAAATGCTAACCAAATATTTGATATAATTAATTACATATCATCTACAAATGAGAAGATAATAAACGAACTTAAACCTGCAATGGAACAAATCTTTAATAAGGAGGAATGATTATGGATATCACTATACACAATCTTTTCATCAATGAGGAAAACCCATGTGACGAGGAGGGACAAAATCGGAGTGAAAAGTGTAACAATATAGTTAAAGATTTGCTTAAAAGGTCACAACGTATAAAAAAACAATGCGAGTTGGAACAAGCAATTAAAGAATGCAAAGAAATAATTCTACAGTCTTATTCCGAAGGAGTTATGAAAGTTGAACATATCGGTGTCTTGTTCAACCTCATGAATTCTATTGAAGTAATGATAAAGCAATATACCTATTATGGACAGAAGTAAAATGGCAGTAACAGCTGCTCTTATTGTTGTAATATGTGTGTTATCCTTGATAATCATCATACCTTATGTATGCTTTCTTATCAATTTTTGGCTTGGATTGATTGTAACAATACTCTTTGTACTTGGCATTTCGCTTCGTGTGTTTTCATTGCGTTTAAGAAAAGAGGGAAACAAAGTTGAAGAAGAATACCAAAAAGCAGTCAGAAATAATTCAAACCGCCTTATGGAGCAGGTAATTAAAATGAATGAACAAAGAAACAGCCAGTAAATATAAAACTATGAATGCGAATAAAATATCAAAACAGATTACCGTATTTGCAATAGGGTTTATCGGGTTCTTCTTCCTTCTCGGAATTGCAGGTAAATCAGATTATAATCAGGAAGTCATATACAACATGACAGAAATGGCCTACAATGTTATCGTTGATTCTCTCGGTGAAGGTTGTAGCGATACTCAAATCGTAAAGACTTATTTAAGTAACAAAGAATATTACGACAGTCTAAGTTGGTAAGTTATGGGAAGGCATAAAAAGATAGGAAAGGTGGAACCCGTACAAAAAATATGGCTTTCCGCTAAGGAAACAATGGCATATTTGGGATGCAGTGATAAACTCTTGGAAAAACTAAGGAACAATGCCGAAATATCATTTTCTAAATATAACAACCGTACCATTTGGTATGATTTGAAAAGTATTGAAAGATTTATAGAAAGAAACCGTGTTGTGTAAAACAACTCTTCTTCCCTCTTATCTCAGCCAGGCAGAGTGTCGCCTCGGTTATTGTTCGTGAAAGTTTAGTATTTCCGGTCTGTGTATTCCGGTGGTGAAGGTCGCACGTTCGAATCGTGCAGAGGGAGCATTACAGGCGAAACCGATGAGCCAAACATTCGGGATGGGAGACTTAACCCTCAAAAATGAAGTCGTGTTCAGGGCACGTAAAATTAGCCTGCGCTGATAAGCAGTATATCTATTATACACATAGCCGAGGCGATGTATAGCGTGTAAGCAACCGATTGCGAAGACTGTTCATTGAGAGGTGAATACGAGCATAAGGCAGCAGCGTGATTAAGTTAATGAACATACTACAATAGTAGTCCATGTATCAGCACGGAAAATCGTCCGTTGACCGTTAAAGTATGATGTTTGGGCGTAATTATCGCTGATACTATATATATACTCCCTTCCCGTAAAATTCGGGCACGCTGAAAAGCCAAACACGTATTGTTGCGTTGAAGGGAGCACTTATACTTAATATTAAATGATATGGGCAAAATAAAAACATTTGAGGATTTGGTGTTTAAACCACATTCGGTTAGCAAAGAGGCGTGTAACCTTCCTGCCTCAATTCGCAAGGAGTGGGTGGAAGCCAAACACGCTGTAATGAGGTTTGATAATGGCTATGGAATAAGTGTTGTAAAAGGAAATATGTTCTATTCTAACGGCATAGATACCTATGAGGTTGGAATCCTTAAAGAAGGTGTTCTTTGTTATGACACCCCTATCACAGATGATGTAATTGCTTATGTAAATGCAGATGAGGTGTCTAATATAATGAAACAAATTCAAGAATTAAAATAAATAATTCCCGTGGCTCTCAATAGATGTTTGAGAGTAGTAAGGCTACCATCGGAACGCTCACGGGAACGAATTAAATTATAACGACAATGGAGAATATATTATCTTCCGGAGCGCTACTTGTCATCGTTTTCTTTGGCCTCAGTCTTTTCTATTCGTTCCTTGAGATTTTTGGTTCGATGGGGAAAAAGTCTAAAGATACCGATAACCGAAGCGCCGAGTGCAAGGATTCCATAGAAATAGATGTACACATCGGAAAAAATGTATATCACATATCTATACCCAAGACCATAATTGTCAGGAAAGACAATTAGCCAAAAGGAAGCGGCAAGGGTGCAGATAAGCAAAGGTAAATGTCCTCTTCTGTACCGCTCCCTTCCCGCTCTATATACAATAACGGTAAAAAGGTACGATATATACACGCAAAAGATAGATGCAGTGGCCGAGAAAACAACCTGCTCATAAAACTCCAAGTTGGCAAACTCAGGTATGTACAGATACAAGACAGTAAATAAGACGGGGAACGATACCGCAAAAGCGGTAAACAAAGACTTATGCTCCATATTGTAGCATTTGATTAATTCTGATAAATCCATATTTCTTAATTTTTAGTTTGGCGACACAAAATTAAGAAAATCCCCTGATAATAACGTGATGTTGCCAATCGAATTGGCTCAGGGGAGCAAAAGCCCGTGAGGGTGAATAATTAAGAATCATTTTAATATAAACAGCCCCGTCCACGTGCTGGTCGGGAAACACTGCGACATGGCGGAATGGTAGACGTAATACACTCTATGATAGGAAGGTCAAACCTTAGATGTATGGAGCTTGACAACTCGTCCCGGTTCGAATCCGGGTGTCGCAACATATTTGAAAACCCATTAATAACAATTATATGAAAACATTACAATTAAGTGAACAAAAAGCCCGTGAACTATATCGGAGCGGTTCAAAAGAACTAAAAACAGTATTGGAAGAATCCTTTGGAAAGGATTTCTTTTCACAAGACGTTACAGAAAGAGTGAAAACCTACCTTGATGCTTGTCACGAGTTGGGAAGGGAACCACTCGATGAGAAAAAGCTATTGGAGTTAGGCTTGACGGAACACGATATTGCTTACCAAAAGCTGGCTATCGTTACGGAAGCTCTAAATGAAGGTCAGAAACTTAATGTATGCGATGCTAACGTGAAACGCTGGTATCCGTGGTTCAAGCCTAATGGGTCTCCTTCCTCTTTCGCTTTCCACGGTTCGTATTACGATTTTGCGTCTGCGTATGCGGGTAGCGGGTCTCGCCTTTGTTTGAAAAGCGAAAAGCTTTCCAATTATTGCGGGAAGCAATTCATTGATTTGTGGAAACAATTTATTCTATAACCCTATAAACTTACAATTATGACTTTAAATGTATATAAAAAGAACGCTTTAAAGGCTTGGAGAGAAGCGGACAATAAAGGAAAGCAGATGCTCGAAAATCTATACGGCAAAGAAATATTTGCCAATCAAAACGTAATGGATAGAATCAAAACGTTTGAAGACGCAATGGAAGAAACAGGAAGAAAAGATGTCCCTGATTTTTCAGATTTGCCCAAAGACATGCGCAAGCGTTTCATTGCGTTATATAAAATGGAAGTTATTACGGAAGCTCTAAATGAAGGCTGGAAAGCAGACTGGGATAACTCGGATGAGAACAAGTATTATCCCTATTTCATTATGTCTCCTTCCTCTTTCGCTTTCTACGCTTCGTATTTCGGTTATGCGTGTGCGGTTGCGGGTAGCTGGTCTCGCCTTTATTATAAAACACGCGAACTTGCGGAATATTCGGCAAAACAATTTATTGACATTTGGAAAGACATCCAGATAGGATAAGCATACAAAGGTTGTCTGCCCTTGTCTCCTTCCTCTTTCGCTTTCCACGATTCGAATTACGATAATGCGTATGCGAATGCAGGTAGCAGGTCTCACCTATGTTGTAAAACCTCAAAGGGCAGAAACCTCACCTCTTGGTGGAAAACAACAATTCAAACGGTGTTGGTAGGTTTAACCCGAAAACTCTTATTAGAAAACAAAGGCTATGAAACGCTTTGGGAATTTATATCATCGCATCTATGATATAGATAATCTTTATCTTGCTTATTCTAAAGCTAAAAAGGGCAAAGGAAAAACGTATGGAGTTATTCAGTTTGAGAAAGATTTGGATAACAACATACTTTCCTTGCACAAAGAATTGTCGGAAAGAAGCTATATCACTTCTCAATACACGACTTTCATTATACATGACCCAAAGGAGCGTGAGATATACAGGCTACCATTTCGTGACCGTGTTGTGCATCACGCTATAATGAACATCCTTGAAGATATATGGACACCGATTTTCATTTCACACACTTATTCCTGTATCAAAGGAAAAGGCATTCATGGAGTGGTTAAACATTTGAAGAAAGACCTGAAAGATGCTGATGGAACAAAATATTGTCTGAAAATGGATATTTGCAAATATTATCCGTCAATAGACCACTCCATACTAAAACGTATCATACGTAAGAAAATAAAAGACATAAAGGTGCTTGCTCTTCTGGATGGTATTATAGATTCAGCACCTGGTGTTCCTATCGGTAACTATCTTTCCCAATTCTTTGCGAATCTATATCTTTCTTATTTCGACCATTGGATTAAGGAAGAAAAGCGAATGCCATATTATTACAGATATGCCGATGACATGGTGATACTTTCCAGCAGCAAGAAAGAGTTACACAGTATTCTTCTTGAAATCAACTCATATCTTAATGAGAAACTGCACCTGCAATTAAAGGGCAACTATCAGATTTTTCCGGTAGATAGCAGGGGAATAGATTTCGTGGGATACGTATTTTTTCATACGCATACATTGATGCGGAAATCCATAAAGAAAAACTTTTGCCGTAAAGTATCTGCATTAAACAAAAAGAATATAACCCCGCATGATTACAAAATGGCAATCTGTTCATGGCTGGGTTGGGCGAAGCATTGTAATTCTAAGCACCTTATTAAAAAGATTATTAAGAATGAAAAGATTCAGTGAATTAGGAATTGAAATTGATGCAGACCGACATATATTTCCAGTTCCGCAGGTTTCAATAACCGATATTCTTAACTGTGAAATTGAAATACTTGATTTTGAATCGGGTGTAAAAACACAGCATGGTTCAGACAGATATGTAGTAAAAATAAAACATGAAGGTACGGAATGCAAGTTCTTTACAAACTCCACTCCTATTAAAGAAGCCCTAAGCAAGATTTCCAAAAAAGACTTTCCGTTCATTACAACTATCAGAGTGAAGAAGTTGGGAGTTGGGAACAGCAAGATGTACTATTTTACTTAACCAAATTCAGCCGCAGAAAAGGTCAGAGCTATTACCGTACTAAAAGCCGTGAGAGAAGCGAAGTGCGCACCGCTTCCCTTTAACCTTGTACGGGCGGTCTAAAAAAATTATTTATGGAAAATAAAGTGAAACAGTCTTCAAAGAATAAAGAGGAAAACCTCTTGAACGAAGATAGAAAAGCCTCTAATAAAAGGCTGAAACAATATTCCGCTCGTATTTCATTGGGATATACAGAAGAGAGCCTGGAAGAAGAAAGAAGAAACCTCTGCCTTAGTCAGGGATTATCAAGACGTTGTTAAATTTAAAATTTATTATATTATGCCAATCGTAAAAAAGAACGACGTTCTACCTGAACGTCCTGTTATTATTGTACTTTATGGAGTACCGGGAAGTGGAAAGACAAGTGTTGCTACAACAGCTGATACCCCCTTACTGATTGATTGTGACAGAGGCGCCGACCGAGCAGTGCAGCGTTGCGATACTATAATGGCTAAAAACTGGAAAGACATAGACAGCGAGCGTGAATCAATGAAAGACTATAAAACAATTGTGGTTGATACAGCCAAGTCTATGCTTGACGATTATTTGAGCCAGTATGCCATTGAAAATAACTATAAGTTAAAAACAAATTCTTTAAAACGCTTCGGACAGATGGGCGAAGATTTTAAAGAGTTCGTCAACTTCCTTCGTTCAAATGGTTCTGATATTATATTTATCTGCCATGATAAAGAAACAGCAGACGGTGATGTGATAAAGCACTCTCCGGATTGTACCGGACAATCTAAAGACCTTCTTGTTAGAATTGCAGACCAAGTGGGATATGTATTTATCCAAAATGGAAAACGCTGTATATCTTTTGCTCCGTTAGATAATTTTGTAGGGAAAAATGTTGCCGGGCTTGAAACTGTTACGATTCCAGATTATGGCACAGCCCAATTTGATACTTGCATGTCTGACATCGTTTCAAAAGTCAAAATATCTATTCAAGGAAAAGGAGAAGCACAAGTAAAAGCTAATGAGCAACTTGCGGCAATACGAGAGCAACTTGCGGCTGCAATGACTGACGAAGATATTATCGCATTAATGGAAGCGACCAAGACGCTACCTAAAATCATGCAATTACCGTTCTTCTCTGAAATGCAAAAAAATCTTGCTACAAAAGGATACGCATTCGACAAGGATAAAAAAATGTTCATTAAAGCATGAAACCACTTATAAGGGTAACACAACTGGAAGCATTTCGAAAATACATAGAGCAAAGCGATTACGCCAGTTATGAGATAACAGAGCAGTCTGTTATTGACAGTATAACTGGTGTTTTCACTGGAAATTTCTATACGAAAATCGGGAAGGCTTTCCATAAAATTATAGAAGAGGGTGCGCCGAAATGCGAAAAGGTTGACGCTGGGGAACGCACCTTTCTATATTACAGTAAAGAACAAAAAGAACCTGTACCTTGCGGAAGGTCATTTGATATAGAAGGCGATAAAGTTATTATGGATATTCCGCAATGCAAAACCGCACTTGCTTACCGAGGCGAATATCCGAATGCCTTCCATGAGATACGGTTATATAAGGATTTTGGAGATGCTATTATAACAGGATGTGCCGATATGATAGATGGTATAGAAATAAGAGATATTAAAACCAAATATTCTCATCCCACTGATGCCGATTACATAAATTCTTGCCAATGGAAATTTTATCTCCAATTATTCAATGCAGATATATTTCATTTTGATTTGTTCATATTTGAAGGATATGATAAAGAGAAGCATGGATATGATGTCAGAGGTATTCCGTTGAAACGTTATGAGCCTGCAATAACATGTTATCGCTACGATGGCATGGAGCAAGATAATTATAACCTGCTTTACTTATTTCTTGAATGGGTAGAGCACAGAGATTTAACCAAGTATTTACTTAAAGAAACAATAGAATAGCATTATGATTTTAACAGGAAGCATTTGTCTTAGTGACATTCCCCGTGAGCAAATGAAGAAAGTAGTCTGCAAAGACGGGAAAGAGAGAATTTATTTAAATGTGGCGGTTATCGAACGCAAGGAGCCTTCACAGTTTGGGCACACCCATTTTATTACGTGCGCCCCCAAACAGGAAGAACGCAAAGAGGGCACGCAATATATTTTTGGAGATTTCAAGGAATATAGGCCTGTTCAGAGCAGTCCAACGCCGGAACAAGTTGCGGAAGCTCCGGGATTATCCCCGCAAGATGATTTGCCATTCTAAAATATTATGCAATACGACCTATCCAACCCACTCCACAAAGAGCAGTTCAAAATACGATGTAACCATCTATTCTCAAAGGGTTGCATTGTGGAACTGACGGAAAAGAAGCCTAAAAGGACAACGCAGCAGAACAAATACCTGCACACCCTTTTAGGCTTCTTCGCTTGTGAGACGGGGAACACGCTGGAATACGTAAAACAGAACTATTACAAAAAGTTAGTAAATCCTGCAATATTCACCCGTAGGATTAATGATAAGTTTTTGGGAGAAATGGAAGTTTTACGTAGTTCCACTGATTTAGATACAGCGGAAATGACGACGAGCATTGAACGTTTTCGTAATTGGGCGAGTGCCGAATGCGGTGTCTATCTGCCAAGCCCTGATGAAGAGAGGTTATTGCAATTAATGGAGATTGAAATAGACAGAAACAAAACTTTTATTTAAAATAGAAAATTATGAACACATGGCTTAAAGTGAAACTCATTACAGGGAAACAGCAGGAAATGAGATTAATAGAAAACAAGAAAGAGGAATAATCTATGAGCGAACAGAAAAACAACTTCGACAAGAAAGTGCAGATGCACTTGGCTTGCTCAAAAAATGAACTGAGAAAAGAAATGCAATGCGTCTATTTCAAAGATGGATTTGCATACGCAAGTGATGGCATTATTCTCGTTAAAAACAGAATATCCGAAATATCAGGATTGGAAAAACACGAGGTAGAAGCACTTAACGGGAAATTCCTTCATGCCGACTTATACAAGGATATGTTGAAATACGACAATATTATGATTGCGGAAGATGGGATCGAATGCAGTAAAGGTGATGATAAGGTATTCTTCTACTTTTCTAAATTTGATAAATTTCCAGATGCAGAAAAAGTATTGCAGAATGCGCTTAATATGAAGTCTGTACCATTGCCGCAGTTTAGCTTTGATATGAAACTTATTCAACGGCTTAATAAGGCTCTTTATGAAAGCGACAAGTGTACCGCTATGTTCAAAGGTACTAACAAACCTATTGTATTTTACAGCATGATAGAAAATATAAGTAGCGTAGGATTATTCATGCCTTGTTATACTGATGAGGGAGATGAATGATTATATCCCTAATAGTTATAATTATTAACCAAACGCCCTCTGCCCACGCAGAAGTCCCGTGAAAGGTTCGGGTTAAGTGAAATCAGCTAACAGTTAACTATCCCGGTGTGGCTTGACCGCCTATCCGGGAGCAATTTGTTAACCTGCCTGCCCGGTCTGTGAAGATATGGCGGGCAAACGGGGAATATGGTAGCGTTGAACGTATTGGACGGTTATTCTTTTTGATTGCCAATTAGTATTAGTTATTCATGAGTTTATTATCATCTGCCATCCAGCAAAACAACGTGCTCTGTTCGATTCGGAGCTCCCCACTAAATATAACTTATCATGAAACTTACAATAACCAAATCCGAACTTGCAATCATTCATAAGCTTGTGATAGACCGTAAACACGACATCCACAATATCGGCGGTGACGACAAACAGTATGAGGCTCTTAGCAAGCTGAACAAGAAGATTGCAAGGCAGGCAAAGAAATCCTACAAAACATGAAGCCTTACGTAATAACCTCTGCGGTTCTTATTACCTATGATGGAAAGAAGATACCGTTAGAGCGTATAAGAAGTGAGATAATAACCCGACCTATCCAGTTGACTAAGGAGAGGATACTTGATGCTTTCTCCACGATGAGGGATAAACCGGTGGATGTGGAACTTAAAATAAAGTATATATGAGACATTTAGAAGATAATCTCCAAAAATCTATAATTAAATATTGGGACTTGAAATATCCTAAATGGAAGAAACGGCTTGCTTGTGTTCCCAACGGAGGAAAGCGCAACGCCATTGAAGCCGCAAAATTCAAGCAAATGGGCGTTCGGGCTGGATTCCCCGATTTAATTCTCCTTATCCCCAACAAGTTCTATCCATTTTGTGGAATAGAATTGAAGATAAAGACTGGCAGGCAATCTGAACATCAGAAAGAATATCAGAAGGAGTTTGAAAGTATTGGCGCTAAATATGTCGTTGTCCGGTCACTTGATGAGTTTATAAAAGTTGTAAACGATTATTTGAAAGATGTATGACAATGGCAAAAGATAGCTTTATAATATATAAGTCTTTCTACAAACCTATATCAAGATTATCAGACAAACAGCTTGGACGATTATTCCGTGCAATTTTCAAGTATCAACTTGGCGAGGAGGTTACGGTAGAGGAGGACATTGAAATGGCATTTGGTTTCTTCATCAATCAATTTGAGATAGACGAAACTAAATATCATGGCATTGTCGAGAGAAACCGGAACAACGGGCGTAAAGGTGGTGCTCCGATTGGGAATAGCAACGCAAAATCGAAACAACCCAAACAACCCAGTGGGTTAAATTCAACCCAAACAACCCAAAACAAGCCTAATGAAAATGATAATGAAAATGATATAGAGAAAGAATCTCCTAACGGAGATAAGAAAGCGATTCCCAAAAACAAGGAAGTTGATTTGTCTTTTGTTGATGAGGGTTTTAAAGATGCATTTAGGGAATGGCTTGGATATAAGCGCGAGCGAAGGGAAAGCTATAAATCTGACAAGTCGCTAAAAATGTGCTATAATCATCTATTAGAGTTAAGTGACAACAATCCCCAAAAAGCAAGATGTATTGTTGAGCAATCAATTGCAAACAACTATTCCGGATTATTTGAACTAAAAAATTATGGAAAGAATCGGAAACCTGATACTGAACCAGACAAAAGCTCCGCCGGTATCAAATCAATTGTCTTCGGCAAACAAAGCTAATCAGAAACAATGGAGCAAGGAACAGGCTGATATGTACTGGCGCAACCAACTTGTAATTTCTATGAAATCCATTTCACCGACCTTTACAATTGATGACAGCAACCGCCAACTGTTGAAAGCTCTTTATCAATGGATATGGGGAATGCCTGGAATACTTGATTTAGATAAGGGACTGTTATTACACGGTTCTATCGGGGTAGGCAAATCCACTTTACTGAAAGGGTTACAGAATTATGCGGCGAAAATTGCCCGCTATTGTATTGGTGGTGCGGATGCCGGATTGACCTTTCAATTTACCAGCGCTGCCGAGATTGCCTTACAGTTTGCCGAGAAGGGAATTGCCGGGTTAAACCAATACACAGACAGGTCATGTATGCACAATCTTGCCATTGACGAAGTAGGTAGGGAGCCAATGGATGCCAAGCACTTCGGTACAGGCATCAATGCCATTCAGACCGTTTTGCAACTGCGCTATGAGCAGAGATATTGTTTCTACACCCACATGACTACCAATCTTGACCCGAACACGGAGTTTTCCGGGCGGTATGGGGATTATATTGCCGACCGGGTTAAGGAGATGTTCAATGTGGTTAAAATTGAAGGTAAAAGCCGAAGATAGATGGCAAAGAAAAAAGAACCCCTCTCCCCCGTCCACTGCCGCCAATGCTCATACGCCAAAGACTTTATCGGAACTCATGCCTCTGTAAAGCTAAAGGTCATAGGGTATGCGCATGTGACAGGTACGGAAGGATATGTGAGAATTTTAAGAAAAAACAATAACGACTTATGGACACAGAACTTGAAAGGAGAATCGAATTATTGGAGCAGCAGCGTGATAATGCGATGCGCATACACTGCCCGTTGGTGGCAAAGAAGTTTCAGCGCATGATTGACGAGCTTGCCAAAGAGAGCAGAAACAAGAGTATGGATAAGGCAGAATACGCAAAGCAATGACTACCGATACAGCAACCAAGATAATCAGCAAGTATGAGAGCCTTGTGGTACTCTGCACTTACAACATTCTCTTCACGAACGACATCTGTTGCGGGCAGGTTATCGAGAGCCTGCATGCGATGAAACGCACGCCTTATTACAGACAGGCATTCAAACGGTATTTGAATGATGCCGACAAGGCAAGAAAGGAATATGAGCGTACTGTAAACAGCGTTATCGGTTCAGATCGGAGCGAGTTCTTCGCCGACTGCAACGACAAGTACACGGAAGAAGTGAACAAGCACGTGGATATGTTGTACTGGCAGTTCAAACAGGTTCTTGACGATAACGGCATATTCCATTCCGCAGAGATTGCAAGGTTCGAACTTACAAGGACATTGTGTGATTACTCCTGTATTCAGTTCGACGAAAGGATTAAAGAACTTCGGAAGAAAGATGCACGGTTTAACGGGTTTACGTTGGAATACCTGAAGCTTTCCAATGTGGCAAGGATGATGAACCTTGCTTCCGACAGTTTGAAAATCGGGAAAACGGTCAATATGAACACAGAACGATGCACATCCGCATTTGATGCGCTGGTAAGAAAACTTTCGGATGCCGATAATATTGCCAATGCGATAAAAGTTTAGTGAAATGAAACTGATTTATAACCTTATAACTCTCCTCATGGACTGGCTTTCGGTAGAGGTCGGAAAGGATGAGGAGTGGTTTTAATAGAAAGAATAATCATGTTAGTAAATTATATACAAATATCCTATGTGTTGGGTATAACATTGTTAGAGGCTAAGGTAAAGATGGCACCTCATTTGGAAAAATGTGTAGATGTTTTAAAAAACAGGGAGTTCGATTCGATAAAAGATGTTATCAAGCTAATCAATAAAGAGGATGTGGTAGAAAGCGCTGCTTTAAATGAGAGATTTTGTCATCCTTCCATGAAGATTGATGGCAAAGACCGTATTGAATACACCATTAATAGCCTAAAAAAGGGAGAAGGACTTGCATTGTTGACAAAAAAAAATAGTTGAAGATATGTCTTGTTTAAAAGCCGGAAAGATAGCAGGTAAGTATAGAGCTTTATTGTATATACTTGCAAAAGAAGACATTGATTCTATTAACAGCGTTATTCGCAAGAAGCGCAAAGAATACCTGCATTTTGGTGGGGTTTTCAAAACAAAGAAGGTAAATCGTGTATGAAAGCAGTTAAACTTTCCAATTTAAAAGTCGGCGACCTTTTTATCCATAAAGGCACGATGTATGAGGTTATCGCAAAGAACAAATGGACTTCCCAATGTGGGTGTCTCAATGATAAATATTGCTTCGGGGGCTGGTGTAAATACTTGTATTGTGATTTTAGTAATTATACGAAAGTGGAAATTTAATATTAGCACATTGATTATGAAACGAAGAATAAGAAAAAAGATGCAGAAATACCAGCATCGGTATAAGCTGCACCAATACTTGAGGTATGCCCGCCAATGGTGTTGCACTTTGGCTTATAAAGGGTATATATACACGTTGTTGGATGATGGTAGAATTGTAAAGGAGAATTAATATGATACAAAGTATTGGCGCATTTAAGTACTGGCTACGGTTGCATAGGATACCGCTTAGCAAGTTTGGTACAGGGACTAAAAGTAATCCGATAAAGGTTAAATCAAAAAGAAAGTGATATGAAACAGACATTAGAAGAAGCCGCTAACGACTATCTCCAAAAGATATTGGAAGCAAGCGATTTTGAGATAAACTTTGAAGAAGATAATTATGATGCTGGCGCCCGCGATGCAGTACTTGATGTTACAGAACGGGCTTTCAAAGCTGGTGCCGAATGGCAGTCAAAGCAATCTCCGTGGATAAGTGTGGAGGAACGGTTGCCGGAAGTAAACAAAGAAGTTATTGTGATTTTCAATTATCATGGTACTATAATAATTAACACGACAGTATATTTAGGTGAAGATGATTGGCGTTTTGGTTGCAGTAAAATCTTAGGATGGATGCCCATACCAACCTTCGACCAAATCCTCGAGGCGAACAAAGATGTGTTACAACGAATGAAAGAGAAAGGAACTTTATGAAAACGAAAAGAAGAACAGCATACTTCGGGACTGATGGTTGTCCCGGACATTATTTTAAAGCTATTTCCGGAGAATTTTCTCCTCAAGAGGAAGAAGAACTTAGCAAGATAGATGAAGACTTTCAGTTATTCGGTTTTTCTGGCTTTAATTTTTTCTATTACAAGGGGTATGGGTGCCTTTCTTTCACTGCAAGTCCGGATGATAATCGTTCCGGAAGTAAGACCGTGTTTTTTGTTGAGGACGCCTGTTTAAAAACGGAAGTATTAGAGGCTTTGGAAGAATCTCCGTTTGTGAAAAAACAATTCCAGAAGTTAGCCGATATGTATGGTGTGGAATTACCTAAAATATAACAGCCTTTGGGCGGCTTTGTAAAACCCTATTAGTTATGAAAAAGTATATTGGAACAAAAGAAGTTGAAGCAATGCCTATGACACTGGGTGAGTTTATCAACAAAAGCGGTCGAAATCCGTATGAGAATGACGAAAAGATGCACGGTAACGATGAAAAAGGTTATCTTGTGAAGTACAAGGACGGTTACGAAAGCTGGTCGCCTGCCGAACCGTTTGAGGAAGCGTATAAATGCGCTGATACGTTCCTTGACCGTTTGATAATTGAAGATAAAGAACTCATGGAACGGTTTGAGAAATGCGCTGTATTCGTGGATTCAGAAAAGTTCCGTGAGGTGGTTAAGGAGGATTATCCTGCTTTCTTGCTCTATCTTCAAAGAGAAGCTATGGGAAGCTACCTTGGAACATTGCACAATCGCATTGAATATGCTAATGGCGCAAAGAAAGAATGTAACACACGTTATAACTTCGGCGAAGCCATCCATGCGTTAAAGTTCGGTCTTTCCATTCGCAGAGCAGGATGGAACGGCAAAGGTTTGATGGTATTCAAGCAAGTGCCAGCCCATATCGAAAGTGACATCATTCCTAAGATGCAATCGCTCCCTCAATCGGCAAAAGACCTTATTCTGAAAGGAAAGGGATTCATTGACTACACAAGCCAGTGTCTTATCTACAACGAGAATACTGGTCGTGCTGATTCATGGGTTCCGTCTGTCAGTGACGTGTTCGCAGAAGACTGGGAGATAGTTATCTAACCATAGGGGCTTCGTGCCCCTATAAGTAATACATCAAAAATAAAAAGAAATGAATTTAAAACAAGTATTATCAATCGAACAGATGAATCACTTGCAGGAGCTTGACCTGGATAAGAGCGATGCAAGTATGCACTGGCAGTTTTTGCCTACCGCCGATTCTATTATCAATGGAACAGATGAAATAGAGGAAGAGCCTTGCCTTTTTGTAAGTCAGCCGAATATGAAGCATGAATATCCAGCTTTCACCTTACAAGATATTCTCGACAGGCTTCCATGCTTCATTGATACGTATGTGTTGACCCTGCAAAAGCTTGCAGGCACATATACGTGTCTATATATGGAACCTTATTCACGCTCTATATTGATTTTAAAAGAAGACAAAGAGCTTATTGATGCAGCCTACGAGATGCTGTGTTGGTGTATTGAAAACGGATATATTGGAAAGGAGAAGTAATTATGGGATTTACGACACCGTGCTTTATAAGAAAGAATACTACAGAGCTTCAAGAAAAACTAAAAAATATTGGTTATCGCTCTCTTGATAATGACAATGATAAAAGAGATGGTCTTGTTGCTGATAGAAATGGTTTTATGTATTCTATTTTTGAGAAAAACGTTCTTGGTAGTACATATAACTGTGGAACCAACGAAGAACTTTTCTTGGCTATCGCTGCATTAAGAGATGATACAAGTGCTAACCAATATTGGATATTCGACCAAGATTTTCCACCCCATTATAAAAAAGGGGATTTTACGATAGGGTATTTTAATAGATGCTCATGCTACTGTCATGTAGCTACCGTAAACGAACTTATTGAACACTTTAAAGAAAAAAAATGAAAGCACATGTAATGAAACTTGAAAACAATTGTGTGATTGTTGACGAGGAATATTTTAATAGTTTGAAAGAAAAGTCCGAACTGAATGAGGTAAGGATAAAGGAACTTTCCGAAGAGATGTTTTTGAAATACATCAAAGAGAGTGGAATAAGGGTGTATTATGAAGTGAATGGTGTGCCGTATCTTTTCCATCATGATTTACTGAATGAGATAAATTATGACGAGAGGGGCTATCCAATATCCATATCGGAAAGGGTGAAATATACTATTGCAGACGATATAACCGAGTTCTTGAATAACAAGTTTAAAGGATTGAAAGACGAGGCTTTGAATTATGCAATGAGTGAGTTTAATAAGCAGCAATATGGTTTGAAGGCTACTGTAAAAATATGGAAATGGTTTGCTTTGATTGCTTCCATCATGGCTGCTGTTTTATTAATTGTAATATTTATAAAACCATGACCGAAGAACTTGTAACATTAGAAACGGCGGAAATGTTGAAAGAAAAAGGCTTTGATATTCCAGTAGAATCTATTTCTAAATTCTGCTGTAATCTTCTTCAAAAATTTGGTGTACGTGTTAACCATGATGACCCTATTTTCTTTTATGATGACCGCCCGCCCCAATCCCTCGCCCAGAAGTGGCTACGTGAAACCAGGAAGCTACACGTTGAAGTATCCTATATGCATGGGGATTATTGGATATACGATATACTAACAATACCGAACCATGATTTAGTGGGATTATCCGACAGGCCTTTAGTGCATTATAAAAGCTATGAGGAAGCACTGGAAGCCGGGATTTTTGAAGCATTAAAACTTGTATAACCATGAATAGAAACGAATACCGGGAACGTTGCAAACATTACAGCCCGTACAGTGGGCAGTGCTATAAGAAGTCTTTCATATCAGGAATAGCAAACAATGTACATGTGAACATGAGATGTGACGGGAAATGCCCCCGCATGAGGAATTATGATAAGAGAAACGGAGCATTAACAGATAAACAATAATGGATTATGGAAACTGAAAAACTGATAATTAACGCCATCCTCTTTACGGTCAATACTTTTTCAGTATGCTTCATCTGCATTATGGTAAGCAGATGGCACAGGCGCATGGAAGATAAGCTAAACGAGGTTAAGGAATACACTCGCCGCGTGTCAAGACGGGAAGATTTAGTTTATATGAATCAACTCTACTGGTTGAAGGATAGGCTGATTGAAGAAGAAAGGTATGAGGAAGCTGATAGAATCAACAAGTGCATTGAAGCCGAGTTTAATGATTATTTAAAAAACAACACCAATAAGGATTGATTATGAAGCGTGAAATAAAATTCAGGGCGAAAGCGATAAACAATGAGTTTTTTCAAGGAGAATGGGTGGATGGTTATTATACAAAAGTATTATGGAGTGGCAATCTCGTCGACGTAATTACTGACGGAGCGCATGAGATACCAATTCAGATAGAGACGTTGGGGCAGTTCACTGGGTTACACGACAAGAATAAAACGAGAATATATGAGGGCGATATTGTCCGTATGAGTTATGTTGCTGAAATTTATACCGATGATGACTGCTATGAAGAAGAAGGCAAATATGTTGGAGTTGCCACGATAACTGCGAACAAAGGTGTCTGTCTTAATCCTTGTATAAAAAATGAGCTTGACAAAATCAAGTATAAACCGTTGTCCGCTTATAGGAGTGAGGTGATAGGCAACATTTACGATAACCCGGACTTGATAAAGCAATAAATCTATGAGAGATTTTTACGAATTAATAAACCAATATCCATGGACGACTATTATTATTGCCGTTTTCTTCTATGAAATACTTGATTTAATAATGTCGCATTTGAAACGTAAATAGCTATGAATAAGTTAGAACACATCGCCACAATTGATTACTGTTACTGGCGGTTGGGAAAGTTAAGTGAAACTCTTTCTAAGCCTAAATCAGTTATGGAGCAGTTAATTGATAAAGCCTGCGGTTATAATGAAGTAGAAGAAGTGAAAAAGAAAGCTATACCCCTTTTGGAACAGATTGTTGAAAGCAAAAAGGCTATCGGTGCGGATTATTCAGGCGATAGTAAGTTCCTTGATAAATTGAAAAGTTACGCAAAAGAAATAAGCCATGAGCAAACTTTATAAACTCACCCTATTCGGGAAGCCAGTCCTAATCGGTTGGTTCTCCCATGCAGACAAATGGTATCACAAATTTGGAATAATCAATTAAATACAATGGAAGAGAATAACATATTAGACCAAGACCTCTACGCTGAATCCATCAGGGCTGCATTAGAGGTTGACTTTTTAAATAACAGGGAAGAAGTCAGGATGTACGCCACATCTCTATATAATGCGATGATGTGGGCGAAAAATCATACGGTTAAAGTAAAATAGAAAGAGGAGAACCAAGCGCACGACCACTCAATCCTCCCTCACACGATTATGATGCAAATATACTATTTACTTTTAAAATAATCGTGCTATGACAAAAGAATTTTCAGCAATATCGGAACTTAAATCCATCAGAGAGCAAAAACAAGACTTTCGGAACGGGAACAAGAACTTTCAGTACCTATATTATGTGATTTAAGATTAATACAAGACATTTATGTGTGGTTCAAGGAGATTCTCTCTGAAATGAACTGCGCACCTAATATCGAAAGCGTCACGCAAAGAAAGAAATTCCTATTTATTGTTTTATTCTTGTTTGCCCCAAGTGTATTGGCGGGCAGCCGGTTGCCAAGTGGTATCAGGGTGGAACTGGCAAAAGTATTTCCGGATGTATCGCCTTGTGTAATTTCAAACAATATAGCTGATGTTTCATTTATCTATCAGCAATACAAGGAATTTAGGCAGGATATTGACTATCTTTACACCGAAATCGTAAATCGGTTAAAATTCAAAGGGCTAATCAATCAACAAGCCGGAGTTTAGTGCTCCGGCTTAATTTCATCTAAACATGCTTTAATTGCATAAAATAGTTTGGATGTGAATTGATAATCAACAGAAAGACTATTTCCTTCATAATAATACCTCCATTTTGTAAAATGGTCTTTGTTTGCTGATAACGATTCATAAAAAAATAATCTGTCATATTCAGTACATTGTCTTATTATATCCTGCTTTTGTGTGCTCAATTCATTAAATAAATCGTTTAAATAATGCCCATGAGCAACTTTATTCTCTGATGCAAGTAGGGCTTTTAATCCTATTTCACAGGCGAAAGATTGCAGAATAACACATCCAATATAAAAGCTCGCAATTGATGAGCCTGTAACTCCTCTTTCATGCCTTTCTATAATATCACAATATACATAAAAAGCATCTTGGACATTTTTAAATGATATGGTTGTTTGTAGTTCTTTCATTTCGTACCATTTTTTTCTTTCGTTCTAACTCTCCCTTCCTAATAATACAGATAGCATTCTCGTAAGGTGATTCCGTCTTTTGCCAGTAGTTCAGAAGTGACTGCCGAGCTATTCCTAATTCTCGGCTTGTATAGTTGTCATACATAGCCGATGGCGAACCGAAATACCTATGCAATCCGGTAGCCTTAATTTCTAAGTGTATTACTCCTTTTGCTTCCATGATACAAAAATACTTATTTATTAGTATATATCATAAATAATGCTCTATTTTATGATTTATTAGCGCACGAATAGTATTTTATATTATAAATTATACTATCTTTGCGTCGTCAGAAATGAAGTCATAACAATTAAAACATATAAGATATGAAAGCAACAGACCTTTTCAATTATAAAAAAGAAGATTTTGAGACTGTTGAATCATTCTCAAAGAGGGTATATGAGACAGCAAAGAGATATAGAAGTTCTTTACACTTTACACCGCAAGAAAGCTATCATGTGTTGACTATACTCGCCAAGTATTACAATGAAAGTGTATCTGATATTCTTTCTGCGATAAGAGATATTGAATTTAGATGTGCTTCAAAGAAATATAGAATACAGTGGGTTAAGTGTTTAGCTGACCATTACTTAGTGATAGATAAAAGATAAGTTTAACCAGCAGAGCGCAAGCTCTGCGCAATATGGAAGATTATGTTTTGCCCTATTTTAGAACATCAAATTCAGCAACACAAGAAAGACATTGAGAGAGCAAGAATACTTGGACGTAGTGGTTTTTGTTACTTTGAAGTAAAAGATAAATCTGGAAAAGATTTTATATCTAATATAATGAAAATGGACTGCGGTGAGTATCATCGTAAGAAAAGAGCATTAAGTAGCAGCAAAGTATATAAGACTGTTAACGGATATTGGGGCACATCATATAATGATGTTAAAGAGCAATATGACACAGATGTAGAGTTGGACTGCCCTATAATAACTAATATTGATTGTTTTTAAGTTTAATCCGGTAGCCTTCGAGCTACCACAATATACACGATTATGAACGAAGAGTTTCTAAAATCAGCATACCAATCTCTCAAACGTCAATTTGATGACATTAGCAAAGATAGTTGGATATGGGCTGATTTCTTTGAAGATGAAAAAGTGGGATTTGATTACTTCAAAAAACAAATTGAACAGGACGAAGATTTCGCCTCCCTGCAAGACGAGATATATTACTTGGGCGAGGATTTAGATGAGCTGGCGTATGATATAGCTTATGAAATTGCTTCAAAGTTGAGAGAAAATGATTTTTTTCATCAATGCGGACAATGTATGTTAGAGAACTTATAGAATTGAATGATTATGGATAGAGGTAAAGAAATAGAATTGGCAGCTAATTCTATCATAGATGATTTGAATGGCTTAGAGGGATTTGATAGAACCGACATGATAAACATGTTTGGTTCTGGTGTTACTTGGGCAGAAAAACACCATACAACAGATAATAACGGGTGTAAATTCTGTAAAGGTGAATTGATAAAAGAATGGGGGTGCTTAGGTCGTTCAAGAAAAGGACGTTTAAAATATGGATATAAAGAAAGAGTTAAACCGGTAGATTTTGGTGAAACCTGCGATTTAACAATCTATGGTAGAACGCTTCATGTTGATTATGACGCATATTCGTGTGATTCTTCTTTTAATGATGAAATAGCAATTAACTTTTGCCCGATGTGTGGCAGAAAACTGAATGAAGTAGAAAATATTAGCTTGTAAACTCAATAAACGAAAGAGGTTGCAGCGTATCAAAAACACAACGATATAACCCTTGCCAAAACAGCAAGCGGTATTACCCAATGGAGAACCCGTTCAAAGCGTTCTAAACGTTCCATTGGATAACCCGGAAAAGGCGGCAATAGTCCATGTAAAGGACATTGTCCGCCAATTCAAGTAGTTCGTCTATGTAATCCCTTTTTCGCATCACGTTCAAGTTTTCTACGTTGTTTACGATTTATGCCGTTTGCCGCGGCGAGACTATTCAGCGTTTCCTTCTGTTCGGGAGAAAGCATGCTATATACTTCTTCCCGTGATTTGCCTGATAAGATGGCTTGTACTATTTCCCACATAAGCTACGTCTGCAATGTTCACACAAAAATTTCTTTGCTACCGGAAACATCTTCTGCCCCACATACCCACTAAGATACTGCGCCTCTTCCCCGTACGGGTCGATGCCAAATGCACGTGAGATATGCCGGCATAGATGCCCCTTTTCATGGTCGAAAGAGTTCTGAAACTCTTCCGGCGAAGAAGTAAGAGCAATAACCATTACGGTCTCTCTGTTCCGGATATTGGAATAGGTGATGCCTGTGTTCAGATTACATGCGCGCATGTTCTTATAGGCATTCACCAAATCCAATCCCCTGCATCCTACCCGTTGAAGGTCGGCGATGATGCGGTCGGTATAATAGCAGTCCACTGCGTAATATACCCTCACTTCCCAATCATAGTCCGGTATGTAAAACTCCTGCACTATCATAGATTACATCATCTCTTCCCACATGATAGGATTGCCTGAACCTATACAGTCGGCGTAGAACCGAGTGAAAGGCATTCCATTATAAGCGTCCACGTCATCTATGTAATCCTTGATAAACAAGGCAAGATGAGCTTCGTCCACTATTGAACTCTTGTAGTAATCCGACTTCGCCATGTTGGCCACGTAAACGCAATCATACCCTGCGTCCTTTTCCAGTTTTACGCCATATTTCTTTAGCAGTTCTTCCACCTGCTCTTTACTGATTGGCTCCAGTTTTTCCTCTTTACCCGTAGCTTTATTTTCCACTTTCATGCGGGAAACAGCCCATAAGCACATTTTTTTGCTGAAATGCCAACCATACTGGCTAAGATAATCAGCCATTGCCGGCGGTATCCTGTCGTATGTATCTAATCTTTGTTTCATATTTTTCTGATTTTAAGTGATTGGCAAAAGAGGGGATTACTCCCCTCTCCATTACATGAACTCCCCGTTGGCACGTCTGCGTCTACGTTCGCTCATATCTTCGCCATAAGGCTGTGCGCTGCGGCGTTCGCTGTAAATCGGATATTCCGGGAAGTAACCCGGCATACGGCGTTCGCTCATGTCCGAACCACCGCTATAACTTCCGCCGCGTGAGCCACCGCTATTACGATAACTTATTTCGCCGCCCTGCATCTCACGCATGGCTTTCTCGTAACCATGACGGAAACCCTCTTTGTAGGCTTCTTCCATAGGATTACCGCTTTTCATACCGAAGTCACGGTCATATTCACCGCGTCCTTCTTCCAATATTTCCCACATTCCCATATTATTTTTTTGTTTTAGATGTTTCAGCCACTCCGAGCTGCTCCATAAGTCGTTTATTCAAATCCATAAGGTCTGCCATGTTCTTGTTCATTTCTGCCATTTGCCCTTTCAGAGAGGATATTTCCTGCTCCTGACGCTGTTTCTCTGCAAATTCAGGGTTTAAGAGCGTCAGCATCTTGTCACATCCCGCAATGACAGAGTTATGAAAGTCCATACTGTTGATGATGTCTATGCTTTTCTGCTTCATAGAAGCGACTTCGTTATTCATCGCATCACGAGAGCATGATACCACAATATTGCCGTTCTGCCCGAAATCGGCTATATCCATGCCGGCAGGAAGGTTTTGAAATGTGGTGTTTTGTCCGTTGATGCAGACCACAATATCCACAACCATTTCCATTTGAGGCATTTGCCCCATAGGAGTAGCCATAGGGTATTTCGGTTTGGGAGCTGAAACGCTGACTACCGGGCCGTATTCGATATACGGATTGGCATCCTTATGAAGTATATATAACTGGTTATTGGTACGAAGTGATTGAAACATAATGATTTGGTTTTAATAGACCCCGGACGACAAAATATGTCCCGGGGTCAGGTTAACTACTTGCTCTTTTGAGCGGTTGCTTCTGCTGTCGCCGCTGACGTGGTTGTCGGACGATACCCACCGTTGACAAGAAACAGCTCATTGGTGTACTTGTTATAGTGGATTTCGTAGATACCCGTTCCGGCAAGGTTGCCGACAGTCACCGGCTCATTGTTGTAAGCCAGCAACGGTCTTGTATCCCCGTTAGTCCCTATCAGTATCGGGAGTGTAGCAGTCGTGCCGGCAGGTATTGCCTGACGGAGACTTACATAGAAACCACCGACATAGTTCCTGTTACGGAACGCATGATTAGGAAGTTCCAAAATGACGTTCTCCGTACCGACCGTTACAGCCACCGTAGGAAGAGTATTGTAGTTCACTCTGCCAAGTGACGGGAACTGGAAAGGAAATCCTGTAAAAAAGTTAGGCCACATAATTACCCCCTTTCTTACCGGAATTAACCCCAGTAGTTGTTGCAACCACATCCATAACCGCTACGACCGTATGCAGCATCACCGGCATAAGCGCCAAAGGCGGCAGCGCGGTAAGTGTCAAGGTTTACGCCGACAATGTTCGGATATTGTACCGGAACTGTGTTAGGCAACTTACATTTGATGCCGTCAACGTCGCTTTGCAATGCCTGCAAGCCTGCCGCCAAAGGAGCAATCTGTTGTCCTACCGCATTCAGGATAGTGGCGTTTTGGTTACGTTGAGAGATTTCAGCGGTCAAAGTGGCTTTTTCCGCAGTCAGAGAAGCAATCTTGTCTTGCAGTGCCTGGTTCTGCATGGCATCCAACTTGGCGATGATAGCCTGAGTATTGGCGGTTGCACCGTCACGCAATGACAAAGTGTTCTGGTTAGCCGTGTTAACCAAAGTATTGGTTTGGTTACACATGGCAAGCTGGTTCTCATAGCCCATTGTGGTAATGGCGTTCTGCGTCTTGCAGCAGCAATCTGCCAATTGTGTGAGAACAGCCTGATTGCCGGACTGGAATGCGTTGATGATTTGCTGGGTAGACATGCCCACCTGATTGCCCACATTGGCGATAAGTCCTTGAATGTTACACAAGGCGCTTTGCAACTGCTGGGTAGAGCAGTTCAAAGAAGAGGCAATCTGATTGATGGCGTTACCGTTACCCTGAATGGCTGACATCAGGTATTCACGACCCACATCACCGTTAAGCTCGGCAGGCAGACCGCCGCCATTGCCAAAGCGGTTACCGAAGCCGTTACCGCCCCAACAGAACCATAGCAGGATAATCCAGATGAACCACCACGAGCCGCCCCATTGGTCTTGGCTGCCACGTCCCTGGTTAAGTAAAGCGAGAAGTCCGGGGTCTACACCCTTGCTTCCCATCAAGTTGGGCAACATAGCCATGATGTCGAATTTGCTTCCGCCACCATTTCCGTTGTTCCCGTCTTGATTGAAGACATACGTTCTTTCCATAGAGATTTATATTTTGTATTACGGTCAAAATCAACCGCATCACAAAAGTATAAATACGTAATCTGCCATGAAATCAGTTGTTTCCCAACGATTTCTTTATATTTTCCCAATATATTCTCAACATTTTCCCACCTTCCATACGCTCCTGGAAATTGGAAATCATGTAGTTTATCGCACGCTTGGTCTTATGGATTTGTAAGGCTATTTGAGACGGATACATGCCCCTTTCAACCAACAGCCGGACAAGCAGATAGCGGGCGTCTACGGTCTCCGTATCCTTATCCGAGGATAGTATTCGATTGACTGGAATTTCCGTCTCCTGCGAGACGAGATTGATTGTTTCGGCAAAGATTTCTGACTTACACATAGTTTTTCTAAATTTTATATTTATCTTTGCCCTGCCACATAGAACATGAGATTCAATGAACAAAGCATAAGACAATGCGTTGAAGATATTAAAGCCTCCAACGTGCATTGTCTTATGCTTATCATGTTTTTATGTGGCAATATTAACGTGAAACGTTGGGGGCTTTCTTTTTACTCTAAGCCCCCGAAAGAGCGCCAGCGATAAGCCGACTTCTACATCGTTAATTTCTTTCTTATCTTTATGGCGAGCCAAGCTATCACGAACAAAATACAGGTTAGATTTATCGAAAGACTGGCGCCGCCGTAATTGATTTTAAACTTTTCCCACCATGACAACTCTTTTTCTACGGGATAAGGCTTTGGCACTTCAATCCTTCTTATCCTTTCGATGAAGTACGGTATCTTGACTGTTACCGTTGCATGAGGGTAGATGCCCAATGAATGGTTCAATGTACCGTTACTCCATGAAGCATAGCTATAAGCATACGGATTACGAAGGAATGATGTTGTATCGACTACAGACACGCTGTCCTTGTACGGTATCAGCTTCTCTTGAAATGTAGTGTCATGGTAGATTATGCTGTCAAAAACCTTTGTCTCAACCGGCATATAAACAGTCCTCGTTCTACAAGAACACACCGCCAGAGCAAGCAATATTACATACAATAGTCTTTTCATATCTTTTCCCAATTATCCTTTAACCAAGTAATTTCATCTTCGGTAAAGCTACGGTCGGCGATGATGATTTTGCCATGGCAGCCGATATATGGGTCTTGTGCTTTATCATTAACATTTCTTTGAGCAGCTCCAATAATCAGAACATCAGTATCATCTAATGAACCCGATTTAATTTCGGCACCATTATATGAGTTCTTTGTTTGATATACAATGTTATTATCTGCAAATATTATATTATTATCTCCACCAAAACTAAAAGTCTTATTGGCTCTAAATTCAAACTCAAATGCCCCTAAATTATCTCCGCTTCCGTTTCTTTTTCCTATAAAACAAGATATGTCACGAATATCAAACCAAGTTCTATCAGCAATAATAGTATAATCCGTTAATATAGGGAATTCATAAGCGACCGCACACATACCACCGTCGTAGCAGAGCTGGTCGGGGTAGTCGGGGATTTGGGTAATGGTAAAAACACTTGTGCCTGGAGTTAATCTATAACCAATTTGATAATCATTACTAACCTTAATAGATGTAGGTAATTCATTTTCACCCTCTACAATATTAATCTCCTTTCTACCATTTTCAGTTGCATATTGATACTTAAGAACATTATCTCCTAATCCTATTACTTTTATCTTATATGAAGGGATTTCGACTGAATTGGCATATTGAATAAATAGATAATCAGATGTATTAGGAGTAACTTTAACAACATCAGGTTTTACCTCTGTTTGAACTGAACTTTTTCTCCATGATGTAAAATCAACCTTATAAAGCCCCATACCACTATTCAGCTTACCCTTACCACCATACAAATAGGCGTGGTTGCCGTTGCCGCTAAGGTCTTTTAGGATTGATGTAGGGAGTTGGGTTATAGTGATGTTACAATCATCAGTTATATAAGTTCCAAATCCAACATACAAGTTTCTATTTTTTACAATATAAATGCCATCAGTTGTATAAGTATGTAATCTAACCCATTTATTATCTACATATTGATTAATCGTTAAAGGATTATCTTCACTAATTCCTGTAACATAGATTTTAATATCATCATACGGTGATTTATTATCTTCAATAATATTTTGTGTATTACTGAATGATTTTGTGATGATAATTTTATTTGTAGTAACAGTTGCGCTTCCTCTACTACTAAGATAATTCCACGTTGTAAAGTTCTCCACATAGGCCTCTATCACATCATAGTTAGTCATACCCTGCGAAGCAGGGTCATAGATAGCCTTGATGTGCTCTTTCATACCAGCAGGCCATGAAAGACCGCCACCACCCGAAGCGGACGGAAAACCGACAGACGGTATCCCAATAGTAGGAATACTGATTGTCGGGATGCTGATGTTGGGGATAGTGATTGGGTCCATAGGCTATCCCTCTTTAATCATTTTGGCTTCCAATACTTCGGTAGCACTTCTGATTGTAATGTTTATACCATTTGCTATCCCTACGATGCGAAAAATTACATTAGGAGCACCGCTATTCTGGGATGCATTGGGGTAAAGAGGAACAGGCTCCAAATCATCGATTCCCGCAAATGCGGTAACTAAGCCGCCCTTATTCTTTATCTGTATGGTAACGGGATTGCCGTCGCTGGCAAATGTTGCGTAATACGCGTTCTCGCTTTCGTTCTTTTCAAATGATAAAATTTCTGCTGCCATGATGTTTACTTTTTAGAGTTTCAATACTTGGTTCCTGTTGCCTTCCCTTCGGTGGCTGACGTGTACCCATGAGAAGTTTTTCTCATCAATGACCTGGTCGAAGGGAAGCTTCAATTCTTGTATAAGATTGAACAGCCTTTTGTTCTCTTTCGGGGTATTCGGAGTACCGACAATATCAGCAGCACATCCATTCATGTGGTCGCTTGTTTTAGAGCCGCCTACCGCCTTATTCAAAGCAGGACAACGGTATCCGCTTGTTACTGTGATAGGCTTGCCGTAAGCCTCTCTTAACGGGTCGAGAACATTGTCAACCAACGCTTGTGCATTGGGGAGCAACTCTTTCGGCAGTCTGTTATCTATAGCTTTCTTATCAGCCGTTTCGCTTTTAATCAGTTCTGCAATTGTAAAGTATCTCATATTATTTCTCCTTTCTAAAGTATTTGTCATAAACCACACGAGCCACCCAACCGACAACCGCACCAACACCGAATGACACAACAGTAGTCAAGTTTACCCAAAACGGAGTGTAGTGCATGTAAAGCATAACTCCCACTATGATAGCGATAACAATCGCTGCGATAATCAATTTCTTTTTCATTTTGTTACTCCTTATCTTTAGTTATTATTTCACTCATATCTTCTTTCTCAACATCGAGTACTTTTTTACCGAATAGTCCTAATGCTTTTAGTAAGTTGAAATTATATCCTTTGGGCTTTAGAATGTTACTTATAATAGAGCAGAACTCTATAAAGCAGACAAACAGGCATGAATACACATCAATATTCCACTTGCTTCCGGAAGCGATGTTTATCATCACCACCATACATACAAAAGCGAAGTAAGTCACCATCTTACCCATAGTCCTGCGGATAGCACTGGAAAAGCGCACTTCCTCGCCCATCAACAGGCTTTTCCTCACTCCAAATGCCAAGTCACACACTACGACTGAAAATGTCACTATCAGCCACGGTATCATGTGTTCCAATGACTGCATAATAAAGCTACTCGCTATTACCGAAAATCCCCCAGGTATGCTTTGTGTAATAATGTTGCCTTTCATCTTTCCATTGTTTGTATTACAATTATTCTTATCTTTGTGATGCGTTTTATAAATGTTCAATAAACGATAACCCGACAATAAGCATTATCTGGTAATGATAAACGTTTAGATTGATTCCTTGCATTGTTGTGATAACATAGATAAGGTTTTTTCACGTTGTTTGTTTATAGGGCAGATTTTACAATGTTTCTACTCATACATATATATGCTTATTGTTGATTGAAAGTCTGCCAGTCCCCGCCTTATTCGTGAGAATAGGACGGGTTTTATATCTTGCCGTAATAGTGGAACCACGCTCCCCACTTCCGCTCTTTCAGATAGTTCGGATTGTCTTGGTTGAGTTTGGCTTCCATCTCAAACGCACTTGCACGGTAAGCGTTATTGTTTACCTTGCCGCCATCTATCTTATCATCCGTAAACAAGTGGTACACGAAGCTCACAAACCATTCTGCCAAATACAGAATGTAATAGAATAGCGGGATAAGGAGCAACCACCATGCGCTGACATAGAATGATAATAATGCGGACGGAATAGCCGCTATCTCCATGCACTCGAAGAACTGTTTCTGATGTGTACGCTCATGGCGTTCTGTTTCGGCGGTTATCTCTTTCAGAATGGATAAGATAAAGCCGAAGAACATTATCGTTGTGTAGTTACCAAACAAAATCATTTTGGCGAGCCAGTTGTCTAAGTAGATTGTTTTCATATCAAATAGCATTAAATATTAATAGCACTGTGAAATACTTTGTCCAGTTTATACAATTAAATCCATTTTCAACTGTTACATCTTCAAATACAATTTGGGGATTACCAGCCCCATTGTCAACATGAGCCGATAAACATCTAACGTTTATATCACCGTCATTATAAACATTATAGTCCATTACTTCTGCATTTAAACTATACCATTCTATGTGGCGTGCAGGAATGATAGTCGGAGAGCCTTCTCTTTCAAGAGTTATTCCATCATTATCACTAAAGTTGGCAATCAAAATCCTACTTGCATAGGCTTGATTTTCATAATCAGATGCAATGGTAATCTCCTTTAGTAAATTTGCTACTCCACCACCCAAGATTTCAGTACTACCCACAAACAGCCCAGCCCCAGCCGAACCAACTCTAAGATTACTATTTTCGTTACTCATAATTGTTGTTTTAATCGGTTACACAATATGCTGTATTGGCATCCTTATTAGTAATGGCTGCATACTCCTCTGTTGACTTCTTAGTAACAGTCTTGAGATTATCGGAACTAACGATATTTACTATTATAAACTTTGCATCATCAGTATTCTCAGTGATTCTTATTGAATACCTTTTTGTATGTAAATTTCCATCACCAAATCCTGTTAATATAAAATGTAATTCATGTTCAGTGTTTCCCGTATTTTTCCAAACATTTAAGCAACCTAATTCTCTGCAATCATTGCCATTATGAATAAAATATCTTGTATGATTTTCTACTATATCCTGAACCACACTTCTAAAATTAGCAAGATTACCAAAATACCTCATAACTCTCTCTTCTGCATCTATACCCGTTAAATTTGTACCATTGGCAACTAAATCATTGGAAATAGTTCCACTATCCGCATTAATTATTTTTCCATAGATAGCAGTATCAACATACTTCTTTGTTGAAGGCTGATAATCCTTAGTCGGAGTATAAGCAGAAGTATTGGTCTTGGTAAGAACATCGGAAGAACCTACAAGCTCCTTAGCAGCAGAAACATCGATGTTATTGTTGATTTCTTCGTTGAGGATAACTTCACCGCTTCCGGTTTCTTCAAGATAAGGAACCCATGTAAGCAAAGGAGGACGGTCAAAATAACCTACGAAATTCTTAATATCAGCTTCACCGCTAACCTCAATTTGCAGAGCAGTGTAATCCTTGTTGTTATAAATAACAGTTGCGGGTGCCACACGGATGCCGGAGGAGCCTTTGGCATATATGAAATCAATTTCATTATTTTCGTCACTTTTTCTGAAAGAAGCGAACATTGAAACCAAAGGTATAGTTCCTGTTTGAGTAATGCCGTTCAAAGGAATAGTACAAAGGCTACCCATCATAATGCCTCTGTAAACAGTTGCGTTATATTCATCTTTCTCGGCTTCCCATAAAAGGAGTACTCCTGTCTTGTCAGCAACATTGAGGCCTAAATTGTACACTTTATACCAACCGGAATTATCTACATACTTTTTAGTAGCTGGATGATAATGTTGTGTAGGAGTATAAGCGGTAGTATTATTTTTCTGCAATACATTAGCCGCATCAACAAAAGTATATTTAGCAACCAATGCTTTAGCTGTTCCATTTGTAACAGTTACTTGTAAATAGAAAGATACATTTAATGAAAGACTTTGAATAACAACTTGACTATTATCTTCATCTGTGTAGGAAGCTCCAACTACCAAACTAATCGAGTATAAAGGTCCGTCACCTATTTTAATAAGACTTTCAGTTTTAATTTTACTGATTGTATTATTAAAATTAGTTTTTCCTCCAAAAGCTGTAAATATTTCATCAGATGTTGAATCTTGTTTGAGTTCAAGAATATCTTCAGGAAAAATTATAACGCCAGCTCCTCCGATAAAATCTTTAGCCTGATTAAGACTCATTTTTTTTGTTGAGCCTGATTGAACAACAGGTATTTCTTCATTACCTGTTACAGAAGTTACTTCTGTAAGTTCACTTATCTTTATTTGTTCATTCGCCATATTATTCTTCTACTGTTAAAAGTTTACCGTCTTCCGTAGTTAAATAATTTCCATCTTCGGTCATTAACTTATCTATTGGAATAAGAGTTAAAACAATTTGAATATACTTATTATTTTTATTATCTATCACAAAAGTTCCTGTAAATACTTCAAATTTAGGAGAATTTATTGTAACGTTTATTGTTGAATAACTTGGTAAGTTTAATTTCAATACTCCTGACTCAGGCTTTTCTCCTTCAAAAGAATATTGAGGATGATATTCAGTTTCTTCTGAAGTTATTTCATAAGTATAAGTACTTGGTTCGGTTGCAGTCATAAAGTTCAAACCATCCTTCGTGACTAAATTTAAACCGTCCTTAGTTATGAATGCTCCTCCATCGATTTTAATATTAAAATAAACATTCGGTAAATAGGGAGTCACTTCAATTAAACTATATTCGCCTGCTTGATTAAAAGTATGATTATAGCTGTTTGCAGGGAAATAATTCGTTTCTTCTGTTGTTATAGTATATTCCTTACCTATAAACACTTTTAGGTTTTCATACTTTTCTAACGCACCTAAATCAATCTCTCCGAAGAATACATTTCCAATTGAAATCAAAAAAGGAGTACTGGTTTTACCAGGACCATTATATATTCTACTAAATGAAACTGTATCAGTTGCTTCTAATGTAAGATTAATTCTTGAGGAAGTAGTTCTAATTGTAACATTTTCTGTTTTTGAAATTCCATATTTCGAATACGTTACTTCATAATCAGAACCAATTACTCCTACAGTTTTAAAATTTCCAAGATTATCCGTTTCTCCTTGAACAATTTCTCCTGAAAATAAATCTTTAATAGAAATACTTGCACCTTCTGATACAACTCCACCATTAGTCGAATCATCTACCTCCTTTATATTATAAGTAATGTCCCTTGGTTTAAGGGACATTAATACAGTTTGTTCAACATCTTCTTTTTCTACAGTTATCTCTCCCGAAGAATTCTCATACTCAGGATAAGTTACCGTATAATTATATTCTCCTTCTTCAACGTCATCAAATAAAGCTACACCAGCAGAATTACTTGAAACTGTACCAATAATAATTCCAGTTCCTTTATCACTCAAAGTAACTATAGCACCAGTGAGTAAAACAGAAGTTCTTTCATCTTTAATAGTAAAACTAACTTTCCTTGCTTTTGGTGTTGCAAAAATAACTTGTTCAAAATCTTCATCTAAAATAGTTATTGAACCTACTGTTGTTCTATAATTAACTTGTGTAATTGTATAAGGATATGTTCCATTTGGAAGACTTAAACTTATCTGTCCATTTATATCTGTAAGATAAGATTGATTATTAATTGTTACTGTTGCATTGTTAACAAAACTTCCTGTTAAAGAATCTTTAACAATTAACTTCACATTCCAAAAAGCAGTTGATAAATAAATAACTCTACTTACATCTTTATTATCTATCACAATAGAACCTGTAACAGGAGAATAACCTGAATAAGTGATTGTATAAGGATATGTTCCATTCGGAATAGAGAGGATAACAATACCTTGCTCGTTTGTCGAATAATTCTGACCATCTATATTAACAATAGCATTTTTAATAGGATTGTTTGTCGATCCATCTAAAACAGTAAATGTTGCTTTATAAGGAGTTGGACTTAAATCAATCAGAATGTTATTCTTATCCTGAACCTTAATTTCAACTGTTTCATTATAATCTAAATAACCTTCTTTTCGAACAATCATATTATAATCACCTTCGATTAAATTTAATCGAAGTTGTCCTTCTTCATTTGTATCTTTAATCAAATCTTGAACAAGAACTTTCGCAGTTGGAACGAAAATATTGTTTTTAGAATCGATAACACTAATATTGACAATTTGTGGTTCTGGGAATATATATTCTACAACATTAACATCTTCTATTCCTATAGTTGCAGCATTTGAAATAGAATTATATCCATCTTTTGTAATTGTATAAGCATAAGAACCTGGTTCAAGTTGAATACTTGTATTACCTTGATCATTTGTAGTTAAAGTTTGACCATTTATACTAATAGTCGCACCTTCAATAGGGGTCGCACCTTGTAAGACTGTAAAATTCAACGTATGTTGAACAGCACTAAAATCGTTGATGTTTATATATATAGGTGCATTTAAAACAATGAAAGAACCTTCCTTTGTATTCCAATTAGGTTTTGTCAAAATATAATTATATTCTCCATTCTCTAATTTTACAGAAGCTTGTCCATTTTCATCTGTAACAAGAATTTTGTTTCCTATGCTAATAACAGCACCTTCAACAATTGAATTTCTTGTTGTTGTAACAGTAAAATAAACGTATTGAGTTCTTGTTAGAATTTGACTTTGATTGCCCTTATAAATATCTTCATCTGCAGCAGGATAAAAAAGATTAGAAAGAGTTTGATCAGAATCGTAAAGCACATTACCGTTCAAATCTCTCATAATAAAACCTCTTATTCTTGGCAATTGATTCAAAGGAACTTCTTCGTCAAAAGAAGGATAAAAATATTCATCAGGAACATATTTAACACCTGCTGACGTTTTTACTACCTGCAACAAATCATCCCACTGAATAACCTTTCCTGGTGTCCAAAAACGGAAATCTAAATATTTAGTCAAAGCAACTTGAATGTTCTTTCTCACAGTTGAAATATCATATTCAGCAGAAAGTTCAACTCTAAAATCCATTCCAACGTCACCACCTACATATTTCCATTCTGCATTCTTCAAAACAATACCTAAAGAATTGCCTTGAATATCCATATCTGAAAGAGCTACATAAGATGTGGCTTTTTGGAGTAAAACATCTAATTCTTCGTCTGTAAAGAAAGATCCATTCTGAGTTATAAGATATATATAGATCTTAGCATTTTCTCCAAGACCAACATTCATAACTCTCAAAACTCGAGAATCTAAATCTTGAAAAATTTGCGTCCAATATTCAAGAGTTGTTTGACTTAATTTATTATTGTTATTAATGATTCTTGCTCTGAATGTGTCATCGTCTTCTTCATCTCTACCACCTACAGCTTGATATTCGTTTGTACAATCTATATGAGTCAAAGGTCGAGGAATAACCTGTGTAATACTATTAGCATCTACATTAGTAATTGAACCTGTAACTGTACTACGAACACTTACATAACCATAACCTGAATTATCAACTGTTAGAGGAATATCTACTTCAAATCTAATACCGTTCTTATTAACAAAAACAGTATCAAGACCATAAGTTGTTCCTGGTTCAGCATAAACTCTTACGTATGTAGAACTTCCAAGTGCTCCTTTTCTTGGACTTACTCCAAATAATACTGCTGCACGATCCAAGTATTCTCCTGTAGCATTTTCAGGAAAAATCTGTGCTTCAACTATAGCAATATCTTTAATTGCTTTTTGAGCAACTTTTGCAACACCAAAAGCTGTTGCATTAACAATAGACCCATCTGAGACATTCGTTGCCTTATTTGTCTTATTCTGAAAAATCTCAATCCATAAATTCTTCAGAGTGGATATTGTATTATTAACCTTTGTAATCATACAGTAATATTCGTTAAATATTCTTGATTTGTTACAGCCTTAGCTTTTACCGAAAGAAATACAGAATCGTCTTTAATCTCGACTTTCAATAATTCTGCTGACTCCCAACGACTATCTCTTTGAAACATATTCATTATACTTTTAAATATAGAAGGATATTGAATAGCATTCACAGTTGTTCCAATAAAATCATTCGAAATTCCATAATCAGGAAATTCAGGAATAGAACCTGTCAAAGATGAAGAAATGATTTGTAATGCTTGAACCATTGCATCATGTCCTACTACTGTCTGTAAATCTCCTTCTAAATCAAATACAAACTTTGGACTTATATCTTTACCTAATATCTTATCACCAACCAACCTGTCTACTACAGTACTTACTTCATTAGAACCAACGTTTCTCATATTTATAGAAAAGTTCTTTTTTGTTCCGTCTAACTCAGTATAATCTTCTTCTTCAATATATTGAGGTGTAACGATATCTAACCAATCATTTTCAGGATCTTCATCTCCTTTTTCTAAAGAAACATTTTCAAAATCTTCTCCTGTTTTCAACTTTCTATCTATCTGTATAGAATCAGTTCTTCCTATAGAAGAGCTTCTTAACCAACGATCAGAGTTTTTTATAGTAAGAAGTTTTGTTTGAATCTCTGTAAAATCATCCAATATATCCCACATAGAAATATCGTCTAAAGTATTGCTATGCAGTGAAAATAATGGTTCTATTATATCAACAGTGGAGAGTAATTTGTCAAGAGTTTGAAATGCAACTGCATTCATCTCACCTCCTTGATAGAAAGAAACAATTGCTGGATAATAGGAATTGTTAAAATCTATAAAAGATTGAAAGAATGACTTTATGTCGTATCCTGTAATTGTATTAAATTTTTCGAATTTATCCATTTTTACAAATTACTTGCGATATCTGTTGCCAAACTATTAACACTCTTTTGAATTGCATCTGAAGAACAAGATTTTGTAAGAGTCGTCTTTAACTTCGTACTTCCTACGACAGCTTCAAGTGGAGCTATTATAGTTAAATTTAAATTGTACTCCCAAATCATATTCTTTTGTAATGATTGATTAAAACTTACTCCTCCAGGTGGAACAGTAACAAGATAACTCTCACCCAACGCCATATTATAGAAGTATAATCTGAAAGGTTTCCCGTTCTCATCAAGACCATTACTCTTATCTATTATACTCTGCAATATCTTTATGCATCCATATCCTGTTTTAACCCCTACATCAAAAGAAACTCCTTTTAGTGAAGAAGTATTCTTTCCTTGAATTTGAAATAACTTTCTCTTTCCTGCTGAAATTGAAAAAGCAATTCCTTGCAATGCAGGTGCATTCCCATTCAACAAAATCTTAAACATTCTTCCAAAATTACCTTGAATAGAAATCGTTTGAGCTACAGCAGTAGGTGATGTTAAAACAACCAAACCTCCCAATGTATTCTTAACAGAATTTCTTTTAGGCTCATTCTTATTAATATTGTCAGGCATTACAGGAAACGTAAAAAAATCTATAGTATTCCCACTTGAATTGACCAATTCAAGAGAACACATATAATATTCAAAATCATCAGGATATTGAGTCGCAAGTAACGACCTCCCAAGATTTTGAATCATATTCAACGCTTTTGATGTGGCAGTATTTGCTATCCCTGAAGCCATTCTATTAAATTTTGTTGTTAAAAATACAAAGAATATGAATATCAAACAAATTTTTAATCCGAAAAAGTTGTTTGACTCTTAATATCACTAAAATCAATTTGAACGATAGATGAAACAGAAGTTGCGCCTGCTGCAAAACCTGAAGCACCTCCATCTTGAGGTTTAACACTTGCTGCAGCTTGCGACCAAGCCATCTTTAACGTATTTATTTGATTTTGTAATTCATTGATTTTTTCAATTAAAGTTTCAGCTAAAGTCAAAGGTTCTTTCGCATCGTTAACTTCAAATCTATTTCCTGTTAACAATTTAATCAGATTTTGACTTAATGTGATTTTTTCTTCTCCGTTTTTATAACTTACATCAATATTATCACTATTAATAATAATCTGCTCTTCGTTTTCCTTAAAAGAAATAATAATTTGATCATCATTGATATCTATAAACTCAGTATCATCATGTAGACTTAATCTGAATTTATCTTTATCAAAAGTTATTGTAGATGTTTTATCTTCTTCGAGCCATTTTAAAATCAAAGAAGATAAATTCATAGTTATTGACCTTTCTTCCTTCCCAGGCTCCTCTGCTTCTGATTCTACATTAACTATTTTTGAAACAATTGTATCATAACTTGTTGCATTGATTTCCTTATCTGCAATAACATTTACCTTTCCTGAAGACTGCAGTTTTATTTCAGATTCTTCATTGCCAACTGAAATAATATTGATATCTGTCTTCTCTTCTGAATTTACAGTTATATCTATTGAGCTTTCGTCTGCATTCATTTCTACACAAACAGAAGTCTTATCATTTAACTTCAAAAATCTGTGCATATTAGAACTCCACGCAGGAGATTCGTTTCTATTTGAAACAGTTCCAATGATTATAGGTGTTGTTCGATAAGGTAACGAGGCCATTAATACTTGAGTACCTGATCCTCCTGGTTCATCAGGAAAATCTATATTTTGAAGAGCTTCATTCGTAATCAAAACATCGTTATAAAGATTTCCTCCATCTGTAATAACAGACACCATTCCAGTTCTCCAACAAGTCTCAATATAATCTTCTTTATCTGTATTGAAAGGAATGGTTATATATCCTTTGTCTAAAGTTTCAGGAGCATTCTTTTGCTTTGTTGGTCTACCACCTCTATTATTTCTTACTAAACGTATATTCATAGTCTTTATTGTTCAAACATTTTTCTATTCAGGAAGTATTCGAATTGTTCTTTTACTACTGTAGCTTTACTATTTATAGATGTTGCTGGATTTCCACTTTTATCTATACTTTCAATAGCTTGTCTCAACCATTCAATATCAACAATAGAAAAATAATCAGGTTGAAAATTCTTTCCTTGTATAGAGGCACTTGATTCTACATATATATCTGTACCAGGAAACGAATTATCTTTCCGAAGTCGTCCTACAAATTTAGGATCTGCATGATTCAATATAGAGAAATTCATTCCTCTTTCAACATTTAAAATTGTTCTTCTATCTATAGATGTATCTGAAAATTCAACTGTATTCGTTACTCCTATCACATAGAACAATTCATTTGTTGCTTCATTCTTTATGAAAGTTCCAACCTTAATTCTTCTGTCTCCACATAAAGTAATTGTACCTCTTCTTGTGAAAGGTAAATAAGCAGTGGATTCTACAAGATATAATAAATCATTTAATGCTGCACGTTGATAATTAACTTGTTCTGTAATATCTTTATTATCTTTCTTACCATTTACATGTAAATAAATATCCCCAACTTCTAATTTCTTATTACCAAAATATTGAGCATATTCGGGAATAAAGATAATCGGTACCATAGCAAGAGAAGTTTCTTTTGTATTAGCTGTCCAAGAATTTTGAGCATATACTTGATACCAAGAATAAAATCTTGTATCATAATCTAAACTCATATCGTAAACATCTCTTGCTTCTATCGTTATATACGTTTTTGCCTCTATAATTTCACTTATAGCTTTCTTATTATGTGGAGGTTGTCTTACTGTTAAATCAATTGTATCTTTGTAAGTATCAAAAAAGAATTCTATAAATGGTTGTTGACAAACTCTTTGCATCAAAGACATTAAAGTACCGTTAGGATTACCAAAACTCGAATCTACAAGAATTCTATTTGTGCAAGCTTCGTCTAAATAAACTTGGACTATCTGCCATATACCATTGACAGTCATCTCTCTTACACCGTCAATATGAAATGATTTTGTTCTTCTTTCTTTCCATGCAGAAAATAAGTCTTCTTTTACTATTCCAAGATTTGAACAAACATTGATTATAAACCATATTGTTTCTGTTATAGTTTTGAACCCGCTTGTCCAAATAAAATCATAACAACCTGTAAGAGCATTTCTTTGAAAAAACAATGAACTATTGTCACCGTAAATAGTAAATTGATCGCTACCTGAAACATCTTTCAAAGGTAAGAAATAGCTACCATCGTCTTCTAAAAGTTTACTCATATCTCTTCCGTCTATCGAAATGTATCGAGATGTATCTTCTGCACCTGTATGAATTGAGCATTTATCAACAAAACCTATCATGTCCCATAGATTTTTATCTGAAGGAAGATTTTCTTTTTCAATAATTAAAGTATCAGATTCCGAATCTTGTTCCTTTTGTAATCTTTCGAACCTAATAAATACTATATCGTTAAACTGACAAAACTTTTCTATGAAATCTTTTATATGATACTTGTTACTTGTTATTGTATTAAAGACTTCTATATAAGACGATCCAATCTTTTGAATAGAAGGATTTCTAAACGGTGCTAAAGTTATATTAAAACTACCGGTTTCAAGAGTTTTATCAGTGCTTAAACTCATTAGAAAAGGGCTTACATCTATTATAGAATTAATTGCTTTACAATAAATATAAACACGTGCATTTATAGGAATGATTTGAGTTACGAGACCTTGTTCACTTTGAGTCGTTATATTTTCAAAAGCGTGTTCTCCAGTCTTATCACCTACATAAGTTTCATCGTTTATAACATCTTCATAATGTTGACTCCATAATGTTTGATAATCTGTTTGAATAAAATGTCTATCCTTATTGATTCTGTCTTTGATTACAAGAGTCAATTCAGTAGCAGGTAACCTTAAAATCGTCCCTTTCTTTATATATGGTAAAACTCCGTTATTATAGTCGTTCTTATATTTAGCTTGTTCGAGTCTATCGTACATTTTCCAAGCTGCATCAAGATTTGTTATATCTCCCTCCTTCTTAGCTGTAGAACTTGATTGTTCAGAATTTTCTTGCTGCTCATAAGGATATTGAAATAATTTTTTCGAATCAAATACTTCACCTCCTTGAGGAACATTTCTCTGCCAATCCTTAACTATTTCATCAGGAGTCATCTCCTTTTTTACTTGCCATGCAAAATAATTCTTTATAGCCATAATCAATCACGTTCTAAAGTTATCGTTGTCCTTTGTAATTTCTGAACAGATTCTTTGAAAATATTAGCACTTTCTTTTAAAGTTTGACTAAAACTATTAAAATCAGTTACACCTGGGAATGCTGTTTGTAACAACGCATTGGGATTGTTTTCAAATTCTTGAATCTTTTTATTTTCGTATTCAGAACTTATTCCAGCTTGCATTAAACCAACTTTAGCAATACTACTCATATTAGATTCCATCGGCCTTGCTTGCATTTTCATATATGCTGCAGACAACCAGATTTTATCTAACAATTCCTTCTCTTGTTCTTCTGTAATCTTACCTGAAGATCTTTCTTGTCTAATTCTACCACTCGCTTCTAAATATTGATTTTGCCATGGAGTATTTTTATCACTTGGATTAAATATAGACATTCCTCTTGTCTTTTCTCTCAAATTATCATAATATTCTTCACCTGGCTTCAATTTCATATTCATATCCTGAACCTCAGCGAATATCTTTTCTAATAAGCCTACACTTTTTTCACCAATAGCTTTCATCTGATTATCATAGGCTTTAAACATTCCTTCTATACCTACAGTACTTTCTGCAGCTCGTTTCGTATAGGTGAGTTCATTTTCAGAAAGTTTTTCAGCATTTTTTGTAATAGCTTCTTTAAACGCTTCAAAATCAATCTTATTGCCTTCTCCAAATAACTTATCAATATCCGTTGCACTTAATCCAGGTAGAAATTTCTCTAATGCGGAAAAAGTTGATTGTTTATTATAACCTGTTGCTTTTTGAATATCTTCAAGTGTACTAAATAATATATCAATACCATTACCTTTTGTCCAATCATCTTGCATTACTTTAAAGTCAGATAATTGAGCATTAGGATTTGCTCTGAAAAACGCTCTTTGTAAAAATGCTTGTGAAATCTCATCTCTTCCAAGATTTTGTCCTGTAAATGCTTCTTGATATCTTTCTAATTGTCTTCCTCTTGCACCTGTAACCCCTCTAACACCTGAAAGAATTGCAGCAATTCTTACAGCATCTGTTTCACCAGCTCTTGATAAAATATTTTCAGATGTCTTATTGAAAGTATTCAACGATTCTTCCATTGTAGATGCGATTTCTTCAAATGGAAGTTTCAATTCTTTCATCGTTCTTTCAAATATAGCAATTACTTCAGATCCTGAAGTTCTCTCGTTTACATTAAAACGCATAGAACCTTGTAATGCACTTGTTGCTGAAGGACTTAGACCAAATAATCTTTCTGCTGCTAATAACGCTTGCGATTCTCCTGCACCTGTAATTCTACCACCCGATGCTCTTATTAATTGTGCTCTTCTTTCTGAATATTCACCAATATTCATACCGAGAGCCGAAGCTGCATAGGAACCTTCTTGCGATGCTATTCCTAATGCTCTTGAATTTGAAACTCCTAATGTCTGAGCTAATGAAACAGCTTGATTTTGCATCTGTCTTAAAGCATTAAGACCTGTCACAGCCATTTCACCCTGAGTCTCATATTTTGTTTCTATGCTCTGAGAAATATATTTTCCAACTATAGGGATCCATCTATACCAATCTGCTTCGTTTGCTCCTGCAGTTCTAAAAGCAAGTCCAACATTTGAAATTGGGTCTTGATATAGAGATTGAGCTTCTGCTCTTTGATTTCTTAAATATCGAGAACCAAATAAGTCGATAAATTGTCTTCCATATTTTAAAAGCTCTTGTAATGCAACAACAGTTGCACCACCTGCAATTCCTCCTCGAATACCTGGTGATCCACCTGAACCTGAAGGTTTTGTTTCTGAACCACCTCCCATTGAATTGTCTTCAATAATAGAAACAGAAGCTCCAATTGTATCAAGATATCTATTAATCAACTTTGTTTCATCGACTAACGCTCTTGTATTAGAACCAATACCTTCCAAAAAACCACTTAAAGTTGTCCTTGTAGAATGTATTGCTCCTATAATTTTATCATAGACCTCTTTATCATTATTTTCAATCTGGATGCGATTTCTACCTAAATCGATAGTTTCATCGTCTTCTCTTAACTGAACTTCTTCTCTATCTCTTGATTTAGAATTAGATTCTGACCTAAAACTTCTCAACTCGCTATAAATGTTTTTTAAAACATCTTTATCGAGTGATTCAGCATTTCTACCTTTGTCATTTGAAACAAGAAAATCACGAATAGAAACAACTGATTTTTCAGTATCTCTCATTATATTAGCTAAATCAGAAATAGCTGAAGCAGTGGTATTTTTTCTTCCTCCTGATGAGGGTTTTCTTCCTGTAGAAGTACTTTCTCCTGAAACATCCCAAGTTAAAGAATTCTCTACATCATTATATACAGGAGCTTGAGATTGTTGTCTTTTAAGATCTGACAATATTTTTTCAAGAGAAACTTTATCAGTCATTAAAGACAATTGTTGTCTCAATTGATTTATAGCTGCTTCGGTTGCTTGTCGAGACTTTTCTTCAGACGCATTGATTTCACGATAGAGAGATAAAATTTCATCTCTCATCTTTCTCATCTCAGATAAATCTGCTGAAACTCGTATCTTTTTATCTTCAGACATCTTTTTCCTTTTTTAATGCTGCTTCTTTTTCTTCAATTGCTTTTGCCTCTTCTAAGAAAAGATCGACATCATCTTGAGTAATTTCACGAGAAGCAATCGAATCCGAATTATAATCATTTTTCAACCATTGTCCCATATTAGGAATGTATTCAGGAACATCTTTGTCTTGATTTTTTTCATATTCTTTGAAAAGTTGATCCTCCTGAAATTCCATAAGTTGACTAATAAAAGAACATTCCCTATGAGCAGGAGACATAAATGCTATATTATGCTTTTTTCGCCACCAAAAGTCATAGGGAAAGCTATTATTCCATCGAATCATAAAAGCCTTTATATCTTCGATAGTTTCCATAAGTATAATTTAAGATTTCAATAAATCATAACCTTCCTTCAAGAAAGGATAAATTTCTTTAGTATATAAAGTTCTTAACTCTTGAAAATCTTTCAATCCTAACTTACTAAAACTATCAACATTCAAATCTTTCATCAAATCAGGACAAACGACTGATAAAGTTGCTTCTATATCAATCGCATCTAAAGCATTAGACGAAGCAACTGTAACATTTGACAATAAAGCATTGTAATAACCTCCACTCAAACGTTGTTTGTTTACCTCAATTTGATAATACTGACCAATGTTAGGGAAGATTACTGTATAATCTTTCCCCTTTACTTTTATAATTTTCTGTTCTTGCATAACGAATTATATTTAATCTTGACAAAGATACTAACTTATTTTTAATTCAACAAATTTTCATTTATAAAAATAGAGAGATGTCGATACCCATCTCTCTATTGATAAAACTTCGTAAACCCAATTTAGAAACGAAGTGCCGTGATATTTATTGTTATCCTTCTATTAAAGATTTACAGTACTAATCGGATTTAAATAAATTCCGTTGACATTGTAGCCCGCTACGCCACCTTCTGCCAAACTAAATGTCTGTCCATTAACAAAACATGGATTTAACTGACAAATAGTTTCTCCTGTAGGATCTGTTGCTGTTACAAGTCCAGTTGTTTCATCTTTAGAAGAAATCATTTTTCTATAAATTGCAATAGCAAACCCAAGTTCACCGAGAACCAATGTATCAAGAATTGCTTTTACAGAACCAAGTCTATGTATCATTCCTTCAACAACAGGAAGTTTAAAGCTAAGAAAAAATTGATCTACTGTAAAATTACACTGATACCCAACTGCAGGAACTTCCTGCAATGTCAAATTGCCTAAACCCTGAACATTTGCTCTTTGAACGTTTTCAGTAGCTTGAATGTTTCTAACGAAACCAGCAATTTGATTATCTATTTTTATATACGCCTGAGGCGCTGAAAATACTGCCATAATTCTCTTAATTTAAGAAGTTATCGAATTAAGAAACCAGTAAAGAACAACTTCGTTATTTCATTGTTCACTCGAATCTTATAAGTAGTAAACCAAGCATCTTCTTTACGCGTAACAACTACATCTTGGAAAGCTAATAATAAATTATCTGTTTCGTTTGTAGCTGTTCTACTTTGTAAATAAGCAACAGTCCAATCTTTAACTGCACCTGCACTTAAAGTATTTACATTCACGCCATTTTCCTGACCTAAAAGATCAATTTCAGCATTCACAACAAGCTCTGTGTTAATCTGAGCTACAATACGCATAAATTGGATTGAGTAGGATTGTCCTTTTGCATTGAATAAATTAGCATTATCTTGTAATGTATTTACGCCTTGCAAAACAACGAACTTGCCAAGATAATCATTTTTAACTGTAACAAGAAGACCATACTTCAATGCTTTCTTCTGTTCAGACTCAGTTAAAATATGACGAACTCTATCAACACCAATACTCTTATTCGTAACCGGTATCATGGGTTCTTTACCTGCAGTACGTCCAAGTTGAGCACACAAGTTATACATTACAGTCCACCAACGATATTTCTGAGGAGCAATATCAGAAGCAAGACCTACCTCTCCATGAGTCACTTGAATATAAGAACTGTCGAATCCTTGAGCCAATTCAATTGATTTAGAATAATCTGCAGCTACATTGTATCCACCTACAAATAAGAAATGAGGGAATTTAGCTGCATTATTCATGTGAGTGATATAAGCTTTTGTCAAAGCAGAATTAGCGTTATCACCAAACTGGTCCATGAATATGAAACTATAATTAAGACCAACAATCTGATCAAGAACAGCTTCAAAATTTGTTTGGTCATAAGTTTCAGTTCCACCTGCTGCAGGTGTATAAACATTCAATAAATCTGTTACATCTGACTCAGAAACTGTTCCTTCACCTTTTGCTTCTGATGTAGAATCAAGTTGGAATGCCTGTGCAAACGTAGAATCCGTCTGAGCCCATTCAATCAAAGTCTTGATGTTATCAAATTCAGGAGATTGTACAACCAATCTTGGTTCTGCTGCTGCAGCCGATATTTCACCATAAGGTAATCCATCTGATGCTGTTCCTGTATAAGAACCAACATAAAAACTCATAATCCACTTAGACGTATCTTCTACTCCTGGAGTAATCATAAAACCATATCCAGTAGAAAGATTGGTTCCAGTTAAAACACCATTTGCAACGGTTCCCTCATCAAGAGTCTGAACAGCGAATGTTCCTCCATCTGTAGAGGTAAATGTTAATTTTGCAGGAGTTGTTTTAGCAGCCCTCACAAAAAGAATTTCTGATACACCTACAGCAGCAGGATTACTTGGATCAGGAGTAAATAATGCTTCAGCAATTTTCCAATACATACCTCCTTTTACGAAAGAACGAAAATCAGAAATATTGTCAAAAGTATATATAGCATCTTGTCCTTGAGAAATAGTTCCATTAATACCTGCGCCTCCACCAAAACCAGTTCCGAAAACACCTGTATCTATAATGAGAACTTTTCCATAATCAAGGTTTCGTGCAGGATTATTTTCACCTGATACGATAGTTGAATATGCACCAGGCAATGTAATCTGTCGATTTGAAAAAATTACGGTACTTGCCATATTATTTATATTTTTATTTAAACGAAATTTTAAACATCTAAAGATATAAACTTATTTTTATTTCTGCAAACTTTAATATGGTAAAATATTTCCTGACGATAAATATGTAGCCATTAAACCAGCATCTGCAAATAAAACTTTTGATAATAATGGCATTTCTTCTATTGTAGGTACATATTCGTCTGAAGAAAGATTTATTCCAATACTTCTCATAAAAATAGGAAGTGGAATAACTTCTGCATTTAACATCACTTCTTTCATCGAAAATTCTATAGATTGAAATGATTGTGCAAGTATATTGTAACTTCCTAAAAGTAATGCATATAAGATTTCACTCATTAGAATTGATTCTAAGAAATTATCTGAAACACACATAACTTCAAATTCATAATTTCGAGAGTCTCTAATAATCATTCTACCTGAGTTATCAAATTGTCCATTTAACTTACCTATTGAATTAAAAGGACTTTCTCTTTTACTTGGTTCTCTAACAACATAAGCAGGTAGATTAATCTTATCCTTTGGAAATTCTAATAAAACTCTCAAATTCCTTGGATTAGTTTCATTTCTTAAAAACAGCTTTTTCCCTTGTTCATAAAAATCAAAATTACCATCTTTAGCACCTTTGAAAGTCTTGTAGAGAAAAGTTTGGTCTTCTTGATTATTCTTAAAATCTTCTTGGACAAATAATAACAATCTTGTTATAATATTCTTAATTTGAGCTATCTGTAACATAACTATCTATTTTTTAAAATTCTATCCAAAGTTTCATCTATAGCCATATCTGCAACAATTGAAATATTTGAAAGCTCTATAGCTCTATCCATTAACTTTTTGCCTTCTATACCTCCATTAAACCAACTATTAGGATCTGATTTGTCACTTACACGTCTAAATGTCATGTATTGACCTCGCTTTTCTTTTTCAGAACTTGATGCTTCTACTCTGACTAAACCTTCATATTTAGCCGACTTATGAGTATATTCTGGAACTTTCAATCCTGGAATATCTATAGCTTTTCTTACTCCTGGAGTTTGTTGGTTTAAAGGTAGCTGTTGTCTTTTCAAAGGAGTTTGAGAATTTTTTGCTAAATTGTATACATCTGCAGGTAAAATCGAATTGAAAACACCTGACTCAGCAATAGCTTCTGTGGTCGCATGGCGGAAAGGGATCGAAAGATACCAACCCATTCCATTCTTTTTTTGCTTAGCTTTAGATGAACGTTCAAATCCAGGTTTTTCATCAAACGGTGAAGCTCCTTCTTCAACCATCAAAGCTAATTCTGATTCTCTTGCTGAAAGACCAAATACGACTTCAAGCGGCGAAGTACGTTCTACATACATCGCTTTTAAATATTCTGCTCGCGATTGTCTTAATTCTTTTCCAACAAGATCTCTCCATCTTTGATAATATTCTTCTATTACACGATCTATAATAGCCGCACCAAGTAAATTAGTCTCTTCACCTGAAAGACTAAATTCACCAACTACTTCATCAAGATCTATTCTAATAGGAAGCATTATACATCATCATTTATTATTGTTCCACTACCATCAAAATTAGGCTTATCTGTTGCTATCAAATGAGACAATCTTACTATCGCTTGTATAGGTAATTGGATCTTCTTCTGTTGTCCACTTACTCTATCTGTATTCCAAGAAGCTCTTATAAAATGAGGAAGGTCTATTACATGCCCTTCTACAAAGTGTTTATAATAGACGCTTATATATCCATTTGTAGGAAGTTCGTCAAGTTCAAGAATTAAACAATATGGATTATCTTCACTTATATGAGAATTAATCGTTTTCTTCAGTTTTTTATCTGAGGATTCAAATGTATAAAGAGCTAACAGTTGTTGTATTTTGTATGTTGTAAAAACAAAATAAACACCTTCATTCTCTCTTATATGTAAATTTTCGCTAAAATAAGAATATTCTGTAAGAAAGGTTACTCTATCATAATAGGAAAGATTTGCTTTATCAACATCCATCACTGTAACAGCATAGGTTCCTAATAATTCAGCAGACCAATTCTTATATTGGGTTGTTTGATTTATTCCTGTGATAAGAGCTTTTGTCTTTAATGTATTTGTATAAAAGAAACCAGTTCCAAAACAATTCTGACAATCAACTAATGCTGCACCTTCTCCATGACAAGGACATCTCAATGCTTTTTCAAGATAAACATCGTAGCCTTTGGCCCAAATTGCCTGGTCGAAATCCGTCTTTATAAATTCAGGTCTAAAATTACTTAAACCTGGAGAAGGAGTCTGTAATATGTTTTTTACATCTGCCATTATAATACTTGGAATTTAGGTTGATCGTAGACTAATTTTATTCTATCTACTGTATCTTTTATCTCTTGTTGATATTCTTTGATTCTCGCTGTGTACCCGGCAGAAGTTGCACTTGCGGTCGTTCCTATACTTTGACTTAATCCATCTATACTCAATGATTGATTTGCAACACCTGCAACGCCAAGAATCAAATCACCTGCAACGTTTAATGGACCAAATGTTGCTAACATTCCTACTACATTCAATAAATCCATTGGCATATCATCTATATCCCAACCAGTAATATATTGAAGTCTCCAATAATCAGGAATGTTTTCAAACCTTTGCATACCAATCTGAGAAGTTATACCAGTTAAAATCACTTGAGCATTTCCTTGAGTGGTAGAAGCTCCTGTAGGAACTACACTAACCCTTCTCTTACCTTGACCCATTGCTGTATCATACTCACAGAACAACCATCCTTGAGGATAAATGATTTGCTCCATTTTATTCAGCATTCCTATCATAGATAAAGGATCTCTAACTGGATAATTCGTCTGAAGAATAGGAAAACATTGCCAGTAATCAGCTCTATAATAAGATAAAGTTTGGTCAACTAACTGCTTACAAAATCTAAGATTGAAAAAATTTTCAACTTGTCTTTGAGCCATTTCAATATATCTACGAATAGCTTCATTGGAAAACGAAGTGCCTTGACCTCCATTAATTGTAATACCAAACAAATATAGAGACCATATTTCAGCAACAGAAAATACTAATCCTGAATTTTTTCTATATTTGATTGTAAGAGTTAATTGACCCATAATCTTTATTCTTTATCTTTTGACAAAATCATGTTTATGATATCTTCTTTGGTTTTACCGTTCAAATCTTCGTCTGAATAAGATCCTCCATCTTCACTTTTTGCAACTTCGATAAGTTCGTCTTTCTTCATTGACTTCAAATCTTTCAACAATTCATCATCAACTTCAGTAGAAGGATTTTCTTTTACAACATCATCTTCTTTACTTGCACCTGCATTAGAATTTGATTTCAATTCTTCAACTACAGCTTTCCAATTTTCAATCTCTTTATCTTTTTGAGCAATTGTCTGCTTTTGAGTTTCTATAATACCTTTCAGACGATTAATTTCAGCTTCAAATTCTTTATTTCCCTCCTGAATTTCACCACGAAGTTTTTCCTCAAGACGAGTTTTATATTCAGGTTCATCACCCTCTTTAAAAATACCTGGGAAATTACGATCACAAATTTCTTTCCAAAGCTCTTCACTTATTTCAGCATTACCACTTTGAAATTTAATTATACCAACATTAAACTTTAATGTCTGATTCGAATAAATACGACTTTTTACTTTCATAATAACAAAATTTAAAGAGAAAGGGAAGGAGTTTCTCTTTCTCCCTCCCTTTCTGTGAATTAAATTGAAAACTATATCTCAGAAAATCAAAGACCTTCTTCACCGATATTAACAATGCGAACAATTTTAGCAGGCTGATAATAAACCGGAGTACCATAGTTCAAAATTGCAAATCTACGAGACGGAGCAGTAATTGCAAAATCCATCTTCATAGTATCTGCAAATTGCAGATATTCATTAATCTGATTATCATTGTAATAAATCAATGCAGATTTAGTACCAGCAATAATACGGTTACGGTCTCTTACGCAATTAGCAGCAGCTCCGTCATATCCATTTGCCATCTGAGAAGCAGGAACTTCAAAGATAGGATAGTATTGAGTGTTTTCGTTAATCACTGCATTTTTCTTCGTACGATAAACAACGAAGCAAGTTGCAGCATAAGCACCACCTACACCTGCAGTAAATCCAAATTCAACAGAATCTGTTGCTGCAACAGCTTGAGCACCTGCAGAAGTGATATTCAACGGAGCAGATTCGCCATAACGATTCTTAGCAGTAACAAGATAACCATAAGATCCTGCATGCTGACCAAAATTAGTCTTTGTATCTGCAGCATTTACCTTAATAGTAGTTCTAATAACAGGAACAACTGGAGCCTTAGTAGAAGTAGACAATTTACCTACTGTAATAGGTTTAGCTTCATTGAAGAAACGGTCATTCTTAATATCAACTTTACCAAACTGAGTTACAACGTTGTTTACAGACTGACCCATAGTTGCACCAGTAACAGAAGCAGCCATACCAACAATAACTCGCTTACTTTCGTGGAACAATTTAACGTAGTTGTTAAATACAATCGGATTAGAAATAATCCGGTCGATATAACCATTGTAAACGTTGACCACTACATCTGCAGCATCTTGAATCAAAGTATCATTCAATACTTGACCTTGAGCATCAATAACTGCAGGTGAACTATAATAAGCATCAAGTAACTGTTCAGAAGTTTTGCCTTCAGCAGTACCACCGTCCATTTCATTTACACCCAACAAATGCTGACGGAAGAAACCATCAAACTGTTCAGGAACACAACTTGAGTCAGCGTCTACCAAACGAGCATCAATCAAAGTCTGCAACAGGATAGTCTTATTTTCAACTTCCTTGGTATACATATTCATACCACCTGCAAGACGAGCTAACATAGCAGGATGAGTTACTTGACCAACAACACCCATGTATTTAGCAATGATTGATTTACGTCTGTATTGAGAATCGGTTTCTTCTGGAGTCTCACCTTCAGTATTAAAGATTCCAACTTCTTCACCATACTTATACAACTGATTGTACTGATGAACGTTATTATCAATCTTATATTTAGGCATTTCCATAAAATATACCAACTGATTCAAACGGTTGGTCAAGATTTTCAAAACTGAATCAAGAGATTCAACTTTCAAACCACCACCATTGTTAATCATGTTGTTATATTGCATACCGGTCATAGAACCGGCTTCCATAGCTTTCAAAACGTCTGATGCAGAAATACCATCCAGCAAATCAACATCGTTACCGTTTCCATTGTAATTGTACAAATCCATATCTTTTATCAATTAAAATTTTTCAACGAATTATTTTACAAACTTAATGCCTTTATCGTACATATAACGAGCAAGATCTTCTCCAACAGTTTCTGCTTCAGGATTCATCATAAAAGCTAAAGCATCGCTTTCCAATGATTTCTTCAATTCATCGTCTTTAACACCATCGAGAGCTTTAGAGATAACCTGAGATGCTACAGAACGCTGCGTGATAATGTTAATTTCAGTCTTACCTAACTCATCTTTTTCAAGAGAAACTGACTTCTGAATAGCATTAATATTATTCAAACCTTCAGAACGGAAACTTGGAGTCTGATTTTTCAACGTTGCAATGTCTTCTCTCAATCCTTCGATTGATTTAGACAATCCTTCCAAGAACGGAGTAAAGACAGAACCAAATGATTTCAAGAAATCTTCTTGCATAGACTTCATCATTTCCTTTCCTTCTGCATTTTTGTCTTCTGCAGTATCTTTCTCGTCTTTCTTAACTTTCTCCTCCTTTTCAACAGCTTCTTTTTCAAGCTTATCAATGTCTTTCTCTTGTTTAGTTTCAGATTCATGATCACCTCTTGCTGCTGCATCTTCTGACTTCAGAATAATACTACCGTCAGCAATTCCTTTTGCAATATAATCATCTGAAAAACCTACACTTTTCAAAAGTTGAACGGTAGGATCGTTTAAATATTTTTCGTCCATATTAACTTAAATTATTTTGTTTACGTAAAAATAAAATCAATTTTTCATTTATCAAATTATTTCATCGAATTTTGAATAAAATCTTTTAAAATATCAAGAGATATACGTCCCTCTTTGTAACTCTTATAAAGGTTTTTAAAAATTTCATCATTTTCTCTCAAAGGAAGAACTTTTATTTTAAAGTCCTTATCAATTGTAATCAAATGACCATTTTTCTCCATTTCAAGAAGAATTTGTGTTGTCTTAAAATCCTTATCAGATTCAAAACAACAATCTACATAATCTTGATTTTGTTTACCTTTTACAAGGTCAGCATACGTATTAGCATTAACTGGAGTCATTGTCATTGCGACATTTGTAATCAATGCTTTCTTAATCTTTTTAGGATTGTTCTTATCTCTTTCTAAAGCTTTACCTTCTATACTAAATCCAGGTTTACGATTAGCACCCGATTCTTTCATTTCTAATGCTTTATCGTAAAAAGCTCTCGCTTCAGGAGATTTTTTCCACAATTGACATTTTACATAAAACTTGTTATTAGAAACTTTAGCCGAAATCGGATTACCTATCCAAAATCGAGATTTGTTTATAGGAGACCTCGTAGTTAAATGATCGAGATTAATTAATCCGTGTTTTAAAAATCTATCAATGATAAATCCATTTGGCTCCATAGATTCTCCTTCAGCATCTTCTGATGCATCGGAAGCCAATCCTTCAAAAATCATCTTTTCGTACCTACGATCATCACCAATAGGGTAATCTAAGGGATTGAAATCAGATTTTGAAAAATCAGCTTCTGCGAAGAAATTAAATTTTGCACCTATGTCAAACATTTAGTCTTTTCATACTAACAACACCGAAATATAAATTTATCAATGAGTTTATCAATTTCTTTGTACTTTACAACTTGTTTCCAATCTCTTTCGTTGATTTTCTTTTTAGTACCAATCAACGATCCAAATAAAGCTGCATTTGTATCTGTATCAAATCCACAATTGACTACTTGGCAAAGATCTTCAAACAAACTCGAAGATTTGTTTTCAAGAGTTAAATAATTATCAATCACAAGATTGTATGTGTTTATCACATCACCTAAATTATCATAATCTTCAACTCTAATATTTTCTGTCGGTAAATCTCGTAACAATTTTTTAAGTATACAACAAAACTTAGTTCCAAAATCAAAACAATTTTGATTATTGTGAGTGTAACTACAAAACAATCTGAATAATTCTTTCGTTTCTTCGTCGGATTGATTTAAACTAAATGCTGCAATAGGTAAGCAATAAAACAAAGCGCCATTACCCATTCTATCTGTCTCTTCACATCCTCCTTGTGCAATAGACCTCATTGTTTGCATTCCCATATCAAAGAATTTCAAACCTGCATTGAAACCTTTATTGTGATACCATGAATTTAAGTTTTCAACAAATTGATTGAATTTAACAGCAGTTAATCCATTTTTAGAGAAGGCATCTAATAAACAAAGCAAAACAGAAGTATCGTCAGACCAAAATCCCTTAGGTTTATTATGTACACCTCCTGAAGAAAATCCTCTACAAAGAAAATTTCCTTCCCTTTTAAATTCAAAGGGAAGTCCTAAAACATCTCCCATTATATAAGCTCTTATACTATTTTTTATCCTTTCCCTTGTTGTTTTCATTCTTTGGAAATTTTTCTACATTATTAATTGCAGTTTCAACCATTTTTTCTGTTAATTCTTTCCTCTCTTCTTCAGTAGCACGGTGAATTATGTTTACACCACTCGTATCATTCCATCTTGAATTTTTCTTCATAATATATTCTTTTTTTTACTATCTAAAGATACACCTTTTTGACCACATTGACAACTTTTCATAAGAATTTATACAAGTTCAACAACAATTGAATTTGTACCCTTAGCAATAACTTTATATTTAGAATTCTTTTGAACTAAATATTCTTGTTCAAAAGAATTATCTATATTAGAAACTTTATCTCCTTTCTTCGCTAAAAGAGTAATTTGAAGATCGTTTCCAAATTGAGATAATTGAGATAATGAAAATGAAGCAAAGCTTTTTTCTTCTACAATATCACCAATTTCTGCACCTATCCATTGATTCAAACCATTTATATTAGATGATATCTCCATTCTTCTATTCAAAACAAGATTATCTTCAATAGGATGTTTGTCTATATAAGACGATATGATGGATGATATCTGTCCTGTACCTGCATTATTTATTTCGCCTATATTGAAAGCTCTTATAGCTTCATAGCCTGTCATCGAATAATATTTCAAAGCTCTTTTCTCAACTTTATTAGATTTATTCACATCTGCTTTATAGAAGAGACTTGCTTCTATCTTCTCATCAAAGTGTCTATATTCTCTACCATCATATTCAGAATATAATATTCCATTTGCAACAGGTAGATAATCATTATTAATCAATTCTTCGTTTATAATAAATTTATAATCATTTGAAGCTAAAGCATAAGATTCTAATATTTTTTCAAAATTCTTATCTTTTATATCTTGTGATAATTCTTTGATTTTTTCTGTATAATCTTTTCGAATCTCTTGAGAGTCTTTCTTTCTAAAAGATTTTAATAATTTTTCTTTTAAAGAATTCGTTATATTTAATCCTTTTAAAGAATTTCTTTTATCTATAAATTCCTTTAATTCTTTTTCATTTTCAAATCTTAAAGTGGATTTAGATTGTTCAGTTTTATTCACCTCTTCAATCTGAGCTTTTAATCTAATTAATCCACCTTTCCAAGTAACTTCTTTTCCTGTATCTTGGTTTCTCAATGTATAAACATCGTTTTCTAAATCATCAGCAATTAATCTATATGTAGTCTTATCTTTAGTAAATTCAATATCTTTACCTGATTCTAATGCTTTTGATGTATCCCCGAAAAGAAATTGTCCATTTGGTGTAAATACTTGAATTTTTGCAACAGGTCGATTAACTTTCTTCTTATCTTCAACCTTATCCTTCGTTGGAATTGTTGTTTCTTTTTGTTCAATCTTCTCTTCTTTTAATTTATTTTCATAAGCTTCTTTTACTCGTTTCTTGAATTCACCAAGAGGTTCGTGAGGTTCTGATTCCATATAGAAATCACCTTTCTTAGCTTTATACTTATCATCTCCCTTCATATTGAGAACGATTGTATTTCCATCTACTTTCACATAGGTTTGAGTGATTTTCTTAAAACCGTTTATCTCATTTAATTTATCGTCAATCTTCTTAGTTAAATCTTCTTTTAACTTATCTAACTTTTGACTAAGAACTTCTTCAGTGATTTTTTCACTCTTCTTTTCTGAAGTATTCGTTATATCTCCTATTTCAAGCTTATCATTCTTCTTATTTCTTTTGTTTAATTCTTCTTGTGCAGCTTGTTTCACTTCAGGTGAAGCATCTTTATCTTTTATTGCTGCTTGAAGTTGTTCGTCACTTGCTTTAGAAGCAAAAGAATTTATATCGTTTACCTTGGAAGAATTCTTACTCGTTTTATCCTCTTCTTTTCCAGATTTATCTCTTCTTTTCGGTCTCCAACCCAATTCAGTCTTAACATAGACCTTTCCACCCCAGGTTTTTTCTGTCCCAATAGGAGAACCTTTCTTGGCTTTCTCTATAATTTCGTCCATAAATTGTTGCATACTACCTATATTAGTCGTATCTTTAGGCAGTGAAAAGGAAGGTGAAGAGTAAACAAGTAATGATGTATCCTTCTTCCTTTGGATAGACAAGGAGAGACTGTCTATTACTTCCTTTTCTAAGGCGATTTCTTCGGAAATCGCTTTCTTTATACCCTTTTCTTCTCTGCTTCGTGTAGGGTCATAAGAAGTCACAATCCATCTTTTCTCTTTAAGATTATCTTCATCGTCTACTACAATCGTCTGTGTAATTACTAAAGTATGTTTCCCAAGAGATAAAATTCTTTTTCTGAAACCGTTTCCGTCAACAAAATCCTTTATTAATTCACCTTTTCTAAGAAGTTTGTCAACAGTAGAGGTTAATTCATTCTCATCTTTGAAATCTTTCTCTTTTCCCATCTTCTGTTATACCTACATGTTTTCCTATGATATGTCTCAAGCCAAACGCTTTCTTACCATAGACAATATCTATATCTCCAATATCATCTCTTTCCCAAGCATTTCTAACTTGACCACTCTTTTTGTCAATTAGAAAATTGAGTGCTTCTTTAGGTTTACCTGCGTATTCAGAATAATTTTCGCCAAACTTATTTTCGTGCCAAACCACATCTTTCTTACTATAAGAAGATGCTTTTTCAGCAGGAACCCAACCTTTAGGAGTCTTGATATACTTCTTCCCATCACTCCATATTCTTATCTCACCAATAGAAGCCTTACGGGCTTTCATCAGATTATCGAATGAACCTATTATATCATTCTTCAAATTTTCACCATTCAACATAAATTTCTCATTATTGAATTGTTAACGAAATAGAAGATAGTCCTTAAGTAGAGCTCCTCAATCCAATCAAAATGGACAGGAATTATCTAATAAGGACTATCTTACAAATTTTTTAATGCATCTGTAAACGATACTTCGTTTGTTTCAATGTCGCAAGAAAATCCTCTATCCATGACACTTCACCAACATAATCGTTGTTTTCATCATCACTAATTGCTTCATAGAAATCTTTTGTTCGTTCTATAATTTCATCAACTAATTCTATAGGATCGTTTATATTAATCTTTTCACCTTCTATTTCTCCGTCTTTAAAACGACCAAAACCACTTTGACCAGCTTCCATAATTTTATCTTCATAATCAGAGAGTTCGTCAATCAAATCGTCAAGATAAACATGTTTAGAATTATCCTCTTCTCCCCAGTGAACATTTTTTGATCTTGTTTTTACACCTTCAAGAAAATTAGCATAATCAGCGAAAGTCTTATACATCTTATCTTTTGCTTTTGCAAGTTGAGAACCATCATCTAAAGCTGGATTATTGTTAACTTCTTTTCTAATATCATTAATTCCCCAAGATTTTTCAATTTCTATTGAATCATCTATTACACTTTCAATATCAAGCTTTCCTAACTCCTTCATCTCGTTTACAATAGATTTGAAAACCTCTGCTTGATCAAGATCATTGAAATTAATCAATAATTTAAAACCTTCTGTATTATTTTCAGTATTGACAGATTTTTCGATATTTTCTGATTTTCTTAAACCATGTATTCTGATAGTACCATCAAAATTCCAAGTCTGTTCACCGTTATCTTCTGTTTCTATAGTTATAGAGAATTTCTTGTTAAGAGTCATTACCTTCTGTAACATTCCTAACATATCAAATAATTTATCACCATGATTTCCATCAGAATCTGAAAATGAAAATTGACCTTCACCATAGGTATATTTATTTGGTTCTATAGATTCAACTACCTTAGGTTCATATTCTACTTTCTTGAATGTGATGGCTTTCTCAATCTTTTTATCATCAATACCATCTCCTTGTGGCCCTGTAGTATCATCTTGAAGATCTTCTTTCTTCAATGGTGCTACATCATTCATATCCATACCTTTTTCAACATCTTCTTTCTTATTCCAGCTTTCAGGTAATTCATTTTCAAGACCAAGTTCTTTAGCACGTTTTTTAATCCATGCTTTCACTTCTGATTTAGGCATATCAGAAGCACCTACTAATCGAATTGCATCTTTTAAATCTTGATTATTTCTAATAGGATACTTACCATTCGGCATAGCTTCTCCTTTTTTAGCAAGGTCTTTTCTTTCTTTATGTGAAAAATAGGTCTTATTATTAGCCTTTTGTATTTCGTAAGAATTCTGTTCGCAAAATGCTTTAAAAACTTCTTCTTTTATATCGCCATCTAAAAATGCTTTTTGAATCTCTACTAATTTGAATGCTTTAGGATTTTCAAGACCAAGTATCTTACGAATATTAGTTTCCATATCGAATATAAATTCGTAATCTCCAAGTTCAGTTGCAGGTTCAATCCATGCAGATCCAATTTCTTCTTCTGCATCTACACATACAGTTGTAGGAGATTCATCGTCTACATGTCCTATAAAGTAATGAATTTCAAAATTCTTACCAGTTGCTACTCCAACTTCAATTAATGTATCTTCAGGAACCTCAATACCTGTTTCTTCAAACAATTCTCTTTGTGCTGCAGTACGGAAATCTTCACCAGCATCTACATGACCTCCAGGAATACACCATTGTTGAGTATTTCCACCTTTTTCTCCTGCACGTTGAAGAATTAATAGTTTTGAACCTCTAAACAGTAAAACGTCTGCATAACGAATCTTACCTTGTTTTGCTTTGATAATATCATTGTAAACTGATTTCGCAATCTTACGATTCTTATAAGAAATCTTAGCATTAAACAATTCCTCCATATCTTGAAAAACTTCTTTTAAGTCTTCATCTCTTCTTAATCTTGATAAAGATTTCTCAATAAAAGTTTTCTCTTTTTGCAACTCAGCTACATTATTTGAATGTTCCTTCAAAAACTCATTATATCTTTGTTCTGCATCTTTTCTTTCATCTACTTCTAAAGTAGAAATACTCTTGAGAACCTCATTGTGTTCTAAAAAATCAGAAGCAAGCTCGTCTACTTTTTTTGAAAGATTAAAAGACTTCATTAACAAAGTATTATATTCTCTTACCTTTTCTTCTTTAGATTGAAGATTAAATAATTTCTTGATATTCATAATTATATAATTAAATTTATTGTCTAAAAATACGAAAATTTTCTATATCAAATACTTTTTACAAAGATATTATTAACACAATATGAAGAACCTTTTTCTAACTTTATACTATAGAAAAATCGATTTATCGTATCCATCTTTTCAATTCTATCTATAATTGCAGTTTTTCCGCTAATATGATTAATACGATCAGAAACTCTCAAATTCTTAACGCGAATACCGTTAGCCATAACATGTTCTCCTGAAATCCTATCAACAACTCCTTCTTTGTCTGTATGATAATAAAGATTATAAACTTCTTCGGTTGAATGCGCTAATCTTTGTTCAATAGAGACAATACGATCAAAAGTCTTATCTCTTGTTAAGACTAAGTCACCAGGTTTAAGATCTCTTAGAAATTTCTCACCTTCTAATGTTTGAATTTCTACAAAACTCGAATTAAAACCATTTTTCATAAGTAATATTTTTATACTGTGAATTCTTTGTCTCCTACATATATCTTAACTTTGCTCCTTCTTTGAACCTTTCTTTCAAAATCTTTAGGTGGAACAAACGTTTGTAATTCTTCATCCCAAACGTATCCTTTCGGGATATAACGCAAATTACAACGACACCATGGATGTTGTGGTCCAAGAACAGGTTTCCAATCTTTAGCTTTAACACCTATATTATCACCATTAGCGATTAAATCAATTAACTTAAAAATCCTTGGCTTTGAACCTATACCTTGAGTGGTATAAGCTTTAATACAGTATTTACAATTGCCTACCCAAATACATTTACCATTTATCCTAACGAGTAACGTGTTATTCTTTTCAACCTCAACACATCCAACTTCTCCTTCCCAATTCTGAACGACTTCAAAGTATTTATAAGGAGCACTGAGATTCTTCGTCTTACAAATACTTATCACATACATTAATCGTTTTGTTTCAAATCTTACTGAATCCTTAGAATATCGAATTTTTCCGATATTATCGATTATCCTATACGATGTTCTGAAACCGCATTTTAAAATTATCTCCATTAAATCGTCTCTCATTTTAGGTGAACTTGTTATGATAGAAGTATATTCAGAACCTAATTGAGTTAAACTTGAATTATAATAACCGTCGCCGTGTAAGTAAGAGAGTAAAAATAAATTCAAATGTTTTTTTGACAACATTTTGATTTCATCAGGTACTTTCTTCTTCCAAGCTCTATCACCTAAAGTTTTTAACCATTCTATAAAATCATTATAAGATTGATCTAAGTGAATAATATGATTATCTCCTTGAGTATCAACTTTCTTTTTAAAACACCTTTCTAAACATTCTTCTATTTCTTTAATATACAACTCTTTTCTTTGACTTATATTAATATGAGGATTAATGACGTGTTTTTTACCCTTCCAGGTCGTAATTCTTTTTCTGTAACACGATCCTTCAGATAAATACCACCCCATAAATTGAGAAAAATCTTTAGTATCAAAGACTTTACCGGCGATTTCAATTGTATCTACATCGTACCCATTCCAATTTTCAACTGTATATCTAAAAAATGCATTCTTATTTTTAGGAATCAATTGACTTTCTATCAATTCGTTTTTGATAAAATACTTGTTATTTACTCTTCTCTTCTTTCCTACCAACATTTTATGATTCGGAGTGACCATAAATTCAATATTCTTGTGTTTATATCTATTCATGTCACCTTTATAAATGTACTGAATTTTCCTCTTTATGCTACTATATTCTAACGTATTTGTTTCGATATTATATGTAGCCATCAAATCTACGTCTTCGTTTATATCTTTTAAAAATTTAAAACCATCTTTAGTTAAAAATTCAGTTCGATCTGTAGGTAAACAGGCTTGGGGATAAACTTCCTTATACACCAATGCATCAGCTCCGTGATTTTCCATAATCTGCTGAGCGACACCAATCTGATAAATTCCTTGCATTTCTGTCTCAACAATTCTTCCCCAATCTCGATTCCAATCTTCAAGAGAATGACCTATTTCACTAACTATACTTTGTACAGATTTCTTCTTTAAAACTCCTTCAATCATTTCTCTTTTAATAGTCGTATGTTCAAGTTGTCTTTGTGTTTCTGCAAGTATTTTAATTTCTTCCTGTGAAATAGAATTGTTTAAAATATCTTTCATTCTCGAACCCATACTCTTTATATAAGCATAAGTTCGAGTAGCAGCAGCATTAAACATCGCTTTTTCAGCTATAGATAATGTTTTAAATTGTTTTTTATCTATATATTTAGAGAAATCGCTATAATCTATACTTCTCAATTGAGAAGGAGATAAAACACCTGAGAGCTTACCAAATAAATACGATTGATAATAAGGAGAAATCTTTCCTAACTCTTTTCTCCATTCAACTTTATTCTTTTCAAGTAAAATCTTATCCTCAGGTGTCAATTGTTCGACTCCAAGTACATCGGCAACAATTTTTGCTAAACGAAAATCTATAATACCGAATAGTCTCTGTATTTCATTAGGTGTGAATATCATTTTGTCATTTTTAGAATTTCTTCTGTCAATTGCTTCATAATATTATTCGTTTGAGTGGCAATCATTATTTGAGCTAATCCTTCGTATCCACATTGAACTTTTGGATAACGAATTGGATCGGATACATGACGAACAATATCAGATTTCTTTGACATCTGATTGACTTCAATACCTTTTATTCTTTTGACTAAATGGTTCATCTTTACTTGTATAAATTCTTCATATAATAATCCATAGCAGGTTGAAGAATAGGATTGTCTATTGATTTATATTTATCAAATGGGTTTTCAAATTCTTCTCCTTCACTTGGAACACCTTCTTCTTGAAATTCACCAGGAACTGAACTGCCAAACATTTCTTGTTGTTGTTTTTGAGTTGCAGCCTGTTGATATACTTGATTCAAAATAATATCATTCTCAGGATCAAATTCTCTACCAGAATACTTTTTAAAGATATCTTGCATAGCAACCATACCTCCTTCAAGTTTCTTTTTATCGAGTTCTACTTGAGCCGCTTCATCTTCAACCTCAATTCCTGTAAATGCAAATTCAAAATTTTCATCAAGTTCACTTACAAGATATTCAGTAATGACATTTTCAAGAAAAATTAAAATAGGTTTGAGACCTTTCTCTCGACTATGTTGCAATCGAGCCTTTTGACCATCTTGTCCAAAAATTTGAGCTTGGTCTTTGAACTGGAACCCAAGTTCTGACGGATCCATTCTATAAACTGCACAACCTATAATAATAAGGAATTTTAACCAATCATTAAATTCCATATCACGATTGTTTTTCTGCAAGTCTATCCATTCGAGATCAATACCATTTATAACTGGAACTCTATGACTATTTTGAACTCCTCGCATCGTCTGGGTCCATGCTTGACGAAATTCATTCAAAGTAGAATTTGAAATGTTGCTATTTTTTACATTGATAAATCCTTTAGGTTGAGAACCTTGAGAAAAGAAGTTACCATTGTATTGCATTCCCCATAATATCCAAGTTATAATTTCAACGAGTGTTTCAAGTTCAGATGTACCATAACCATTCTTCCTAATATTTGAAGATTTGTTTCTTATTCCAAATCCTAACTCCCATGGATAATATAATATAGGTTCTCTTGTAATAGGATTTTTTAATATCTGATCTTCCCACACCATACAAAATCTCGGTAAATAACCTTTGAAACGATAATCTTCCAAAGATTCTTTTTGTCTTGGATCTACACTATCAAGAAAACGAATCAAAGAAGCGTCTACAGCTCTAAATTTCTGCAACTCCCAACCTCTATTTCTTACAATCTCAAAAGCAAGTTGATCAAGAGTCAAACTATCAAAAGCTATTTTCCTAACAAATGTTTGTAGATTATCAGCATTATCCCATTTTTCAGTCCAACCACCTTTTTCAAGAAACTTAACAATATTTTCTATTATCTTTTTATCTTGATTAGTTAGTTCTTTTTTAGAATCGTCATCTTTAAAAAGACCTCTCTTTCTTCGTATAGTAAACCCTTCTTTTTGTTCATCTTCTGAAAAATGGAGGAAATTTTGTATTTGTTCGATACGTGTATTTACAATTGCTCGTATAATATAAATATCTCCCATTCTCCTAAGAGTCTCAAAAGAAAGAATTCCTTTTGAATCTTTAAATCCCTTACCATTTCCAGTAAAATCATTAGGATCAAAAAATATAGATTGTATCCTACCTGAATTTGGAGTAAGTTCTCCTAAATAGAGATTTGCTTTCATTATCTCTGAAGGATCATTTGAATTTAAAGATGATTGTAATTTACTTTGAAACGCAATAGGTGCTGTTTTACGAATAGCATTCAACTCTTCTAAAGAAAGGTCTGCCAGACTCTTGATTAAGTCTGGCTTTTGACCTTGATTATATTTTTTTCTTTTTCCTCCCATTTTTCAATAATTTTAAACTGTTCCTGCAGCCTGAGTTAAATCCACATCAATAGACTTGCCACCTTCAGATGCTGTTACTTTTGCAATTCCAGTTCTCTCAGATGAAGTTGTATTAGCTGCTGCCACTACACTATATTCAGAATCACCTTTTGAAAATCCTTCTCCTGTTACAGTTGTAGTATAAGCTACAGAAATCGGAAGTCCTTCTTCTTTACCATTGACAGTTTTTGTTTTATTTGAAGTTATTGCTAAAATCTTTGATTCTCCTTCTGCAACAAAATTTAATTGCATAGGATCTACAGTCAATTGATAATTATATGAAACAACAGCTTTTGGTTGTGTTAAACTTATAGAAACTTCTTTTGAACTTTCATTTTGAACAATCTTAGCTGTGCCTGAACGAGCTGTATCTCCTGTATTTTCTGTTGCAGTAATATGTGAATTATCAACTTTCATAAAACCAGTTCCTGATACGTTCGTTGTATAATTTACATTTACTGCTGCTCCTTCATTTGTACCATTTATCTTTTTTTGTTTCTGTGAAGTAATAGTAAGAGGTAATGTTTGTCCTGAAGGATTAAAAGATAAACTTGTGGGTGTTGCTGTTAATGTATATTCATAAGTAATTACTGATGCTGCCTGAATTAAGACAATATTTATTTGTTTATTGCTTTCTTTCTGAGTAGCAACTAAAGTGCCTCTTCTTTCTGCTTCTGTAGGATTTTGTGTTGCAGAAACTGTCGTATCAGCTTGAGCTGCAAAACCTGAACCATTTACGACAACGGTCAATTCAACTGGCTCTATCTCTCCTTGAGCTTTGCCATTTATATATAACTGCTTACCTGAAGTAATTACATATTCCTCATTTCCACCTGTTGCCGGAAAATTCAATTCAGGTGTACTTGTTTCAAATGTATATCTCCAATCTTCTTGAATATCCTGAAGAATGACAGATTTTTCATTTAAACCTTCTGGATATGAAATCAATATCAATTTTGCATCAAAAGCCCATTCTTTAAATTTACCTATATTATAGGTGTGACCTGGTTCAACAACTATTCCAAGAGACTTAAAATAGTCTATATCTCCAACAACGTCTTCAGTTACGAAAACATTCAACTGACTGTCGATACCATCAGTAATCACAGTCAGTTGTTTGGAATTATCTTCTGTTGTAAATAAGAGTCTTAACATAATTAAGCTACTTCTGCAGTTAATTCGAATTTTTGAACATCATCAGCCATAACAACAATATTAAGATCCTCTACATCTGCAAGTCCAAGATCTTCAAGTGTAAATTCCATTGGCTTTGCAGAAAGAACCTTAGAGGCAAGTTCTTTTCTATCACCACGAATTTCCCCATATCGCTCTACAGATTCATTCAATGTTACCGTATTAGGGAAATATATCATTACTTCCTTACGAACAGGAACAGTTGTATTTACAGTCAAAACACAAACATCATCTACAGTCCATTTTGCTTCAACACTTACAATTTCATTCAAACCCTGAGGAGTAATCTCAAGTTCCAAACCTTTGTTTTCTGCAAATGCAACAAGTTCTTCATGCATAACAGCATGTCCTACTTTATAATTAAATCCTAATGAAAGTAACTTTGCACCAGCATCTTTATCTGTTACATTACCTGGAGCTGATATTCCTCTTATTTCAGTAATGAAAATTTTCTTTTGATTACAAACACCATCTGTTACAACAGTTACATCGATATTGTCATCTTCTTTTATAAATCTATAAAGTCTCATAATTTTTAACTTTTAAATTATTCTACGAAATTTTATTTAGAATTTCCATTTTCATCCCAATCTTTCAAAAGCTTTCTTATTCTTTCGGGAATAAAACCTGGATGAACTTTTGCCAAATTTTCTATTATCGAAAACGCTTCACGTATCATTAGAGCTTGACAAACAAGTGTTCTAAATAAAGTAAACTGATCCTGCGAATTTCCTTGTATTGTGAAAGAACACATTATATTGCCTACTATAAGAAGAATACTATAAATAATTAACTTTATAGGTAATCTTGCAAAACCATTGCTACTTAAATCCTTCTTCTTAAAATGATACCATATAGAAGTCATTGTATCTATGATAATAAAAATGACCAACCAATTAAGGAACTCCCAGTCATTCCACAAATATTTCTCTATCCAGTCCATAATTGGTGCAATTGGTATAGCTATGATGAAAGGCCAACAATAACTATACAGATATTTTCTTATATATTTTGAATTAGAAAGACGAGTCATTGTATCTTATCTTAATCATTGAACACAATCTTATACCCAGTAGCTTCTTATTTATCAGCTTCTGTCTCAGCTTTTATCTTAGCTTCTTTCTTAGCTACTTTAGCTTCGTTCTTCTTAGCTTGCTTGAGTTCTTCAGCATAAATCTCAGGAATTTCTGCTTTAACCTTACCAAGGAATTTTTCAGATCTATCCAAAACTTTTTGAAGTTCACTTTTTTCTTCTGGAGTACTTGCTTTGTCTAAATCTGACTTCATCTTATTGTATTCCATAATTGCGTCATTCAAATCGTAATTAGCGAGCTTATGACCTTCTTGTTGAGCTTTTTTGTTTCTTGCAATAAGGTCATCGAGTTCTTCATCATTACATCTCTGTACAAGAGACAAAGCATTAGAGAATACATAATCTTTTTCTACATCACCGGATTTAGCATAACTTTCAGACAATTTTTTAAGTTTGCTTGTATCGGCAGGACCACCAATTTTACCATTGTATTCAGAAATTGATGAAGCTGCAGAACCACCTCTTGAAGTCTTTCGTTCAGTCTTTGTACTTGAAGGAACTTTCTTTTCCTCTTTAGGAGTGTTACTTGTTGTTTTACTTGCTGCTTCGTTTGTTGAACCTTTCTCAGCTTCTTGCTTAGCAGCACCACGAGTACCTTTTGCTTTTGGTCTCCAACCCCTTTCTGTTTTAACGTAGACTTTTCCACCATAAGTCTTTTCTGTACCAATAGGGAGAGCTTTTGCTTTTTCAATCGCATCTTTGTCTGCACAACAAATACCTGCAATACCTTTCAAGATATTCAAAGGTGTCTCTCTATATTTGAAAAGAGCTTCGTTACTTGTAGATTTAAAAATACCATCAGGTATCTCTATTGGCTCACGTTGATTTTCTCTGTAATAAACCAGACTTTTAGTCAAGTCGTTTTCAACTACAATCGCCTTTTGCAATAAAGAGTATTCAACAGCTCCACAATTTGTTTCAAATTCATCTATTTCACCCTTCTTAGACTTTTCAATAAGATCTGAAGTAAAGCGACTCACTTGCTTTTCTGAGAAACTTTCGTAATTGTTCTTAGCAATAAATTTATCGAACTCTTCTCTTGTAAATTCTTTTATGTCCATAGATTAACTTTTATAATTTACGTAATTCTTCATTTTAATGCATAAAAATAACCAGAATTTCACATATCTCAAACAATTCTTTCGTAATTCTTATTTTATCCTACTAATCTATCTTGATAAGACCTTTCTTCGTATACTCTTAGACTATTATAACATTTCTCAATATTCCTATGATTTTCAATAATAGAAGTGATTTCGATTAAATCATCCAATCTTTTATCTAAATACAATTTATACAGGATTTTACAAGTTTTTCTCAGTATTATTTCTTCACTCAAATCATTGATATCTATATTTGTCAATTCTCTTTTAGCTCTATAATAAGCTCTATAATAAACGTCTTTTATCAACTCTTTAAATTGTTCGTATTCATTTCTTGCCTTTTCACCATTATAACCTTTTGAATCGTAGATTAATTCTTTGCTTTTGTGTATAGAACCTATTCTTCTTTCTACTTTAATATGAAAATGTTCCAATATAATATTTATAGCTTCGTTTAGAGATTTTCTATCTTTTGGACAAATTATAGTTTTAGTTCTTGTTCCCTTATATATCCTGATTTGTTCATCGATTTTCGTCTTTTCTTTGTAATTAAAATATTTCTTCAATTGAGGTATTCTTTCACTTATCTTCTTGAATTTATGTAGGATTTCTCTTACTCTATATGTTGTCAAATATGTTTGTTCTGCTATATACTCTACACTCTCATAATGTTGAAATTTAGAAGCTCTTCTTTCTGCTGCATCCATAGGATTCTCATCCTTCTTTGGACTGAGAACACCTAATTTCATTACACCGTATCTTGTTCTCATTAAACATTCCATCACTTCAAGCTCTTCTATACCAAAATGATAGAGCTTGTCTTTTATCTTGAACGTTGCTCTCATAGCATTTGTAAGATTGTGATAGTAAAGCATATTATCGTGATATTTACCATTTACTTTACTTTTCTCATCAGGTAATAAATCTTGTTTTAAGATTTGAATATACCAACCATCACTATCTTTTCTCCAAGATATGTATTTATAGGTGTAAATGAATTCTAAAAGTATTTTCGAAACTTTATCAGTAGATATCATTAACTCAGTAGAAACGAGTTTGATAAAGTCTTTCTTTGATTCGAAACTTCTACAAGGATAATGTTCAACCATTCCGGCTGACATCATACAAATTTTGAAAATATTTTTTTTAATTAAATAATTCATATAATTTATTTTTTTTTGGATGCTGTAAAGATAAGAAGAAATTTTTAATTACCACCTATAAAAAGAAAAATCTGAGTAACGCTTTACTCAGATTAATTTCTTATCCAAAAAAAAATAAAAAAACGAACCATCTAAAATGTGTATGTTTTCTGAATGTAAAGATACGACCTTTTCTCAAACCTACAACCGCTATCATTCAGTTCTCCGTCCCTCTCTGCTTTTCTATTTCTTCATCTATTAATTCTTTTGTCTTCTTTAAGGAAAATGAATGTGCAAATCCACAACCGTTTTCATCTTCAGCCTCCCAAACAATTCTTTTCTCAGGAGGATAATAACCAATACAAGTCACAATATAACCTCTGTAAGAATATTTACCTGCTCTTATTTTCTTCAATTTATTCATATCCGTTCAATTCCACTATTCATGCGGGTTTGCGATTTTTGTTAATCTATTATATAACATATACTATGTAATTAGGATTTCTCTTCATTCTTATATCCTAATATAAAATATAAAGAATATTAGACTCCTTATCCTATAAGGAATATATTAGATTAACAATTTTCGCAATCCTGCATAAATAGGAGGTTTAAAGCTTATGCAGGATTACTTCAACAATTTATGATGATGTGTTTTAAAATTATCAATATTGTTTAGTTAATTGAATACCGATAATTTCTGTTTTATGTTCACGCTCTATATTGATAAGGACAAAACGCTCTTTTTCATTTAACATTTCAAATTCTTTTAGAATCTTATCAAGAGAAACTTTACTGACTACAACAAATTTACTTTTTTCTGTTTTGTAATAATATTTGTTAGATTCAGTTTTATAAAATTTAACTCTACTACCTTCACCGCTTCTATCATAACGTGTTATACAATACGTTCCTCTATTAGGTTCAAATCCTATAAAGAATTCATCTGTCTCAAAATAATCCAATGTAGATGAATTCATTACTTGAGCATCGAATAAATACATTTCAGCATTTCTATCGATTTTACTATCGTCTTTACATGAAACTAAAAGTATTAATAAACCTAAAATTGCAAAAATTAATTTTTTCATAATGATTGTGTTTTAAAAATATATTATTCTTTTGACCTATACAATTTCATATTTAATTCCTCTTCTCTGATGCTCTCTAAATTATATCCATCTACATCACAAATATGATATAATACAGACACTTTCTCATAATGAATATTCTTATGATATGTAATCTCTACATCAGTTATAATTTTCTCTACACAAGAACCGTTTTCTTTAAGATAAATATGTTCTCCAACGGTATAATAATATCTATTAAATATAGATACTGTGTTGTTATTCATATTTTTAATCTCCTTTCTCTTTTATTCGTTGTGAAACATCTTTATTGACTTCGAGTATCTCATCGAAAGAGGGGATAGGTATATAAGCCTTTATTGCATTATTTTCATAAAATGTAAAAGGATAACCCCTATATCTTGCAAACTTATCCCAGCATTTAAAGAAGTAAACAATAGCAATAATATTCCCATCAGTCACAACGTAATATCCGTCTTTTTCCGGGAGTCCTTCTTCAATACTTATCCACGGAGATTGTTTTGCCTGCCAATCTGCACCAGCTTCAAATGCATTTGCCGCTATTATCCTTATACCCAAATCTGAACCTGGATAATTATCATCAACATATTCCTTTGCTACTTCTTCTACTGTCTGTTTCATATTTAGTCAATTATTAAAGAATTATGTATTTTCACAATTTGGTTAATTTCAATGTGACTACGAAAAGTATTAAGGTCTTTAGCAATTATACCTTTTGCAGCTTGAATGTGAGTTAGGTTATTCTTGAGACGTTCTTTTTCTGTCAACAATTCCCATTCCTCTGTTCTATATGGTAAACTGTATTCTTCATCGAATTGAACGCCCTGAATAGTGAATGAGACATAAAATTTATGTATTTTCAACATGATTGTCTTTGTTATTTAGTTTCTTAACTCTGTTACGTTCCCATTGTGCTCCTTGCATCCAAGCTCCATAAATATTAGGATGAATAGAATAAGACTCATAATTTGGCACTGACTTAATGATATCTTCATCACAAAGGATTGGAGAGATCATTTTCTCTTGTTCTTTATCTTCAATCATATCTTTTCTTTATTAAGGATAAATCAATTAAATAAACGAATCTAAACATGTAAAGAATTAGTTTTCTTCTCCATATTCTTCGTTATATTTACCAATCTCTTCATTTAGAAGTTTCTTATAGACTGCAGCATCTTCATAACGTTCTTCTTGAATAGCTTTATTACAGTAGAAATGTAATTGGTCTATGTATCTAATTCTATCTCTCCTATCAATCTCTCTAAAGTAGAATTCAATCTCAAAGAACAAATCTTTTATAAAATCGTAAATCTTTCTTAGAAGAAATGTCATTGTAATTAATACAATTAAGATACAGAATGTTGATATTGCTATTGTATTCATCGTAGACAATATGTTACATATTCAACCAACCAATTGACTATCTGTATCGCTGCGAATAACGAAACTACTCCAACTATCAAAGCAACACAAAGCCAAAATCTAATCCAAATTTCACGATAATCAGATTTCAATACATACTTACCAAAATTTCCATTAAAGAAATTAATCAACTTTTTTTTCATTTTTCTTGAAATTACGTTTATCTTCTAATTTACCTTCACCCCAAATCTTCCATACTCTATGAACGTTTGTATAGGAACAATTGAGTATCTTACAAATCTTGTAATGTGACCAATTAGGATGATCTTTGAACATTTGAAGAATTTGTTTTGATTGTTCACCTTTCGGTGCTTCAAGTGGTTCTTTGGTTCTTTTCTTTGATTTTTCTTTAAGAGCAGCTTCTTTTGCCTTAATTTCTTCAATACGTTTCTGTTCTGCTTGATTTACAAGTTCGAGAAGTTCTTCTTTCTTATATTTTTTAACATTTTTGATACCAAGTTCTTTTGCTCTTTTTCTCAATGCTTCTACAGTTACGATTGTTTCCATAATTTTTATTTTTAAGTTGTTAATTATTTGTTCTTTTCTTATACCTAAAGATACCAACTTTTTATGTCACTGGCAACAGTTTTGTGTAAATTTTTCTTTTTAATTTAGAAAGTATAAGAAAGGTTCATTAGGACTGTACCTTGTTCAGACTCATTCTCTACTTCGAGACTGTAAGAATTTACATAACAACCGAAATTCTTATAGGAACTTCCCAAGGCCTTAATAACTGTATCAACCATCTTTTTAGCCTTACTGTCCAGGCGTCCTTCATTCTTACCAGCGCCACGTGAAGTATAACCAGCGAACTTAATGAACTTGAACTTACCGTCAGACACGAGTCTCAAAATGATAAAACCTAAATGAGAAGCAACCTCTTTGTTAGGCTGGTTCACGATGAATTCTTCTATCACCAAGTGTAGTTTTTCAAGTACAGTCTTCAAGTCATTGAATATTGACTCAGCAACATTCATATTAGCAGTGTATTCCTCACGCATACGTTCAAGGTTTGCTATTTCATTGTCGATTTTAGCGTTGTACTGGCTTCTTAAATCTTTCACAGTTTTCATATCCTTTAATGTTTTTAAATTATTAATCGTTGTCCTTTTTGGATGTCTAAAGATACACCTTTTATTTGAGATACCAAACTTTTATGTCAAAATTTTTCGTTTTCTTTCATCATCCGTCAGGATGCTGGTAGTGTTACTTATGAATTAAGAGTAAGTACAACTCCTTCTTCCTTATTCTGGGATGCAGACGATACAACTACACTTGCTCCAAGAATTGAAGGAGTATTCAGAACTACGATAAATGGAAATGTAACTTCTCGAGTTGTCACAAGCTCACTCTCAAATATAAGAATAGTTTCACAGGATGATGCAGCAAGATATAATTATACAATAGAAATCGCAGCAGGTCCAACTGTTAGAGTAACACCTAATACAATAGGAATATATGCGGGCTCTTTCGTAATAGGAGCGAGTTATTTAGGATATGATAATACGACAAACGTCACATTAAATCATGGAACGTAAAAAGGGAGTCTTTAGACTCCCTTTATGTAGTGTATTGCAACGCCGTGAATGTATCGCGATAACTTGAGGCTTCATTTATATAAGCACTGATTTCCATCATATAATCAACGCCGGAGTCATTTGTTCCTTGAGGAACGACCGAGAATGTATCTCCATTCTTACTATAATTGAAATCACCTGTATCACCTGAATAAGTGTGAGTATAAGAAACCGGAGTTTGGGAAGTGACTTTACCGTTAACAATCGTGCGTTTTTCAGCCGTGATTGTAGTATATCTTCTATCGTATTCATCTCCGTTCCAACTTGTACTTCCAGGGCTAAAATAAATGGTGTAGTCATAAGTAACACTACCAGCATCCTGACGGATGATGAAAGAAATACGATTTATATTCTCCTCCTGAACAAAGTACCAATAATCTGTTCGAGAACTTGTATTCGTATTTTCGTTGACATTAAACGTCACATAACTTGGATAACCACTTGTATCAACAGAAGAAAAATTAACTATATCTTGTTGTACAGAATAGCCTACTTGTTGAGTTTCACCCGTACTCTTTCCATTGATATATTTCGTCTTATAGGAAGTAACATCTATTTGAAAACTTCCACCTGTAGCACCAATAGACTTACTTGATGCACTACGATCAAAAGTATATTGCCAAGTGACTGTCGCTGCAGCTTGATTTACTGTAAAGAGTGCTGTCTTACCACTTTCAGCTTGAGTAAATATGTCTGTTTCACTTCTATCGTATTCGTTAGTATTCTCAGGACAAATTATATCAACATAATTAGGAAGTCCACTTCTATCAATACGATCAAAATCATATCCACTATGATAAGCAACTGTTACATCAACTGGTTGAGTTTCTCCTGTGTCAATTCCACCTATATACTTTTTTTTGTAAGATGTTATATTGACTCTAACAGATTCACCTGTATTTGCTACGTTAGCACTGGTCCTATCAATTGAGAATATATATTCCCAAGATTCGGCACCAATAACATTATCCATAATAGGGATTTCATTTTGAAGACAAGATCCTGTGACTACAGCTAAAGAAGTCTCTTCAATCTCCTTTCGTGTTAGAAGAACGTCAGCTCCATTGGCTCCTGGGAAAGAAGAGATTTTATCATGTATAAGATTTTTCGTTGCTAATTCTTTACTCATATTTCATCTTTTTCAATAAACGAATAAAAACATCATCTATAAAGCATTTCACCAAGAGTTTTCATCTTGATATTACGTCTTTCTGTCACATTCATATATTTAGGATGATCAAGATTTTCTTTGTTTAGATAGTCCACATACACTTGCCATGGTATCATATAAACTCTACCACAATGAAAAGTCATTTGAAACATTTTCCATAGAGGTTTGTCTTTATCTATGGAGCGTTGTTTTGATTGATCTTCTTCACTTTCTACTACAAAACCTTCGACAAGTTTCATTTTACCAAACCATGACATATTATATCCTGGAATAAGAACAAGAACATCTTCTGCACCATACTCAAGATATTCTTCAATTTTAGAGACTTCGTCTTCTGTAATAAGAAGTCTTTCTCTTAGTTGTTTAAGTGTGAGACGAAATGCTTTCATCTCGTCTACACACCAACTGATACCTTCTTTATAGGAACATTTTATCATACTTCTTCCTTTATATTCCAGTTGTTTGTATCTTGAAAATCTTATTCTTTACCCAGTCTATCTCTTCCTGTGTAAGGGTACGGTTGAATAAGAGGAAGTCAGAATGGCAGCCGATATACCCTCCTTTCAACTGTCCACCTATAAGCAATATATCGCCATCTGATGAAGTGCCCACACCAATAATTTTTCCGTTATAAGATTGCTTTGTCTGGTAAGTTATACCACTCTTACCTATTAAATCATCAATGTTAGTGCTTTTTGAAAATGAAAATGTTTCACTATTTAACGCAACATTAACCTTCTCAAAAACAAATGCACAATTAGGCCAAATATTACCTTTAGTAATAAATACTCGATTGCCCTCATTCTCAAACCAAGTCCTATCCGCAATAACAGTATAATCTGTCAATATAGGCTGATTGTAACTTATACAGTATTCTTTACCACTATAACAGAGCTGATTAGGATAATCTGGAATTTCTGTTACTCGAATATATTCATTATCTCCAACTATACCTTCAAATATAACTTCTGAAACATCAGTTAAATCATCTTGAGCTGGAATAATATTTTCACCATTGTAAAGTCTAACAGTCGCAACAATATCATTATTTGCTTTTCTATAACGAATATAATAAAATTGAGTAGTATTATTAGTTTCAAATAATAACTTACATTCTTTATTATTCCAATAACCTATACTAATACGAGCTAAATAAGTACCACCCTTTTTTGCTACTTCAAAGCCATCAGAAGAAACAGTAGTAGCATTTCTTGTATTTGTAAAGTCTTGTTGATACACTCCCATTCCGCTATTCAACTTCCCTTGAAACCCATACATATAAGCATCAAGTCCATTTCCACTGAAATCTTTAAGAATAGAAGTAGGGAGCTGAGTTATGGTAATGTTACATTCTCCCAAAACAGTACCTTCGATAATAAAACTATAACCGTTTTGAATATGTATTTTATTTACGCCATTGTGTAAATTAATAAATTCATAGAGAGAATTTTGGAGATTAATAGCAACTCTTAATTGAGCATCAGAAGTCATACCTTTAATATAAAGAACTAAGTCGAAGTCTGTATGTTTAAGAACAAAACTAAATATATTTCTTCGTAAAACAAGGATGTTAGTTATGGTAATTTGCTTCTGACTATCAATAGTTGCTTCGCCATGTGTAGTTTCAATACTGCCTTTAGTAAAATCCTCAGCATAAGATTCTATCACATCATACTCTGTGAGTTTCTGTTTTCTTGGAGAATACCAGCACACAAGAGCAGACTTCAGGTCAGGTGGCCAAATGACACCTTGACCTGTATTTCTTCTGAATGGTATTCCAATTCCATTTCCTATTGCTCTCATATCACCAACCAATATTAAGTTCAGCAGTTGTTCCATCCATAATAACTTCCTTAATTAAATAAGGAATAGGAACTCCAAGATTTGCACTGACTTCTGCTTCAGTGATTAAATATTCTTCACCAAGAGAATTTGCAAGTACAACTTTAATCTCTCCTTCACTCGTAGGAATTACAAAAAAGTTATCAGGTCTATAATCTTCATTCTCTTCGAGCATCATTGGAGTGATGTTCTCAGTCAATGCACCAATTGTGATTGCTCTTGAAATTGTAAGACTTGAAACTTCACCACCTCTATTTACTATTGCTGTCCTATTATAGGAAATATTTCTTTTTGTCATAATGATTATATTTTTAAATTGATTTATTCTATTATTACATCCACATTACCACTTAGAGAAGGTAATTCATTAATCAAAGAAGGATCTTGAATTAATTGACAATTATCAAGCATTGCAACTGAAAGATCCATTCCCATTCCAAACGCTTCGTTAAACTTGATAGACAAATACGATTCCATCGTACTCCAACTAAAGCGAACAGTTGCATTGTTAAAGATACTTCCTTTCTTTTCGATTATCTTTATATCTATTGCATTAGAGTCAGCAAAAAAGAAGAACGACAACCATTGATAATTATTATTTCCTTCTCTTCCACTTAACGTTATTATTCCACTAAACGGAACTTCAGATGATTCGACAAATCCATCTATAAGACGATAAAAAGTGTTTTGATCAAAGTTAGTATATCCAACTCTCACTCTTGTACGAGTCACAATGAACTCTTGTTCAGTGACTGTAAACTTTGCTTCTGAATTTGTATAAGAAATCACCCAACGTTTATAATAAGGTGTATTTTGAGCATTATCTCTTGTACTGATTGTTGTAAGAACAAATGAGAATTGAGTATTATTCGTATAATTACAATAATATGCTACTGCAGGTAAAGATCTAAGACTTACTTCTTTCGACCCTTCCATTATACAAACACAATTTTGTTTTGAAAGTCTCAATGCAACTTGTTGCAATTGATAAAGACTACCAAAAGCATTTATAATATCTTGAGAGTCTGCACCTGTAGAGAGTTGTTGAACAGCATAAGGAATTGTAACACTATTAACAAGACCAAACTGATTGAATGTTTTTGTCAAAGATGCAGAAGCTCCATTTAGAGTAAATGTCCAAATCCAGTTATTATTATTATTATTATAGGAGATTTGAGCAAATCCTATTGTCCATGATGTTGATGTGAAAGTAGCATTAAAGTTCACAAACGAATAAGCATTGAGTGACGATTGATCTTCTCCACTACTCTTACTTCCTATATAAGGAGTCATTCCATTGACAATACTTTGACAAATCAATTTGAAGTTCTCTTCTCCTCCAAATGCAGCTAATATCTCAGTAGATGAAGAATTTGCATTTAAATTGGTCACAGCAGAAGGAATTAAGACCATTCCTCCTACCTCATTGTTTAAGACTTTTCCAACAGCTTCGTCAATTTCTGTTCCAAGCCATTTACTGTTATAATCGGCCATATTATACTAAAATTTTTGTGAATATTCTTGGTTGTAAAGATAACAATTATTTTTAAATAACTGTTGCTTTTAAGAAAAGATTTATTTGTACAAAAAAAAAAGAGGTGCAGACAACACCTCTTTAAATCAATATTTAAACAATGGAAATCAAATCATTTCAAGTATAGAGCTAAACATTGTTCTCATACTGTTGTAATTCTCAAACAAATAATTGACCATTGAGAAAGGAATAGAAGTTTCTTTGAAACTTTCCATATAGTACTTGTAAGTAAGACAATCTTCTATAACTTCTCTGTCTGGACTTTTATTAACGACCAACGGTGTATGTGATAGGATTTCATTTTTATAATAGATTGAATCTGATTCCACTTTATCTTTTAAAAGAGGAAATAATCTTTCTGCTCGTCCAAAAGAAAACGAAATTCTTTCCTCTTTGTATATCTTCTTTCCCTGCATTTGACCTATCTCAGTCAATTTAATAAAAATGTGTTGAATGACTTCTTCTTGTTCAACATATCCATATAAGACTTTTGTTTCCATAATATTCTTTATTTAAATTTCTTCTGGAGATTTGATATACCATTCTTTTTTTCTAATTTTTGAAAGAATTTCCTCTCTATCAAGTTCAACAATTTCGTGTTCCCAATAATCATATCCAAAAATCTTAGATTCATTTACTGCATAGAGAAGAACAACTTCTTTATCTTCGTTTATATGAAGAACTTCACCTCTTAATAATTTTCGTCTTGCCATAATAATCAAACTTTAAATTCCAAACACATGATAACTTACAACACTAATTAGAACCATTGAGATAGCAATTGCTATACAAATATCACCTTGATCTACTTTTGTCTTCATAATCGTCATTAATTATATCGTTCTATACTTACAATTTCTGCTCCATATTCATCTGCAATGCTTTGAATGTCTTCGACAACTTGTTTCCAAGAAATCTCAAGATATACATCGTAATAGACACAATCATTAATACCATTGTCAAGTGTGTAGTCAAATCTTTTTATTTCCATAATCTTGATGTTTTTTAAGTTAGTAATCTGTTGTCCTTTTTGGATATCTAAAGGTCCACTTTTTATCAATATGGTCCAACAATTTGATCAATTATTTTCAAATGTTTCTTTCCAAGCTTCACGACAAGCAGCATCCATCTTATATTCCATATTTTCATAATCAGAACATTCTTTGGTTGCTAAACCTGTCACATCAACATAAAGTGTTCCATCCTCATCACACTCAACAATGAACCAACCATCATTATACATTACATAACCATCTTCGTAAATAGTTTGGATGAGTGTACGACCGTCTTTCATTGTAGAAGAAGCTAACTCATAAGGATTAGAAATTGTACCTTGTTCAGCTTGATTAATACGAGCCATAGCTACCAAACAAACTTCAGCTAATCTTCTACGAGACGAAATATTGTCAACATAACGATGAGTTGCTACTGGTTTACTGAAATCTAAATTCTTATAATATCTATGACCTACCATAATGATGATGTTTTAATTGGTTACTTATCTCTTCTTTTGATGTTGTAAAGATACACCTTTTTGACCACATGTACCAACGATTTCGACCAAAAACTTTAGATTATTTTGTACACACCTCTATCATATCTTTCTATTCGACCTAATGCTACTTGTTTTGTTAAGAAAGCGTCAATTATACTCCTTGAATATCTTGGATGTATATTTAGAAGTTGTTCTAATTTACCAATGAGAACTGTACGTCTTATAGTGTCGCCTTTCTTCTTGTCTTTAAGAAGAGATTCGACTAATTCAGTATTTGTCATAGTTTTCATTCGTTTATTAATAGATGAATAATATTTTAAATAGCTAATTTAGTCTTTGCTTTCAAATCATATTTATCCCAGATTTCCTTAGCATGAGATTTAACATAATTTACAACAGTTCTATGGTCTGCTAAATTCATATCAAAGATTTTATTACCTTTCTCACAATATAATATTAAAGTAGTGTTGTTAATATTACCAATTTCTTCTCCTTGAAAATAGATTGTTGAAATAATTCCACTTCCTGCAGCTCGTTCAAGTCTACTTGCTCTAAAGACTACTTTAGATGTAAATTTAATCTTCTTCATAGCTTTTCAAAATATTAATAATTTCTTCCTGTTTAGTCTTACTAAGCTTACTCCAACTCAAATCTACCTTGAAATTATCTGAAACTAACGATACCGTAGCAGGACCATTTTTCATAGGATTATAGAGTATCTTATCTGCCTCGAGTGTATTAGTAGGAAGGTCAATAAGACCAACAGCAATACCTTTTCTCATTCTCTTTTCTACTTCAATTAGAATTGGTGTAATTTCTTTTGATGTCATAATTCTATTGTTTTTCTTATGCCTAAAGATACGCCTTATCTCTTGACCATACAACAGATACCAAGGTTTTATCTCCAAATTAATGCTTTTTAATACAAAGAGGTCTCGAACTTTTGCTTTTTAGACAATCATTCGAGACCTTTCCATCCTTAGAATAACTAACCAACTTAAAAACCGCTTCTAAAGAACATCCTTTCTTATCGATAATGAAACAATTTGTTACTCAATACATTCTTCAACAGGCATATCATTGATAGAAATCATTGTCCATTGATTATCTTTGACGATCCATTCTGTAGAGATAATCTTTCGACCTGCAATGATTTCTTCATCAACTCCTCTCTTACTCCAAGTAGAAGATTCTACTCTTGTTGTCCACTTTATACCGTCAGTGAACAGCTCAACTCGAGGAAGTTGCATTTCATTGACTCTCTTAAATTCTTTAAATGCTTTATTCGTCATAATCTCTTGGTGCGTTTAATAAGTTATAAACTACAAGTATCATCACTATCACGTAGACTATCGCTAATATTATTCCTATTGCTATCATACTGTTCTCTCCATTTCTTCTTTTCTTCATCAATACGCTTTTTCTCTTTACGAGCCTTTTCACAGGCCGCCCGTTTCAAACGAGCATTGCGAACAAGTCTTATTAAGTAACATCACTTTCTTGTGAAATTCACCGTTAATTATTATACCGTCTTCTATATTCATATCAAATACAATTACTTATATAAGTTCTTTTATCAATCATTCCATTTTCCGATTCTTCCACAAGCTCAAAAAATGTGAAAATGGAACAAACGTGTTCTTCGATTTCTATACATATACCATCAGCCGGATAGTATTCACATGAAACACTATCGTTCCAATCGATGTGTTTTAGAGCTTCTCTTGCTATCTTATCACAAGCTGAAAGGTAGTCTGAATATTTATTGACAGCTATTTTTATCTTGCTTAATATCTTATTATTCATATTTTATTTATAGTTTTAAAATATTCATCACTTTAATCCACAAAACTAAATAACTTTCCCAATAGTCACTAAATCTGAAATAGTACCAACTCATCTTTATATACCATATAGGAAGATAAATGAGAAACAAAACAAACCACAATGGTGTTAATAACCAACGAAGTATTAATTTTACTCTATCCATCCTAATCTTTTTAGCCTCTTTCTAAAATTCTTTTCATTAAGAGCTTGTTCATAATAACAATCAGGTTCTATAACCGTTTCAGTCTTAGTTACAGGAAGTCCATTCAAACCAATAGCAACTTTATGTATAATAGAAGCTCTTTTGATTTCTCCTGTCTTTCGATTAAAAGAGAATAAGATATGTCCTGGATTTCTTTTAATCTTATTAATCAACTTGTATTCTGTTTGTTGTTTCTGTAGATATTCTATCTGCTCCTTAGAAAGATTATCTTTTGTTACAATAGGTACTATATCCATAATCATATTGAAGATTTATTTTTATTCTTACCACGATAATTATCAGTAAAAGCATGACAATTTGGACAAAGCAATTGCAAATTCTCTATTCTTAAATCATTCTTAATTCCATTTATATGATGCAATTCCAAAGCAATAGGTTTACCCATCCATTCTGTATTTCCACAACATTCACATTTATATTCTTTCCTATGTTCTTTTAATAATCTATATTTTAAACAATATGTACTTTTATAAAAAGAATTCTTTATTAAAATAGTTTCTAATGATTGTACTCCTTTTACAGGTTTATATCTATCCCCTTGATTCCAAGCTTGTCCAGTCATGTGAGATGTGTCTAAGTTAAATTCTTTAATCTTACGCTTTACAGTTTCGTAGTTACTACCGATAGATTTAAGTCCTATCTTTCTCATTACATCTGCATAAGATAAACTGGTTCTTACTGCTTCGATAAATTGTCTATCTGTCCATTTTCTTCCACTCATCATCTTTATATATCTTAAATCCAAAAAGTCCTTAGAACGACTTCCATTCACTTAGGATTGTATTCTCAGTCAATTCCACGAATAACAATCAAGGACCTCTTGGACTTTTTAGAGAAGTATATCGACACTTTTATAATAAATGTATAATCAAATAAGAGGAACCTTTCACCTCACGACATTTCTGAAGGGCTTTTTTGTTCAAAATGTAAAAACTGTGTTGTCGATATACTTTCTCTTGTTTTGTCAACCTACCTTATGACATTGGCTACGTTTATGAAGGTATACGGCTCCTTTTCGTTACAACTAAACGTGTTTCTTTTGTTTCAGATTAGAGATTCTTTCTTTGAGGTCATCTCTAAAACGGCTTTCGTTTTCGTGAACACATGCATTCATACATTGTGAATAAACTCTCTTAAGAAATCTCTTTGTCAATCTTTCTATTCTTGTCATTTTTAATTCTCCTTTTTTGTTTTAATTATTGTCTAAAGATACCAATTTATCTATTGTCTTGACCAACTTAGCTACTGTATTTTCACCATCTTTATCACTCAAGAATATATCTTTAAGTCCTTCGTAAGCTATTTGTACTCGAGGTATATTTAGAGGATGAACATTTGTAGTATTAGGTAGTATTTCTTGACTACTCGTCATCATATCTTTTATGATCGAATCCTTCTCTTGTAGTTTGGCTTTAAGACAAGCAATCTCTGTTTCTAAATCTACTATACGACCAAGCAAATCATCAATATTCTTGGTCGTCTGACTCAATTTTAGCTCATCTATAATCTTTGTATCTTTGGTCTCTTTTTCTTTTTCAACGACTATATTGTATCCTTTTTCTTTGTTATATTCGTTTATCTTATTGATGAACGATTCTTTCTCTTGATTACTTAGTCGTCCTACTTTAGAACTTCTTTCAAGTGGTGTTAGAGAGTTTATATCTTTTGCTATACGATCACCTTCGAGTGTATTGATTAGTGCTTTACCGTCTTTGAATGTGACTATTGTTCCTCCATTCATTCGACCATCTTTATCTAAGAACTTGACGATAGTTCCTACTTGTATTCTTTTATTCATATCTTGATGTTATTAATGTATTCTTGTCTTTTCTCTTCTGTGTCAAAATTAGATGTTCTACCAATTCTATCATAAGACAAAATCCTCATTTCACCTTTCTCATTCCTCGATATAACCGTCTTCACAGCTACATCTTCTCCATGACCAAAGTCAATATTAACGATTAAGTCACCTTTCTTAATTATTATAACATCCTTATCCATTGTTCAACGCTTTTATTAGTCTCTTTCTTGTATGATGTATCTTTGATTTGATTGTTCCATCAGGCATATTAAAGATTTCACTTAACTGGTCATATTGGTATCCATTCATATATCCAAGTAGCAGTCTTTGGCAGATATAATCTGGTTCTACTTCTCTTACAATTCGTAGAAGATTATCATAATCATCGATTCTTTCGTCTACACTTTGAACATCTTTCATCCACTCCTTATTCTCTTCATCATAGGATTGGTCTTGTCTATATGATTTCGTTCTACAAGTGTTTATAAACGAATTTCTTAGAATGGTGTACAACCACTTTCTTACCTCGACCTTATTTCCTTCTTTGAATTGTTCTTTATGTGTCAACGCCTTCATTATAGCATCTTGGACTAAATCTTGAGCATCGTCTACATTATAAGTCCATGATAATGCACAACGATAGAGTAGTTTGTATTCATCTTGGACTACTTGGTCTATTATATCGCTTTTATCTTTCATTCCATTGAATTAAGCATCTTTTGATACCTTTCTATTCTATTAGAGAGTATTCTAATGTTGTGTTCCATTAAAAATATAGGACCTTCAAAACTCAACCATTGGTCTATATCTTTTCTCGTTTTGTCTATAAGAGACATCAACTCTTCTTTTGTCATTTCTTTCATAATTCGTAGTCTTTTTATCTTTCATTGCCTAAAGGTCCACCTTAATATTCTATATGACAACATTTCGACCATAATTATTGTCCTTCTTTTGACTAAAAGTTGTACCACTATTTTCCATTTTTCTTGATACATTTATAAGATTAATTAATAGGTCGATACATGTGTTAGAATAGATTCTCGTTGCAGTAAAACACCTAAATTAAGTTATTATAATTTCTTTCCATTTTTATTGACTAAAAAGTTGGTGAATAATATTTATCACAAACCTTATTCACCCATAATACATGATTAAAAGGATATTTATTTATTGAGTTGTTTAAGTCTTTGTAGGACTTTATTCTTTAGATTTACATCTTCTTCTATTATAGTTGCTTCTGTAGCTGATGATTTCATTTCGTCTAAGAACTTTTCATTCTCTTGTTCCAGTTCATCCCAGTTATATTGTTTAATCATATCTCCAGGTAACATGATTGCTTCTTGTCCTAATATGTTCTTATTGAAGCCGTTAAAGTCTTTATACCAAGAGGTCGCTAATTGATGTATCATTATTTCAGGTCTTATTCCTGACTTTGCAGACACGAGTCCAATTATGATACTATTGATAGGTATATCACGCATTATTCTACTTATGTTTTCCTCTCCATGAATAGTAGCATTGATATCGATTCTACCGTCTACTGTGAGCTTGAGTTCGTTTCCTTTTACTTCTTTTCTTGCTTGTTCAAGTAGGTTTCTTATTTCTCGAGACATTGTCAATGCTTTTGTTTCGAGTCCTCTACCAATATAGTCTTCATATTTAAGTAGAAGGTCTGTCAACATATCATTTATAATCTCAAGTCTTCCTGCTTCTGTTGCGACTCTGTATTTGTCTGATTTTAAGGCGAATTTAGCTTGTCTTTGTTCAATTAGAGATTTGTTCTCATTATAGAATTTTGCTAAATCTGCATCGTCTAAATCGTATCCTTCTCTCTGTTTTATAGTCTTTCTTACGTCTTTCACAGAGTACATGGACCCGAATAGATCAAGAAGTGTAGGTGTTAATTTAGCAAGAGCTTTCGATTTGTTATTGTATAAATCGAACGTATTCAGGTATTTATTTCTTGCTCTATTGTATTCACCAAGTAGAGGCATAAGTACTTTTGCTCGTATCTCTTGTGCATCTTTGATTGAATCTTCTGATGCTCCTCTATTCTTCATTACTCCTTTGGCATTCACGTATTTAAGATCAATAGAATGTAGAGTTCCATTTCTTCCTTCATAGGTTAGAAATCTATCAGGACATTCATCTATTTTCCTACGTGCCTTTTCGTATTCGATATAAATATCTTGCATATATTTTGATGCAATCTGTACGAAATCAGGAGCATCCTTCATTATGTCTTCTCTTGTAGCTTCACTCATCTTTGGACGAATTTTAAATTTATTCGTAAAGATACGACAAAAATTTATTGTTAGCAATGGGGGTGATTATATATCAATACCAGATATCGTTCATCAATGATATCTCTTCTATTACTTCCTCTGTTTGTGTAGACGAACATTCTAAAACTTCATCTTCATATTGTTCTTTAGTCTCTTCCATAATCTATACGAATTTGAAATCAACGTTTATACTTTTAATCCAATACGATTTACATAACGGAGATTGTATTAAAATTTTTATGGATTTATCTGCAACCTCACGTATCCAGCCTTCAACTGAATTTTCAAATGAAAGAACAATCTCATCATCATTTTCTTTTTCAATATAGCCAACTATCATTCCTTTGACTAAAAATTCTTCTGAAGGATATTTAAATACAACAACTTCTTTACCTAAGTTTTCTTTACAAAATTGCTTTGCTGACTTTTTACTCATGGTTATAATGTTTATAAATTAATTCTTGTGCATTTCTTATTTCCAATTCACTTCTTAGAGGTTCAATATTCAACACTCTTACTTGAGTCAAGTAAGGCTTGTCGTTATTGAATTGAACATTCTTCTTTGCATACACTTCTATTTCGACAAGATAGAAGGTCAAATCCTTTTCTATTACTGGTTCGTAATCTACAGAAAAGACTGAAACTTTATGTCCATTGTCTAATGCATCTCTATACTCAAGAACATAATTACATACGAAACTACCGTTTTCGTTATAAGTCTTGGTAATCTTTCTCTGATAGATGTTGGCTATTATTTTCTGTATCATTGTAGTCGTTATTAGATGATCTTACTTCTATACATGCATTCTTGTCTTCGTATGGACAATTTTGTCTGTGAATACATTTCTCACATACTTGAAAGAAACTCTTCTTTACGTCTGTAATCATTCTTGGCATTTCTATACATTTTTAATTGTTTAAAAAGAGAGTCGTTTCAAATTGCAGAAATTAATAAATAGGTGTTGTTAAACATAGCTTTTTACGATTTAAAACGACCTCTCTTATTGTTTATCTAAAGATACTACTTCTTTATCTCTTTCGCAACTCTCAAGTCCACATTCTTCTCAAGAATATAACCCTTTTGTTTTAGGAATAATTGAACAACCATTCTATTTAAGATTTTCTTTCCATTGTGCATATAAGCCCCTACAAGATGTTCTTGTTCTTCCCAAACCTTAAATGTAGTCGATTCAACAAATTTCCATTGAAGATCTGTAAACTCTTGTTCATTGAGTTCTTTTGTTTCGCCCTTAGGATTAGTTAATCTTACCATTATTCTATTTGTTTACGATAATGCTTTCTTTCCATAGTTGACATAAGATTACTTACTCTCAAAATTCTTTCAAATTCTTCTGGAGTGATTTTCTTTTCTTCATCGTCATCTGGAATTGAATTAGCAAATAAATTGTTTTTATTGATAAATGCTGAAAATAAATCGTTACAGTGTTGCTTTAGCTCTTTCTTCCATTCTTTCAAATAAAACTCAAGCATATTATTAAGGTCTACAAATTCCCTTGTTGTCAATTCGAACAATATAACATTACCGTATCGATTCTTCCTATATGAAATCTTAGTTTTGTCTGTAACATGACAATAAAGCTGGAATAGAAGTTTTCTTACAGCCTTATCGTTATATGGCAATTTAAATTCTCTCCATTCTTTCTTTTCTGTAAACAAATCCTCAATATTAACATCATACTTTTCACACAAAGCATCTAACGCTCTTTTAGCTGCAAGTGCTTCACCTTCAACTCCTCCTTCTACGAGTGCTTGGAGCTTCTTTATTTTATCTATTACTTTTTCGTTAGTCATAATGATTTATTTGAAGTTCAAAACCTGGACTCATTGCCCCTATTAATGCTTCCATACTATAATACGTTCTCGCATTTCTATCAACCTCTTCCCAATCTTGAAAAACACATTCATTATCTTTTTTAGAAGAAAATTCATATTCACTTGCTTTCTCGAAATTAGCAAATTCAAATAGTGTTTCTTCGATTCTAAATTGATGTCTCCTATTTATTTCAAATTCAACATGACGATCACGACAAACATAAGATATAGTCTTTATTAAATCCAGAATGTATTTGTGAGGTTTCTCAAAAGGAATTATAACAAATCCCTTGATAACTTGAACGTCAAAACAATGTAATTGAGCAAGACCAATCAATTGTAATGCAAATAATTCTTTACGAAGCTCGATACTCTTGATAGAATAATAATTTTCTTCATTCAAGAATAAATCGTGTATTTCATCTAAGTTTCTCATATCATTTTATATTTAAGCTCATACTTCTTTCAACTAAAGCTGTAGATATTAGAGCATTTCTAAGTTCAATTAATGTAATATCGTAAGACATTAGAAGTATACTTTTCTCAAAAACATTTGCAACAAATTGTCGTCCGAAGAAGTTATTTTCTAATATTTGGAAACTTCTTTCAAGTCCTTCTAACTCAAACGGTTCGATAGTAAACAAACGTACAATTTTCCTTTTCATAATTTTATTTTTTGAACGTAAATCAATTCACCTCTATATCCTCTTGCAATAAGTTCATCCATCAATTGACGTGGAGTAAATCTTTTAATTTAGGATTCCCATTCTCAATAAAATTCTTTCGTTCCTGTTCTAATTCAAGTTTCTCAAGTCTCTTTGCTTTCACATATTCCTTTTGACATTGTTTACATGAACATTGAAGTCCATCTTTAGATCTTCTATGTTTATTAAATTCAGTAATAGGAAGTTCTCTTTTGCATTTTGAGCAAACTTTTGTTTTTAATTGTTGTCCTTTTTCAATACCTAAAGATACGACTAATATTTGAGATACCAAACTTTTATCTCCAATTATAGACCATTTTAATAGATTTTAAGAAAAAGGAGCAACTTGTTTCACAACAAATCACTCCCAAACACTAATTCATGGCTAACACACAAAACTTAGTTTCGTTTCTTTCACATCAGCAATACGTACGACAAAAAATATCCTTTCTAAAATCTTCAAAGCACGTTTACCTGCATCTGAAGGATTTCTATCTTGGACAAGATAATTGACTTTATATTCTTTAGGTTTGTTAGAGTCATTATCTATCCATATACCTTTTACTATGTACCATAAACCAGTTTCATCTTCTGATCTTATAATATTAGAAATATCTAACTCTTTTATAGGACTAATTTTATAATCAACATCAATGTTTTCGTTTCCCCATTGTGTTGCAATTAATTCAGCTTCTGTATAGTTATAAGCATAACATCCAATCACTTCAGTGAATTTCTTCAATCTATTTGAAGTCGATTCTGAATCGTAGTCATAATAAGTTAGAGTTATTTCGAAAAAAGTCTTACTCATTGGTTACAACATTTCTTCAAAAAATCTACATTCGAAATAATCAAAGGTAATGTTTCTTTTGTTATTTCAAGATCAAAATAGTCGCTTGGTGTTGGTATTCTATCAAACGAAATCGATTCTTCAAGGTTCTGTCCATGTATAGCTGAAAGAATAGGATAACAACTGTCCGTTGACCTAAAAATCGATTCATTCTTGTAAGGTATAAATTCACGAGGATCTCCTTGTCCAAGAAAATGTAATGGTTTCTTGAGTAAATTTTCACTCTTCAAAAGTGACACCAATTGCTGTCTTGCTTCAGAAATACTATGAATATTCATAACATAAGGAATTGCTTTTTTACTCATACCTATACAAGACACTTCAGGTCGATTTAGAAGGTATTCATAACATTCGAGCCATCTACCAATATTTTCACCTTGAGGACACGCAAGAATTGATGTGTTCTTTAATTTAGCTTTATTACAAGGCTCTTTCATCCATCTCACGAATTCATTGAAGTTGTCTAAAGTCTCATCTTTATCATAAAGAACATCAAGAGGTATCACTTCGTTTGGTCTAATTTCAAGTGTCAATTCAAACAACTCTTCATTAGTCAAAACTTCACCTTCGTCACCTACACCACTATCTAAGATAGTAAAACGACCTGCTTCTGTTGCTTGCTTCGTATACTTACGATATTCCTCATTTCTCTTGTAGAGTTGTCCAAGAATATAGAAATTCTCATTTCCTAATTCACTCAATTCCAAGTGATTTATAGGAGGTGTCACAAATACTTTCATATCAATTAAATATTATACCACAATTTGGTTGTTCTAAACACCATAGAATTAACTCATCTAATCCTATAGATTTGTCTCCTTTCTCAATATCTTCAAAAAGTAGTCCTTGATTTTTACCTTCGCTTACAAGTGTTTCAAAACGTTCTCTTCTCGCTTTTTCAGATGATTTTACAAGTTGAATACCGTAATTTAATTTAAGATGATCACATTCAGCAAGATAAATCAATCCACCTATAATAGACTTTTGTCGACACCCAACAATAAAAACCCTTTCATTAGGAGTCATTGTTTTAAGCTGATTATAAATTGTTTCAACGATTTGTTCATCAAGTTCTTTATTAAATACTCTCAATTCCTCATCTTGAATTTGTCTTACAATCTCTCCAACTTCTATTGTTATATCTCCATCACGAATGCTAAGATCATTAGAAGTTACAAAAGATTTTCCTGAAAAAGCTCGGCCTACAACGAATATAACTACAGGTAATTTTTTAGATGAACTCGAAGTAGAATGTTGTTTTAAGGGGCTAATAAATCTTTCATCTGTGATGTCTTTTTGTTCCTGTTTCTTACAACAACTATGTTTCTCAACTACAGCATAGTTTTCACCATCTTCACTTACTTCAACTGAATCGAAATCAAATTGTTTAAGTAATCTTGTTGCAATCATTTCACATGATAATGATCCAAAATCGTAAACACGCGTTTCAAATATAGGGTAAGTTCTGTTTATATACTCTAAAGCTTCTCTCTTGAGTAAGATAAATTCTTCATCACGATTATCGTGATTTACCCGCTTTTTACAGTTAAATTTAAAGATGTGACGATGAGGTTGTTCTAAAAACTTGACTCTATCGCCATGATTTTTTGAGGCATCAGGATAATTATGAAACCCTTCAACATCAAAACGAATTCCAATAAAAGTTTTCAATTCATTCATACTAAATAATTTAATTCTTCGTTACTATTTTTAACTTCATTGCCAAATACATCCCAACCTTCAGTTTCTTTTCGAGCAAAAAGTTCAATTCTTGGAATGTCACCACATAATTCAACAATCTTATCTCTTACAATATCAGGCTTTTTCGAATGTTCCTCTCTTGGAGAAATAACAACACTACTCATGTTACCTACTTCTTTGAAAGGTTTACCTTTCACTCCTAAAAGACAAATTTCAACATTATTTCTCGTATAATAACCAACTCCAAACGCAGGCTTTGAGCCATCTTTAGTAGTTTTAACCCAACTAAAAGCAACTGTCTTATAGTCGAATCCCCACGCTTTAATCAAATCTAATGCTTCTTGTATCTGAGGAAAGGTCGCCCACATAAACAACATACAATCCTTGTCGGTTATTTCTGAAATGGGAATTTGTTTTAATTCATCTAAAGTCAAAGTATCATAATGTCTTAATGTTTCTCCACTACTATTCTTTATGTAATTTGACCTTCTTGAATTGTACGACCAAGGAGGATCTGCATAGACAATATTGTATTTCTTCATTTCAATATGTTATCTTAAAACGCTTCTTGATAAGCTCTTTGTTTGAAATACCATAGCACAAACAATAATCTTTTTTCTTCTTTTGACAAAATTGAACTGGACCTCTATAGATGCATTTACCATCAAGAAAAAGTCTCATTATTTTTTCACCATTAATATTCTTGTTTCTTGATGCTTTTTTAACTACATCTTTAGGTGCTTTATCAATCCAGCCATTCTTATGATAAATAAATTCTTTTAATTCTTCATTTGCCATGTACAAAATTATTAAACAACCTATTTAGAGTATTATCAATTTCATTCAAACATTCTTTTGCCTGAAGATCCATATTGATTTTATGAATCAAAAAGTTAATAAAATCATTTTCTTCTTCAGCAGGCAATTCAACCAAAATCTTTTCCTTTCTCTTACTACCTGTAATTTCTAATGAAACCGTACTTTTAGAACTTTCTTCGTATTGATTTAACAATACATCTAACTCTTTCTTCTTAGCGTCAATAGCTTTTTCTAATTCTTCTCTTGTCATAATATTATAGTTTTTAAATTCTTTATCTAAAGATAGGACTAATTCATATAAAATCTATCAATTAGGTCCATACAAATTAGTCCTTTTGATACACTATTTTAATTCGCATGCACCACCACTACAAGCTGTTCCAACTTGATCTCCAGCTTGTTTTAATTCTTGTTCCCATTGAACATTCTCCCAGTCAACGATTTCTTGTTTTTTAATCTTCTGCCATTGATGAAAAATATTTACATGTTTCAAACAAGAAGCACATTTATTATCATCACTATTGAAATAATTTTTAGAGAATTTCTTGAATCTTCTCACCCAATCATTTCGAAGACCAATCTTATGTTGTAAATAGGAAGAAATTGCATTTACATCACTAACATACAATCCATCTATATTAACGAGTAATTTACCATCTTTCATGTGTTTTTTGATGAATGACAATAAATAATCGTCAGTATATATAAGTAAATTATTTGCTCTTCCTATCGCTGCATTACAAGCTGTCCAGATGTCACCAAAAACTTGTAATCCATCAACAATTAATCCTGAAGATAGAATAGCTCCTTGTCCGTATGTTTCAGCTAATTCTTTTTCATCAAGATATGAAGTGTATGGTGCTTGTGGATAATCAAGATCTCCTGTTTCTGGTAAAAAACTCAATCCACAAAATCCTTCTCTATGCTCCCAAATCCAATCAGCAATTTCTTTCCATTCGTCATCTTTGACAGAAACTGTACAACTTACATTATGATGATATTTAGGTTTGAGTATTGAAGAAGGATGCTCTCTATTAGTTCCTTCCATAATCCAACCTTTCTCTGTTGTATAAATTCTATGTAAGAAATCGATTGTACTAAAATCCGTACGAACCATTGTCTCTTTATCGAGTTCAATAGGAAATGAAATAACACTTTCACCTGCTTTATTCCAAAAAGAAGGAGAGATTAAATCAGGATTGTTTTTAGCAATTTCTTTAAGAGCTTGTTCTTGATTGTTAGCTTGAATATTTCTTATATACTTTCTAAAATGATAAGCGTGTATACCTGAACCACATCCAAGCAATTGAGAAGCATTTCCTGAAGGTTTAATTACAGTTGTACGAGCTGCATTATTTATTCCAAGAATATTAGCAACTTCTTTGTTAGTTTCTATAACAATATGTGCTCCTTTTCTTTGAATTCTTTCATTAAATAAAATATTGGGATTATCTGCCATACCTGTTATTCCTACACCAAGTAAAGCATCACGCTCCATTATCTTTCTTGTTGCTTCTGAAAGCAATGGTAAAGATTTAGTATAAGCAGCTTGAAAGGTTCCTAATATGGCCGCTGTACGACATGCCTTATAGAAGTCTTCTTCTGTCTTAACTTTTTTACCATTAATTTCACATAAGTTACAAAATGACCAACCATATTCAACAGATCCATCTTCGTTTGTATACTTTGGATAAAGAAGGGCCTCGGCACAAGGATTAATCACAGCTTCTCTATCAGGTAGAAACAAAATACCTGGTTCACCATATTGTTGAATATATTCAAAAATTTTGTCGTATTTCTCTTTTGGAGTATCTTCATAAATAGCAACAGAATTATTACATCTACATAATTCAGGATGAGTTGTAAACCAATCACTTGTTTTACATTGTAACATTTCATCGTCATCTATATCGAAAATACAAATCATAGCACTTCTTCTTATTCCACCACTGATTACAGCGTCAGCAATAATACAAGAAATCAAATGCAATTCAAACGGTCTTAATTTTCTACCTTTTCCTTGTTCAAGAATCTTCTTAATTTTATGATGACAAACCTTCAAAGGCTCAGGACCTGGAGCTTTAAATCCACCTGAAACAAAAGCACCTTCTTCACGTATTTGAGAATAATCAAATTCAATATCAGGTTTATGTTCGTAATAATGTTCTATAAGCATTCCTGTCGATAAAGCCCAGCCTTCAATTGAATCTTCTATAATATAAGAAGTTTTCTTAGTATAATCAATACCTTTTAAAATAGGAAGTTTATCTGTATGAATTTTTTGAATAGAATAACCAGTACCGCAATTATGAAGAATAAATTGTCCTCCATATCCCACAATATAGCTATGATTATCTTCGATGGTTAAATCTTTAAAGTTTTCATCGAGACCTAAATCATCTTCTATTGAAACAACTCTATCGTATTCTATCAAATGTTTATAAGATTTTTGTCTGCTATGATAATAAGCACATTTTACAAACATTTGTTCTGAAGCGTGATAAATGAAACCACTTCTATTCTTTTTTCGATCTTTTTCGTCATCAAATAGATAGTCAGCTTCTCTCTTTAAAAATTCGTAAGGAATAGCTATCTTTTTAGTTCCCCTTACGATTTCAGTTGACAATAATTTTGCTTTCTTTAAAGGATGTTTTAAAAATGAAACAAAGTCAGAAAAACAATCATCACCTTTCAGAGAGAAAGATATCATATAAATATCGTAATTCGGCTTGAATCCGTTATATGTATAAGTTTCAGCTTTATTAATAAAACACCATGGATAGATGTTGAACATAGGAAGATATTCCATCAAGAAATCTTTCATCTTTTTTGATACTGTACTGTAACAAATTCGACCATCTTCTTTACCTATCCAACCGTCTGTATCAATCAATCCTGCTAAAAAACTTAATATAATCGATTTATCATAAGATTTTTTAATCCATTCAGGTGCATCTATAACGGCAGCTTTATTCCCAGGTAGGAGACCTATCAATTTATTCCAATCTTCAGCAAGTTCATTTTTAGCTGATATAGTATTATCCGTTTCGTAAACAGGAACGCTATATTTCTCCGTCTTATTCAATCTCACATTAAACGAACTCTTAGAATATTTACTGCATAAAGAAGCGAATGTCTCTACTACTTCTTTATTGTCTCCATTCATTTTTATAGTCAAATTCCCTTTAGGGCTTTTATAAGCTGTGCCATCGCCTAAAAACGAACCTACAAAATAGGCTCGTTCATTGAATTCAATATCTGATTTATCAAATAAACCTTTTCTTATAATATCACCTATTTTAATCTGACCCGCAGGTAGATATTCCCATTTACCTTCTCTTAAAACAAGAACAGGATGTTTTTTAGATGTTACAAAATATCCTGAACTTCCTGAGATTTTAATTTGATCTTCTGATTTAACGATGATATCGTGTGTAGCTATAACAGACTTGAGTTCTTGTTTGCCTGTTTCTTTATTGTAAGACCAAACTTTTTCACCTACTTTAACTTCGTCGAATCTCTTGATTCCATTCTCTGTTAAGATTGGAGTATCCGGAGGAACACAACCTGACAGCAAAAGTTCCATTAATTCCTTAAAAAACTCAATTCTATTACAATAGCTTCCACTACAATTAAATGACCTGAAATTATTCTTTAACAATTGAGGTCCTCCATATTGTAAAGATCTTTGAGAGCCAAGAATTAATTGTTCATTGTAAGCATTCCAAGCCTCGTTAAACACCTTGTAAAAATCTTCTTTTTTATCTTCATCTATTCGATTAAATAAAAACTCGTGATGCATTTGCATCACTCTTGAAACTGCTTCTGTCCAAGATTCTTTCTTTCCATCAGGTTTTACTCGAGAATACTTACTAAAGAAAATATAGTCGGAAATGATATTCCGACTATCTATACGTTCATTCATAATAATTATTATACATAATTTAGTTCACGAAATTTCAAATGTAGAGGTTGCGCTAATTCTCTTGCTTGAGGATGTGCACTACCTGAGTCTCTTAATTCAAAAAAATGTTTCCAATCACTTTGAAATCCAGTCATTACAAGTTCTGTCTTCAATGCATTAGGTAATATACCTCTGGCTTCCTGGGGTTTCCAACCTTCTTTTATAAGAGATAAGTATAAATCTTCAGATTCATGTAAGAATTCTAAAAAAGAACCGTTATAATCTTCTGGATTCATAGGAACTAAACTCCAACAAGGTCGAATAAAAGTTAATTCATTACCGAATTTATCCTTACTATAATTACAATAGCGTGTGCTTTCTTGAGCAAAAGAAAACACTCTATGCCTTACAAATTCATGGGAAACTCCTCTATCGCAAACGAATTTAACAGTATATCTTCTTTCATGATATTCTGTAGATTCGCATATATATATCAAATCATCAAACCAATCGTTCTCTACTAACACTCTATAATTAGTGGTTACTAAATAACGTTCACTTTTTATATCATCTACTACTACAGAATATTTGTTTGTTTTATACTTATCTACTGTATGATTTCCTGCTGGAATTACAAGATAAACAGTACCATGTTCCAATACAGCACCATGACCTGACTTTATCATTCTTTTCACAAAATCTTTAGCAGAAGTATCTGTTATTTTATCTTCTGATTTGTAACACACCCTTCCAGCTCTTTCAATTTGTTGAAAAACACCTTGGATACCTGGTTGTTGTTCCCAGATTTCAAAATATGGCTTAATTAATTTCATAATTATTCTTTACTTACTATTATACATATAGGAATTGCTGGATATTGAAATACAAGTGGAATTTGTTTTTCATTAAATTCTTTACACTTATATCTTATCTTGTAAATAATTTCTTTAAAGATATCACTTTCTATTGGAATATACAGCGGTTCAGGTTTATAATTTTTATCCTTTTGTAGTTTAATTTTTTGAATTGTCATGTGTGTATCTAATGCTTCTTGAGTTGGCATAACTTCCTCTAATTCTTTAATTTTATTAGCACTAACCAGTGTTACTTTTTTACCCTTAATTGTATCTATTACAACAGGTACATACATCTTTTGCTTTTTCATATTTTAATGTTTATATAGAACAATAAATCAATTCTTTTCGTGCTCTTGTAATTGCCACAAACTTCAAACACCATTCACTATAGAGAGCTTCTTGGCTTTTTACATAAGTACTTGGAATCAAATCTGGATTCAAAAAGAAAACTCTATCGGATTCTAATCCTTTTGATTTATGAATAGTACTTAATATTATACCTTCAACGTCTTCAGTATAGATTTTCTTAATGCGATCATTTAATTCTTCTACACTCTTCCAAATAGAATATAGTCTTTTTAAAATTACACATTTTTCAACTAAACTTATGTATGCTGGATTCATTAAAGCTGTATTGTAAGATAATCCTTTTTTCATTAGTGAATCGAGTTTTTCTTCCATAAGAATATTGAGGTCTTCAATATTTTTTATCTTTTCAAGAAGTCTACATAATGCTTCTCCAAAATCCTTACCTTTTATAGTAGATTTCTTACCTTGTTCTAATAATTTGATAAAAACTTCTACTAATGGCAAATTATTTCGACATAAAATAAAATCTCCTGTTTGAGCTTCAGTTATATCACCTTTTCTAACTATTCCTTCTATAGCATTAGAAGATGCTTCAATTCCTGTTGAAAATACTGTTTGAGCTTCCTTAACAATATTCTTTGCACATCTATAAGTTATATCAAGAGGTAATGTTACTGTATTAGGGAGATTTTGCAACAACTTGAAATTATTTACACTGGATCCTGTGAAAGAATAAATGCACTGTTTTTCATCGCCCACCGAGATTAATCTACCAAACCTTGGTTTTACAAACCTTAGAGTTAACTCTCTTTGTAAGACATTTTGATCTTGAGTTTCATCAATAAATACAACGTCATACTTTGGAAATTCTTCCTCATCTACAAGTATGTAAGGAATATAAAGCATATCTGTGAAATCCATTTGAAACTCTTTATTCCCATCAATATGACGCATATCTTTATGCCAATAAGACTCTATATCTTTGACATCTTGAATCATTCTGTCGTAAAAATCAAAATCCTTATCTAAACAAATGTTTGGTATATCGTTTTCATAATCAACAAGAAGATTGATTCTTATTTGGTTCCATATTTCTTGAAGAAAAAATAGATATCTCGTTTGTTGTTTAAAAGGAACTTCATCATTTCTATCGAATCTTAAAATCTTCTTACAAATTTGAAAACATTTGTTTTCATTTATCTTTAATTGAAACTTAAAATTCGAATACAATACTCTTAAACCTTTTGAATGAAAAGTGTTTACATCTATTCTTTCAGGAACTTTTGTTTTTAATTCATCAGCAATACTTTTGTTGAAAGCCATAAATAATACTCTCTTCGTAGGTGGTGTTCGTCTACAACATTCTATAATAGTTGTAGACTTTCCTGATCCTGCTGTAGCACTGATAACTATATTGTTTCGAGTATTTTCATAAGTGTCAAAAATCACTTCTTGCCTCTTGCTCCATTTTGTCATAATTTCTACCTATTGATTGAATTTGCTCTGAATATTTCAATAAATCAATATAATCTTTAACTCGCTGCATTGACATTTTCTTTCTAAAAACACTCATTATATCTGCATAACGAATATAATCTTTCCACATCCATCTCTTGTAATCAATTTTCTTAACTACCCAAACATCAAAAATTACACCATAAAATCTAAATCTGTAATGATTATCTCTCTTAGGATAATGACAAGCACTTGAGAAATCACTGAAAGTTGCATTTAACAATTCTAAACGCTTAACTATTTCTTCATCTGTTGTTTCTAATTCAAGATCAATATCGTGAGGAACAATATCAAATCCATGTTGATATAAAGCCAAACTACCTCCCACAACGAAGTTGTCATTGATTTCCTTCTTAAAATGATCTAATGCTTCTAATAAATTGTTTACCATAATCTTAAATTTTTATATCTTGTTCAAATTCTTCAAATTGCTTGTAATCTGCTAATGCATCAGCGACTGCATTTCCGTAGACAATAGGATCGTTTAAATCTTTGCCATGTCCAGGAGTCCAATTTATTCTTATTCTTACACTCTTATCTATACGTTGAAATTCTTTCCATACTTTTTCCCAAAGATCCTTGTTTTCCATACCTTCAAAATCCTTAAATGCATTATCTACAATAGACCTAAAACCATTAACAACATATTGACTGTCGCTCCATATAGTTACAAGAAGTGGCCTTTCTTTCAAGAATTTCAAAGCTAAAAGAAGTGCTCTTAATTCACATCTACTTATTGTTGTATCACTATATCCCTTTTGAATAAAAAATTCCTCATCTTTCCATTGTATATAAACTCCTGAACCTCCTTTACGGATTTTCCAATAGCAACTACCATCACAGAAAATTGTTAGTATTTCTCTTTTCATGTTTAAAGATACCAATTATTTATCAATTTGAATCAATTCTGGTTCTTATAAGTTCTCAGAAGTTCCATATCTATGGATTCTATTTTTTCAACGTTTTCAATATCAATTCCTTTGTTTACAGCATTTATAATTCTACTTTTATTATCAATGATTTCTTTCAATCTCACATCAATCGTTTCTTGAGACATGAGATAGTAAATATTAATACTATTCTTCTGACCCATTCTCTCCAATCTTGAAATTGCTTGTTCTAAATATGTAGGTCCATTAGGATATTCAATGAATATCATATTACTACAGACTTCTTGCAATCCGTCTACACCTGTAGATAGAGTTGCAATATTTGCAAAAAGAATCTGTTTTGTCTTCTTCCATCTTTCAACTCTATTCATTTTTTCTTCAGTCGTACTTTCTCCTATTACAAGCTCACAACTTTCTTTAAATTTTTTAGAAAGTTCGATAAGAGGTTCTGTTAATGTGCCAAATATAATTATCTTTTCATCTTCATTTCCTTCAATCCAATCTTTTATAAATTGTTCAATAGATTTAAGCTTCCCTTCAAGTGAAAGTCTTTTCAAATTCGCAATCTTAACAAGATGTTCTGCTTTTTTTGCTCTTTCTGCTTTATCAATATCGATATCCATTAGATATTCAATTAGATCTTCTTCAGCTTTGCAATATTCTTTTTTGTTTGTTATTGGACAATCAATAATCTGGTCAATAATATCAGGAAGTTCTTTCAATACGTCTCTTTTGTTCTTTCTAAAATAACAATAATGAGTAATAATTTCGTTCAATTCTGATGTATAAGAAGCTCCTGAACAATCAAGTCCAAATCTCGTCTTCTTAGCATTGCAATACCTATATAGATAATATTGAAGATTAGGAAATAACTCTCTAAATCGTCCTAAAATCTCAAGAATATTAATTAACTCTTGAGGTCTATTCATTATCAATGTCCCACTTAAAGCTAAAACTTTCAAAGCTTTTGAAACAATCTTTTTCACACTTTTAGACCTTAAAGATTTAGGATTTTTACATAAATGAATTTCATCTAAAATAACAGTACCCCATTTTTTAGACAAACTTCTTGAGTATCTTAATTTTATTCCTTCAGTAGACTTTCCTCTCTTATAGAGATAATCGTAATTAATGATTGTCACATCAGCTTTCCAATCAGTATTCTCACTATCTTTTGAATCTATAATATGAATCGACCTATTAGGGTTCCATCTGTTCCATTCTTTCAACCAACTTGATTTGACAGAAGATGGACATATTACAAGACAAGGAAACAAATCAAGTACTTCTGTATAGAGAATACTCTGAGCTGACTTACCAAGACCACATTCACAACCATTAATACAATTTCCATGATTAATCATATAGGTTATTCCTTCAATTTGATAATCCCTTGGCTTCATAGGAAAATTCAAATAATCAATCATTTCACGAAGAAGATCTTCGTCTATTGAAGGAGTTATTTCGACTAATTCGATATCTCGAGGAAGAATAACTTTTTTATGTTCAAAACCATTTTCTTCAAGAAATCCTTTTAATTGTAACGTATCTCCCAATCCAAGTTGAATATACCATTCTTTTGTAGCTATATTATAATTCGCTTTGAATTTTTTCATAGCTGCAACCAGATAAGGTCTATAATCAAAACCTATATATAAATAATCTTTTTCTCTATAATAATATCTCATATCTTTAAAAGGTTAGAGGAACTCTATTTCACAACAAAGTTCCTCCTTTTCAACAATTATAAAAACATCAATTACAGGGTAGATAATTTTTCTTTAAACTCTTGTAGTGTATAAATAGGTATACCAAGTTGTTCTGCTTTTTGTTCTTTAGTTGAACCACTACCTCTTTCTTTAACAATAAGACAAGTTGTTTTCTTACTTACAGAAGAACCAATCTTATGACCTTGATCTGTTAATTGTTTCTCAAGACTTTTATCTCGAAATCCTGTAAAAACAACAGTCATTTGTCCGTCAAAATTTTTTTCTTCAAGACCGTAATAAGTAATAGGATGTATCAGGTAACTGTTGTCTTTATACCATTCAATCAAACCGCTTATAAATGATAATCCTGTTGATACTCCTACTCCTTCAATTAATCTATCAATTTCAAGAGCCCAACTTTCATCACATTCGTATGCATAATTACAAACATCTTGGTAACTATATAACTTCAATCCATTTAAAATCTTCTGACAAGTTTTTTCTGCAATTCTTCCTTTGAAGTAATTACAAGCTGTCAAAAATTTCGCAAAGTTAGTACCTTTCTTTCTAAATTCTTCAAATTGCTTTGATAAAACTTTAGCTGCAACATTACCAATTCCTTCAATTTTCTTTAATTTCTCTTCGTCTAACTCCAAAATTTTAAAAGGATCTTTGTATCCATAATTAAAGATCTTCTTAATAGTCGGTTCTCTAAACTCTTTAAAATCAAGTATAGAAAAGAAATAAATACACTTTGCCAAACGAATTCCATCGCAATTTTCATTCTTACAAACTAAATCAATTTCATTTTTAGATAAAGTATGTCCACATATTGGACATATATGAGGAAGTATTTGATTGTAATTACCTGACGATTTAATTGTCTTCAAATGTTTAGGGATCACATCTCCTGAACGAGCAATTAAAATTCTTGCTCCCTTTCCTAAGAAATTATCTTTCACATATCTTGCATTATATGCTGTACATTTTGAAACAGTTGCACCACACAACTCGACAGGTTCAATATTAACAACAGGAGCTAATCGTCCATCTTTAGAAACTTGCCATTCGATATTTTTAACAACAGTTTCTTCTCTTTCTGACCAATCAGGATTTTTATAAGCAATTGCATATTTAGGATTGCCATTAGGTAATCGTCCAAGCCTTTTCCTTGTGTCAGCATCATCGATATCAATTACAAGACCATCACATTTATAATCTTGTGTAATCTCTTCAAAAATTCGGTTCATTAAATTTACAAACGTTGTTTCGTTAGAAATCAACGAACCTACTGATGTCTGAACATAATTAACTTTCAAAAATTTTAATCCTGATTCATTTAAGTAATCAAGTTGTAATTGTTTATTCCAATCTTCTTTATCGCATCCATATCGTACATACGTAATACGACTTAGAATAGATGTTAAAATTTCAGAAGAATTGATAATACCAGCTACTGCATTTCTTGCAGACTTATAACCAGCTTCTTCTTTAATTTCAAGAAAATCTTTTGTTCTAAAAATAGCTTCACCAAATGAATAAGTAATAGGCATTTCAGATCCTTGAAAATTAAAAACAGAATTTTTCATTTTCATAAAATAATTGGAACAATTTTGCCCATATTCACCATCTCCTCTCGTCCAAGCATCACCTACTACTTCATTAACACATAACGAAATTCCATCATATTTAGGAGTTATAATTAGTTTTTCAAAAGAATCTATTCCACAAGAAAAAATCCATCTCTTTATCTCTTCGAATGTTTTTACCTTTTCCAAACTATACATAGGAATAGGAAGTTTCTCCTTACGGTCCGATTTAACCTTATCGTTAATACCTTTTTTGAAGAAAATGTTATCAGGGTCCAATTTATATAATTCTTCAACAAGAGAATCATATTCTTGATCTGTCATTATAGGATTGCCTTTGCGATATAAATCGTTAGCCTCTTCAATTCTTGTTTTTAAATCTGCAATTGCTTTCATATTATTTCATGTATTTAGACCATTCAGCTCTTAATTTTTCAATATCGTCACATGCACTTGTAACACTACAACTCATTAAAATTGCATAACCTTCAGGAAACAGATCTTTCAATTGTTTTGTGGTGTTTATATCTTCCAATATACAGGTTGTTTGATTCCTAATTCTTTGTTTATCTGCTCTTATCGCATCCATCTCTGTTAAGATTGATTTAATTGAAGAAGAATTTAATATTTCATCTTTCATCCTTTTGAAAACAATACTTTCAACTTGAAAGTATTCAACGATATTCCAATTCAATCTTAATGATAAAGTGTATTTTAAATTAAACAAATCACTTATATAAAAATTCGATCTTTTCAATAAAGCTGGATACTTCTTATCAAACTCTATTATATCGAATGGAATTTGAGCTTTAAATAAAGCATCAATTATCTCAGTTAATTCTTTCTTTTTACTCTCAAATTTACTTTCAATAGGTTTGATAAAGTTCGCTGCAATAAAATCTCTATCAGATTTTGTTAATCTTTGACTTGCCATAATATAACGAATTTAAAATTAATACTCATTCTTTTTATTAGAAATCAACCACATATAATCATCGTGTCCAAATTTGAAATCCTTTTTAGGACGACTTTGAATTCGATCTTCCAATGTAATTGGATTTAATTGAGATATCTGAAAAGATAAATGAACACCAAAATCAGTTATATCTTGTGCACCTCTAACTTCGTTAAAGTACACATCACGAGTCTTTGGAGAAAAACTATCAACAAGATAGCCTCTTGTTTCTCCCATAAATTTGACAATTAAAATCTGCTTCTCAGTTTGAGCTACGATTGTCCAATAATTGTCCAATAATTGATTACTTAATTCCATATCCTTTTCTTTTGATGTTGTAAAAATACACCTTTTATTTGAGATACCAAACTTTTATCTTATTAATTATAAACCAAAAAAATCTTTTGTTGCTTTCTCTCTCTTATATCGAATCTTTTCTTCTATACCTTCCTTTTTATTTGCTTCTCTATAACGTTTTTTTAATAATGATGCTTTATCACTATCACTTTTGGCATTAAATGAACCGTAAGTAACATTAATATCGCCTTCATCTTTAGGGAGTTCTTCTCTATATCCCATTTGGTCACCACAACATTTGCAATAAGGAATATTAATAGGGACTGTACCGTTTTCTGTATATTTGAACATTGGTCTTATTTCGAGAATTTCTTGACCAAACTTTTCACATTCTTGATTTTCACACTTCCAATATAACATAATATCAATTTTTAAAAATTCATTCGACGTCCATATTCAGCCATTAACAACGAATCTGCAAAATTGTCATCTTCGTTCTTACATTTCATTGTTCTCTTTAAATCAACTGTAGGAAAGATTTTATGACAAGCCATAAGACTCATTACTTTTTTGTTTTCATTCTTAACAATACCTTGATGCATTTGTTTTTGCCAAGTCTTAGGGGGTACTTTAGTATAAGGCAATCCTAATGTTGATAATACTCCTTCTATTGCTCCTAAAATCCATCCAAAATTGAAATTTGATTTTGCTGACGAACCAAAAATAGAATGAACGTCTTCAAGTACAACATGACACATTCCTTCGTAAATACTTAAATCAAATAATCGTTGACTCATCTCCACAATATCAACATTCTTTGGATTTGATAATAAAGCAAAAGCTTTAATAAACTTTCCATCTTTATTTATTATAGAGACAAATCCGTGAATACCTGGATCAATAGCTATATATACTTTCATCTAAACCTCCAATCTGCTTATTCCATTTTCTTTAACAATACGAATTTGACTTATATCTTCATTCAATTTAGGTACATGAGTAACTATAAGAATCGATTGTTTTAAGAAACTTATAGATGAAGTAATACTTTCAATTCCAAGAGAATCAACACTTTCTAATACTTCATCTATAAGTAAGAATTGCATTCCACTATATTTCTTTGTTGTGTTAATCATAGATTGTAATGCTAATATGAGAGAGATTTCACAACGAGCTTTTTCTCCTTCTGAATAAAAAGTAAAAAACTCCATTTCGTCTCTAAAAATATATGGTGTAATTTCTTCTTTAATTTTCCCATTTGCACCTTTCTTAAACCCTTCAATCATTAATCTAAGATCGCTACCCATTTTTTTGAGCACATCGTTTGCTGACGATTGAATATTCTTCAATTGTTCCATTGCAAGAAACATCTTGAAATCTTTGAATCTTTGAATCCATTGAGTATTTTTAGAGATCTTAGAGTTTTGATTAATGATTTGATTATCAATCTTCTCAATCTTTTCATTCGCAATATCAATATTCTTTTTATATGAAGATAAATCTTTTTTCTCTAAAACTTCAGATTTAATCTGTTCGATTAACTTCTTCTTTTCTTGGACACGAACTTCGTCAACTTCAACAAGATTTTTCCAAACATCTATATCTTTATTACAGCTCAAAATTTCTTTATCTTTTCGATTAATTGATTCTTCGAGTTTTGACAATTTTAATAAAATCGATTGCTTTTGTTTACGAAATTTTCTTTCTTCTTGTTCTGTTTCCTCTCTTACTGTCTTATACTCATTAATCACATCATAAATCTCATCGAGCTTCTTCTGAAATTTCTGACCATCTTTTTCTTTAGAAAAAATCTCTTCAGAAGTATCTTTCTGTTCGACTTTAAGTTCGTCTACACTCTTATCACCATTCAAAAGAAATTCGTGATGACATTTCGGACAAACAATTATTCCAGCAAGTGCAGTCTCTATTGAATTTAGAATTGATTTTAATTTTTTGATACCCCGTTCTGATTCGTCTATCTTATTTTGAATATCTTTCCGCTGGTTATAAATCTCACTAAGATCATCGTCAATTTCTTTGTAGACTTGTTCGTATTCACTTAAATCAATAGAAGTAAGTTCTTTTTCAACTTTAGAAATTGTCGTTTCCAACGTCTCTCTTTCTTTAATAGCATTTTCTTTGTCAACCATACGAGATCCAATCGACATCTGAGTTGTCTCTATTTCTCTATAGAGGTCCGTAATCTCCTTCTCAATATGAAGAATTTTATTACTACGAACTTCTTCGAGGTCTACATTCGATTCTTCTTCTAATTGTTGTTCATATACAGACAACTTACCCATCCAAGACGATTTATCTCTTTCTAAAGCCTGCTTTTCTTCGTTTATAGAGGAGTTCTCTCTTTCTATAATATCTTTTGTTTTATCGATATTAGAGAAGTTAATAAAACGACTTATCAAAGCTAACTTTTCAGTATTAGACGATTTGAAGAAAGAATTGTAATTGTCTTTTGTTACAATATAATAAGATTTGGCATCTTCTGCTGAAATTTCAATCCAATTGGCAATATATCGATTTCCATCTAATACTGTAGAAAACGATACTTGCGAAGTACTTTCATTCTCATTAATAAGACCTAATCTTAATGTTGACGATCCTTTGGTTCTAATTTCTCTTTCAATCAATAATGTCTGTTTACGAATTGGACAATAAATATGAACACAAAGATAAGCTGTATCAAATCCATCACGAATTAATTTCTTATCAATGTTTCCTCTAAGATTGACACCATAAATACTGTAAAACAATCCTTGACCAAGAAAAGACTTACCACTACCATTTGAAAGCTGGTCATCTTGAGTTTTATTTTCTCCGATAACAGCAATTGGTTTATGTACGAAATCATAGTCTAAAGATTCGAATGGACCAAAATTCTTTAATATTAATCTTTTTGGATACATAATATTTTTTCTTTTACTAATTCGTGAATTTCGTCAAATAATTCCTTATCTTGCAATAAAGTTTCTCTTACATTATCCATACCTTGTCCCAATCGATAATCGTCTCCATAATAGAACCAAGCACCTTTCTTTTGACACAAACCAAGTTTCACAGCAAGTTCAACTGTTTCTTGTACTGTATCAAAGCCTACACCAAATCTTAACATTACTTCGCAATTTCTATAAGGAGGAGCAATTTTATTCTTAACAATCTTAATTTTTGTCTTATTTGCAACCGCAATATCTCCTGATTTGTCAGTACCAATTCGTGCGAATTCGGCTCTTTGAGTAGAGTAGAATTTCAAAGCTTTACCTCCTGGAGTCATTGTAGTTGCTCCTCCAAAACCAAATCCTCCTCCAACTTTATCTCTTAATTGGTTAATACAAAAGAAAATATTGTTATTTTTTTTACAAACATTCTTCAAAATGCCCAATTGTGCCGAAAGTAATCGTGCAACAAGCGCAACCTTAGCATCCCCTGACTCTCCCATTAATGTTGCTTGAGGAACAAGACCTGCTACTGAATCAAGAACAACAAGACCAATTTCAGGACATTCAAGCATTTCTCTTGCAATTTCCATAGCTTCTTCTGCTGAATTAGGTTGCGATAAAATCCAGTTATCATCTGAAATATCTACACCTAATTTTCTTGCATAATCTAAATCTAATGCTTGTTCAACATCGATATATCCAATAGCCTTTCCTAATGTTTTTTGAATAGAAGCACAGAGATGAAGTGCACATGTACTTTTACCACTACTTTCATTCCCAAAACATTCATGGATTCGACCAAGTGCCCATCCTCCTCCTAATGCTTCGTCTAAAGCAATAGATCCTGAAGATATAGTTTCTATTTCAACATTTGTTCCTACTATTGCTTCTTTACCGAATCTTTTCTCTATACGTCCAAATAAATCGTCTAATCTTCCCATATTATAATACTTGTTCTAAAATTGTTAAACCTTCTCTGTAGTCATATTCATTTTGATTGCAAAAATCTTTGAATTTCTTGATAATATCAGAATTTGTCAATGCTTTGACTTCAGATGTTTCTACTTCATTAGAATTGTCTTCAACTTCAGTCGCTTTTAATTTAACATCAATACCAAGTTCTTGATAGACCTTCTTATCAATTGCTTTTAATTCATCTTGATTTCCTTTGAATTCGACTCTTATAAAAGCATCTTCATTTTCTTTCTTGAAAGACTTAATCAACTTATCTACTTGCTTTGATGTTATAGTCTGTAAGTCAATAGTTAATTTCTTGTAAGATTTTCCTTGTGAAGGAATTAAATCATAAGATAGATCATCATAAATCACCCAAAAACCTTTGTTCTCATCTTCTCCAAAATTATTCTGGGTTAAAGAACCAAGATGAATAACATTTTCAGTAAGCTCTTGAAAATCGTGATAATGACCCGAATAAACCATTCCCCAATTCTCAAACATAGAAGGTTTGATTGTACTTTCAACTAAACTTCCGTCATTGTTTCTACTACCTTGAAATGCTATATGTGTAAATAAAATATGATTTTTATGGTCTTGCTCTTGTTGATTTGAAATCTCATCCAACCAAATTTCATTACTAAAAAATGGTAAAAAATAGCAATTAATTCCATTTATTTGATAAAAATCAAGTTGATCTATCAAAACAAAGTTAGGATGATATTTGAACGAATCAAGAAACGAAGTTTCGCTATCATAATTGGATTTATCATGATTTCCAGGGATACAATATACTTTATGACCAAAAGTATTATATAGCTCAATGATTTTTGTGAAAGTTCTCAAAGTTTCTTCTCTCTGTGAAATTCGAGAGTCGAATATATCACCTAACCATACATGAGAAATGATACCAAGCTTATTAGCTTCTTGAACCTCTTGCTCTTGTAATTTATAAATTTCTTCAAGATTAGAAGGTTTTAAGTGCCAATCTGTACTAACTATAATTTTAGGAATTGAACTCATAATGAACTAACTTTAAGAACTGCATCTAATCCTAACAATATATCATTCTTTTCTTTTTCTGTTTCGAAATAAAAATTTTCCCAAACGTTTGAAATCTTGATTTCAATTCTATACTCTTTCTTGGATTGACTAAATCCCATATCTCTATATCTTCCTATAGAAGAGATCTTTATTCTTTGATTTTTGATTTGTACAAACATATCATTTTCTCCAAATTAAATAAGTTCCTGTTACTCCAATAAATATGTCAGGTTTTCTTGTGAAAAATCCGTATCCAGCTCCAATCGATATTCCGGCTCCGAATCTTGGTTTTTTTGTAGGTTTTGACCAAACCGTTACATCTTGAATTTTACCAGGTAATTGTGAATTAATTTCAATTCTATTTTCGTTTTCTATCTGTTGTCTTGTTATTAGAAACTTATTCGTTAAATTAAATCTTATCTTATACTTCTGAATATGAGTAGCCCATATATCAAGATTATATTCTATTGTATCAGTTTGTTCTTTAAATTGATATAACGAATCTGTTTCTATAGGTTTATTCACAACATTCTCTTTACTCTCGTATTTATACTTGTATTCAAATTCGATTGCTTCTATTAACGCTTCTTTATCCCTTAATTGATTATATAATTCCTTATTTTCTTTCTTTAATTCTTTAAAATCTGTAGAAGGATAAAGTTTTGTATATCTATTAAGAGAGTCTGTATAAAATTCAAGATTTGCACTCAATTTTTCAACCTTATTTCTATACTTCAAAATACTAAATATAGAAGTTATACATAAAGCAATACAAATTACAAGGATTATTTTTACAGATGTTTTCATCGTGAAAGAATTTTGGGAGGAAAATTAATTCCTCCCCAGATTTTTATTTCTTCATTCGACTTCTTAGTTTACTCAACCTATCTGATACAGATGAAGGTGCTTCTGTAGATGCTTTTGTTTTGTCTACAGGTGGCTCATCATCGAAAGGAAGATCATCCTCAGGACGAGAATTTTCTTTCTTTACTTCGTCAAAAGGTAACATCTTTCCTTCATTCATCATGTCGTACCACTTACGAAGTTCTGTTACAGATAAATTGGATGGAAGCTCTTCAGTACCTTCATATTCTCTCTCAATATATTCTTTCAACTCTAATTTCATCTTAACAAGAGGAGGATACGATGAAGTCTGTGAAGTTTGAGCTGGTTTTGTTGTGGGTTTTGATTCAGTCTTAGGATTGTTATTAATTACAGCAGCTTCTTTCACATCTTTATCCTCAGGAACAAGTTTCTCTAAACTTTCAAGATCGTTTAAGAATCTATCATCTTGGAAAATATTGAACCCTGATTGTTTATCAAATCTCTCCAAACCTTCAATCTGCAAGTCCCAATCTTTACGTGAAAAAATATCCACATATTGATCTTCCAATGTAGGAAGCTCGCTCAAAGATTCAAGAACTTCGTCTGACACTTGTGTTTTTGTAAAGAAGTCATCCCAACTTTCACGTTTACTTGCATCAGGTAATCCGCAAGAAATATCGAATTGAGATTTACCTTTCTCATTTAACGTTGTATTGATAATCAATGGATAACCCTCATCAGGATCAGAGAATATATCAAGATTGATAACATCATTTGAACGTTCAAGAGAAATAGTCTTCATCTTTTTCCACCATTGTGGACGTACATCAAAACGGTGAATTTCATTTTCTACATAAGCATAGCAAACATAATTCAAATTTGGACTAATTCCCCAAACCCATTGTTTCTGTCTGTTAAAATATCCAGTAATAGGGGCAAGAAATTTCTTCTTTTCTTCGCTATCTTGAATATCGTTTGCAAGTTCGTAAACGTAATCAATGTAGATGAGAACAGCGTCTTTACCTTCCATTCCATTACTATGAATATCAGAAGTAAAAACATCTTTTTGTCGAACTTCTTTCTTTCCTGTTTCTTTACCATCCTTATCATAAATTGGACACTCGATAGGTAGTTTAACTACTTTTCGTGCAACATAAGGTTTTCCTGAAATAGAAGGAAGAATTCTTAATTCGTAACGACCTTCTTGATTTACTGAGAAAAAACTTGCTCTTCCACCTTGATTTCCAAAGGCTGGATTTTTCATTGTTGATTGAGCTTTCTTGATTTCTTCATCTACTTGAGATAAATCTGCTTTTTTGTACTTTGAACGATCAAATGCCATAACAATTAAATTTTAATTAAATAATTACTTCTTTAAATTTTCTTTTAACTTACTTAAAATGCTTTCACTAACTTTCTTATATTCTTCTATATATTTTTTAAATGTCTCAAATTCTTCAAGTGTCTCATAGATTTCGTAATCAGCAACAACTTTAATCAAATGCTGAAGAGTCATTCCAAATGCTACAGGAGTCTCAACTCTTACATTCTTTTGACCATTTCTATTTCCATAAGAAACTTTAATCAGATCCCAGCAAAATGGTGCATGAATACATTGATCAATAAAAAATTTATCTGTTAATTTAATCTTCATAACTTTGGTTTTACAATAACAAATGAGTTTATCTTACCTTCTATTAATTCATCAACAAATTCTTTAGGTACAACCTTAGGAAGTAAATTGTTCAACTTTTGATCTTTACTCTTCACTGCCCACCACAATGCTTCGAGTTTATCTCTTTTAGCCTCCAATTCTATTTGCTCAACAAGACACGATTGATATTTATCGTCTAACAAAATAAGTTCATCAAGTCCTTTTTCTGTCAATTTGAATTTCTCACCTTCAAATACAATTTTCCCTTCGTTGTTAGCAGCTTCTCTTCTGAATTTTCGTTTTAATTCTGATTCGTAAACATCACAATAAAGTTTCGCCTCTTTTGCTTTCTTTTCATAATCAGCTTTCCACAATCCTATCTTATTCAACAATGCAGATATCGTTACAACTTCACCATAAATATTTGAATAATTAATAGATGTTATATCTTCAAGAACTATTTCTTCGTCTTTATCAGATGATATTAAAACAATCGTTCTATCTCCTTCTTCAATAATCGTTTTCATTTCTTATTATTTTATGTAAAGATATCGTTTTTATTCGTTTTATACAACTTCTATCATTCTTAATGAGAATCACTTAAATAAAATAATGTACCTTAACTTAAAACAGTAAAAAACGAATTGGTTGTCGTTTGTAATATATATTCTTTTCTAAACTTATCCCATTGAATATATCCATTTAGAAGGAGAATATTCCCTTTACTCTCTCGTAACACTTCAGCATAATCACTAAAAAGTTCAGGAAATACATAAACGTTAATAAATTCATAATTACTTTCTAAAGTGATTGTTGCAAATAAACCTTTTCTCGATTTTCGTTCAACTATATCTACGACATAACCTCCAATCGAACAAAGAAGATATTTTGTTGTACCTGTCCAATATTTAACCTGTCCGATATCATAAAAATCTGCATCTTCATCAAGTTCTGAAGTATGATATTTTGTTACTAAATTTTCGTAATCGAAAAATGCCAATCCTGATACTTTCTTTTGTTGTAGAGTCCACCACCAATCATTTTTCTCTTTACGAGCTTTTATAATACTTGTTAATAAGTCTTTATCCTCAAGAATTTTCACTTTTTTATTTTCTCTATAAGACTCAATTAATTTCAATCTTTCGTGAGGAGCATTTATAGATTCCAATTGATCGAAAGCACCGCTATAAATAAGATTTTCAATTACAGATTTATTAACAGGAGAATTTTTCACAACACACCTATCAATAAATTCATCAAGAGAAAAGAATTCTCCATTGGTAAATCTCTCATTATGAATAAACTCTTGAGCTTTTTCTCCACATTGTTTTACAGAATTTAAAGCCCAATACATACTTCCAGTCTTAGGATCTGAAACAATATTGATATCTGAATTATTGATATCTACAGTTTTTAATTCGATTTCTCCTGACCTTTGAATTTCATTTACATAAAAAGGATAATCTTTACTTTCCGCATAGGAAAATGTTACAGACCAAAACTCAATAGGATAATGTGCTTTTAGCCAAATACAATTATAACCATTACGAGCGTAAGAAATTGCATGACTAAAATTAAAAGCATACTTACCAAATTCTTCCATCTGCTTCCAAAGATCTTTCGCATATTCTTCTGTAACACCTTGATCTTTAAATTTCTCAACATAACCTTGAATGAATTTATCTCCAAAAACTTGAAGTTTGGATAGAATTTTCTTACCCATGCAATTATGAGCTAAAATTCCACCTACAAAAGCATAAGGACTTCTGTCAGATGTCATTGTAAAATCATAAACAGGAAGTTTACCAACTTCATCATAAGATTCTACTTTTAAAAAACAAAATTCTCTTTTCAAAACATTTTCAAGATATTTGCTTCTTCCACACCTTTTCAATATCTTTTCAACTCTTCTGTATGTTAAATCAAAAGGACGATTAATTCCATAATTTAAAACATTCCTTCCTAATAATTCATTGCAATTGTATCCGGAATTATCAATAAGATTTTTTACAACAGGTTGCCAAATTTCAAAGGGTATTTTATATTGACTATAAGAATCTAAATCAAAATCTTCTAACTTAAATTTAAAACGCTCTTTAATTTTCAAAGAATACGGTTCAAGCATTTCTTTAATCTTTAAAGCATCTTCAATAGAAGAAATTCCTATATCATAATACTTTTCCGGATATTCTTCAAAACTCCTTGAATTTGTTGTAGTTAAAACTCCAAGACAACTAAAAAGGATATTTATTTGATTGATCAATTCTTTTGATTTAGAAGAATAACCTATCAAAAAACCTCCTTTTTTAGAAGCAATATAACCATCGAAATCGATTAACTTTCCAAGAACAAATAATTGACATTCTTCATTCAAAGAAAAAACATAATCAGGTAATTTTTTATCATCTGATTTAACAAATTCAAGACCTAAATCTGTAACAATAGAATCTTTTATCTTGAAACTTGTACAACCCGTATATTGATTGTAATATTCTTTAGGTTCTTCTTGTGTAAATTCTTTATAACATCTTTTGAATTCATTTAATTCTATATCATCTTTATTAACAAAACTACATGAACCAATAGTCCCTAAATGACCTTCTGTTAATAAAGCTACCATTAGATAAAGTTCTTCTTTAGGTTTAGATAAGGTTCCGAATCTTCTACTGAGATCTTTGTAAACATAATGTCCTACACAATCTTTAGCCTCTAACCAACCAACCTCTGTTAATAATTTGTGATCTGGAGTACATGTAAAATGATTATCGCCTTGCATATTTAATCTAATACAATCTTTCTCCTTTTTATAAGTTCTTCTATAAACTTTATTCCATTTAAAACAACATTCTTTCTCATTATACGTAGTAACAGGAGTGAATTGTTTTATATCTTTAATTTTAACAGCTCCATCAGGAGTCCAAAATAATTCTTCACCCCAAATACATTTTCTCACACTATCTGTAGTCTCTAAATCAAAACCAGCCAAATGTTGACAAAGTCTCATAATATCTTCCTGTGTAATCAATAATCCTAAGTGTGGTTTTAGAATATCTTCTGCACCTATAGGATAGATGATTTCACTATCACCTCTTTTTCTAAGAATGTACTCATTGTGATAATTATTTTCAATTGGACCAGGACGATAAAGAGCTGCACACAAACCCATCTCATCAAGACTGTTAGGTTGCATTTGGACACAATAACTCGAAAGACCTTTTGCGCCAAAATGAAATACATCAGACAAGAAACCATTTTTAATATATTCGAAAACAATAGAATCATCAAGAGGAATATCTTTATAAAGATCAATATCAATTCCTTGGTTCTCTTTGATTAATTTTAAAATATCGGTTAACTTATCTAATTGCTCAATACCTAATATATCTTCTTTTAAAAAACCTGCTTCTTCAATTTCTGATCCTTCCCATTGAGTTACTATTAAGCCTTTCTGTTCCTTTATAGGTATCCATTGACCTGATGTTTTTTCATCAGGAAGTACAACCATTCCACATGCATGAATAGAAGATGTTTTAGGCATATTTAAAATCACCATCATATCATTGAAAAGTTCTGTATGAGACTTAACAAACTCTCTTAATTCTTTATCCTTGCAAATAACTCTGAAAAAATCTTCAGAACTCTCCATTCCTTCTTCGTCTCTCAATTTAGCAGTAAAACGTCTTACGATGCTAATAGGAATATTTTCACAACGAGCCAAATCAGTAATTGCTGCTTTTAGTTGCATTGTTCCATACGTACCTAATGAAACAACTTGACTTTTACCAAATCGTTGTTCCATATATTCTTTGATGCGAGGTCTTTGTTGACCTCCAAAATCCGAATCGATATCTGGAAGGGACCCGAGAGAAGTTTCTTCTTTAATTTCTTTCTTTAAACTTTTGACTATCATAATTAATAATCTATTAAATTATCACCTTCTTGTAAATCTCCAGCTTTAATAATCATTTTCTGACTATTACGTAAAATTCGTACAAAGTCAGTAGATTTAATACTTATAGGTGAGGAACTATTTTCATTTATAACTACCTCTTCAACTTTATCATGTCGTATTAAACGACCTGTCGTTAAAAAGCGTTCAAATAGAAGGTCATAATCAAGAGGATTAACGTTTACCAAACCTAATAAATAAGAGATTAAACTACCTGCTGATGAATTATGAACAATAATTCCTTCTACATTATAAGAAGGATTGTTGTTAACTTGTAAGTCGTAAACTTTACCTAAATATGGAATCAATACTTTCTTCTTTAGTTTTACCATTTCTTCTTAATCTTTTTGCTCGATTATACAATAAATTGAATTGAGAATCATCTAAAGTCATTAATTTAAAAATCCAACCTTTTTTTTTGCAATACGCTTCTGCACTTTCAATTTTCTTACAAAGAATGTCTTCTCTATATGTAACCAGAGGATTACTTTTTTGTAATCCTTGTGTTACTCTATTTTGAAGATAATCATAACTTTTCTGAAAATTCTTTCTGTAATCTGATTTGACTTCAATTAAATAAATTTGATCATCTTTCTCAATTATAAAATCAGGAAAATAATGTCTTAATTTACCTTCGAATTCATAATCTAAAATAACGTTACATCTTCTTACACTGTATCCTTCAGAAATCATCCATTTAACAAAAACACCTTCTCCAAAAGAAACACATTTAATTCCGTGAATAGTAATTTTAATAGGATTGTTATCAGGAACACATCCATTCTTTCTAAAATTCTCAATTCTTTTAAGTTCTCTTTGTTTTGAAGCGATTGAACCTTTTTCTCTATAATATCTTTTTACACCTTCACTCAACTTCTTTCTATAATCTTCGTTTTCATAATAAGATTTATCTCTTTTAGCATTAGCTTCACTTCTCTTGTAATGATTTATACATTCAGTACATAAATCAAAACAACTTCTAAATGCAAGTTGTGAAAATAATGTTGTAAAAATTTTACTACATCTTTTGCATTTCAATTCAACTCTTACAATTTCAGAGACTCCATCAGGTTTTAATCCTACACCGTTTTTACAAAACGGTCTTCTTGCACCTTTTGAATATAATTCTTTGTATTCTTCAAGAGAAATAACTTTTTTATTAACATGATAATATTTCTTCGCCATAAAATTATTTTTTCGATAAAGTACCTGAAAATAAATTAATCCTCAAACACTTCCGACAAAATATCAGTATCAGTTATATCAATAGCTTTTACATAACCTCTATTTTTTGTTAAAATTCTATGATCTTTTGTGCATGTAATTTTTCGATTATCGTCTAATTCAAGAATAACTAATTCTTCATTTACATCATAAACAAATTTATCTTCAACCTCATTCCATCCACACTCCCCTTGTACAATATCTCCTACTTGAATATCTTCGATAAATTTCCAACCGCTCTTTGTCTTAACTTTAGATTTAGGAATAAAACATCCACGACCACTGCCTAATAAGATTTTTTCTTTCTTACACCAATTTATTATATCTCTCAACATTAAAAAGTAATCAACAACTTCTCCATCTTCAATTACTTTCAATTCTCGATCAATTCTTTCGCCAATCTCTTCATCAGAATACTTCTCTAACAAATCAGGATGTTCCTCTATTCCTTTGAAAATAAGGTCTCTAAACATTTCCTTGTTATTTTCATATTGAAGAGCTTCCTCATCTGTCATATAATAAATCGGCATGTGACGAATTTGTGTTTCGATGACGAAATTGCATTCAAATGAAATATCTTTTAGATTTTGTAACGCTTTTTCAAAAGTTTCAAAGAATTTTTCATCATTACCAAATAGATAACTCAATTCTTCAAAGTACTCTTGATAATTTTTAAAATATTGATTTTCACTTTCGTGAACAACAATTTTACCAAGTGTATTAAGTTTTTTCTTGATTGGAAGCCATTCTTTTTCTATGTAATATGCATCACACATGGCAACTGGTTCAAGTTCACTCAAAAAAAATCTTTTCAAATTATCAAGATAATTCTTATCTTTTTCCTCTTTTTCAAATACAACTGTATCAAGTTGATAGTAAAAAGCTATCTCTTTCAAAGTCGAAGGAATATTACGATATTCAATTGTCTTAGGATCCCAGATGAAAATCAATCCATCATAATAGTTTTCAAGATCTTCTTCAGTAACAAATGCATTATCATTAGTATTTATAATTTCATTTAACTGAAGTAGATTCTGCCAACCTGTCTTATCTTTAACAAATGCTTTAATCGTATACTTCAAATCTTTCTTTTCATTAAAGACAGTAATTTCCATACCTTGAATAGAACGTAATCCTGCTTTTTGACAAGCTTTTTGAAATTTCATCGAACCTGCTAAAGTGTTTTTTTCACACAGACCAAGACTTGTTATCTTTAGAAATTTTGCTTTCTTACACCACTCATCATAAAGACCTACACTATTCATCAATTCAAATGTTCCGTGAATACCAAGATATGCATCTACATAAAATGATTCATCTTCAAGATTTGCTTTGCCAAGCCATTTGACTTTTTCAAGCTTAACAGAAATTTCATTTCCCTTTTTCAAATACCACCATACACTTCCGAATAAAAAGATATAGTTATCACAGTCTGTTTTATCACCTGCCCAACGAAAATCTTCATCAAAAAGAATAGAATCATTTTCGTCCCATTTTACAGGTTCAAATAATTCAAATGTTTGATTGTTTATTTCAAGAATAAAATCACCTAATTCTTTATACTCTATAAAATTATCATCAAGATATTTTAGGAGTTCTTTATATAACTCATTCATTCAAATAATTGATTAAAAAGAAGGTCAGAAAAATGTTACTCACATCCTGACCTTCCCAAATAAAAATAAAATGAAAAAAGTAACTTGTAAACTTATTCTGAAACTATATCAAAATGTTTATCACAAACATGTTTTACAACAGTATAGTAAGTCGAACAAGCCTTAGCGATTTGATAATAAGAACGTCCATCATTCTTCAACAATTCGTCATAAATTTTAGACGACAAATCTTTCAAACCTTCAGGTTTCGTCTCTGATTTCGGTTTTACATTCAAAAGAACTTTCGGAGCACGCTCTTTCTTTTCCTTAGGTTCTTTCTTCTCTTTCTTTTCCTTAGCTTGTTTTTTTTCGGCTTTTTTCTCTTCTTTTCTCTTCTTTTCGTCTTCAGGACGAGGATCCTCTGCATTTTCAGCAACACTTTCTGCGTGTTCTTTTACTGCTGCTTCTTCTTTAGCTACATCTTCCTCTGAAGCAATATATTCAGGATCTGTATAAGTTTCGATACCTGCTTCTTTTTGTTCGATCAGCTTTGCAAGTTCTTCTTTTGAATACTTAGCATAGTTCTGAATACCTAATTCATTTGCTTTCTTACGAAGTGTTAATAATGATTCTGCCATAATTTTAAATTTTACGAATTAATAATTTATTGTTCTTTTCTTATGCCTAAAGGTCTACCTTTTCTCATTATGTTGCAACACTTTGACATAAGAAAATATTATCTCTTTTAATTGTTTAAGTCTCTGTTCCACCGAGCCTGTGATTGTAAAGTATGAGATATCAAACTTAGTCAATGTATCAATAATAATATCATCTATTTCTTTTTGAAATTCTTTATTTACAGATCTTACTCCATCCGCTACAATATCAAATTCAATAGGAAAATAAATAACAAGACCAAAATCGCGATTTCTAATCGAACTTCTTTGTCTTAGAATCTCTGCATATATATTTTTTAACTCTTGAGAATTAGCATTTTTATGATCGTATAACCAATTAGTATAAGCATAAACATCTATAAGACAACGATCGCTTACATAGCCTGCTTTTTGAAGCACTTTTTCATAAGCGTTAAAAAAAATCCTTTGAGAATTTGCATTGCCAGATTCGTTAATTGACAAGTTCTTCGTTTTAACAAGTTCTCTGACAATTTCAGTTTGAAACTTCAAACCCTTAAATTCTGGATCTTTCCTCATTGATTCAAGCAAGGTACTTTTACCAGTACCTTGTGAACCAACAAAATTAATTCTCAAATTATCTATTATCTCCCGATCCATGAATAACGTCTCTTTGTTTACGTGAAGCAAGTTTTTCATTATTAATCCGACCTACTTCTTCAATAGAAGATTCTAATTGAATACATAAGTCATTCAAATACATCCAAATATTTTTCCACGCTTCAACAACAGCAGATTTTCTTTTTTCAGGAAAAACATTGTCTTGTCCAACTTTCCAATCGTCACGCAACCATTTCTTTACTTGTTCAGCAATCTTACCTACTTCAGAAGTTAAATTAAATGGAGTCAATTTCTCAGATTTAGTCCAATCCCAATCATCTTCTATATTAAGATTAAGTTCAACTCTGATACCTGCTAAGTACCACATCTGATCTCCAATTTCTTTAATAATCTCATCACGAGATGCTTCTTGACCAAGCTTTTCTAAAGTTTCACCTAACTCACCACACAATCCTAAAACAACATAAGGAATTGCAACTTCATCAGCATAACACTTAGTAGTGATTGCTTTTTCTTCGTACTCTTTATAAGTCATAATTTACTAAAATTTATTTATGGTTAATTTTCCAAATCTGAATCGCCCTTAAAAATTCATCACGACTATTCATAAGATTATCTAAGAATAATCCTGAACAATAATTTGTAATCATAGAAGAGTTATCCTCTGCTCCTCTCATACTAACACACATGTGTTCAGCTTCTATAAAAACAGCAATACCTCTAACAGTATCTCCTAATATTTCACTCAAATAATCATGAATTTGTTTTGTTAATTGTTCTTGAAGTTGAGGTCTCTTTGCAAACCAATGAACAACTCTATTTAACTTAGATAAACCTAATACAGTTCCTCCTTCTTTAGGAATATATGATATATGACAAACTCCACAAAAAGGAAGTAAATGATGACTACATAATGAATTAACTTCAATACCCATTTCTGTTACCATGCCTGAATAACCTGAACTTGGAAAAGTTACAACTTTAGGAGGCTTCTCATAAGAACCTGAAGTTATTTCATTAATAAACATCTTCGCAACACGATAAGGTGTCTTAACCATATTAGGATCATTCTTCCAATCGTAACCCAAGGTTTCAAGAAACTCACCGTAAGCTTTTTCAGCTTTCAACAACATCTGTTCTCTTTCTTCTTCGGTCAAAATCATATTTTGACCTGCTTTAATTTTATTCATATTTTTATCTATTTCTTTCTGTTTCCCAAATAACAATTTGCAATCTATCGGAATAACAAAATCCACGTTTTGCACAATATTCTGCAACCATTTTTCGATTCTGATTAAGTTCTTCATTAGTACTTCCTGCAGGCATTAAAATGATGTTCCAAGGATTTATGAATTTTCCATCATACCACACTTCTTCATCGTTGAATTCTTGCGGACAACGCGTTCTTTTCTTCTTTGCAATGTCATAATTCATCAGTTCTCTAATCTGATTTTCTATCTCTTTAAAATCTGATTGACAACCTACAACATATTTTAATCTAAAATCTTCTGGATACTCAATCAATTTCCATAAAGCTTCGATATTAAATCGAGATTTAGCATGATTTTTCAATGCTTCAGTCCATTGCAATCCAAGTTTTTCAAGTTTCTCGTTTGTAGGATTAGAAGAAGATAACTTCGGTGAAATATTAGCTATATCAATCTTTTTCAACAGTTTCTCCTCTATTTCAATTGATCCGTTTGTTTCAATCATAACATCCACACAATAACTATCTGCTATATCAATAAGATTAGATAGAATCTCAGGATATAACAATGGTTCACCACCTGAAATGCAAAAATTAGTAGTCAATGGATATTTTTCAATAATTTCTTCAACGTCCTTGTAAGTAAATTTACCTTTTTCAGGATTAAAACTTGAATATGCGGTATCACATATACTATTATTAAAACAACAACGTAAATTACAACCAGACATTCTAACGAATATCGTCGGCATACCTGCTTCGCTTCCTTCACCTTCAATCGAATTAAAAAGTTCTATAATAGGAAGAGTTTTCTCATAATCAAGATTTAACATTGTTTTTCTACTTTTGGATTAATAAAATACTTTATACCTGGAATATTGAAAATAAATTCGTATAAGTCAGCAGACCAATCTTCTGTTACTCCTTGAGAATAAGTAGTACTTAAATCAGTAGGGAGTAAATAAAAATCTGTCAATTCTGCTTCAGCGTAACCTGTAGACGTTTCATGATAAATCACTTTGGAACATCTTACATTTCCTTCTCCATTATTAAATTCTGTAGCTTTAAGTATTTTGTTTACCATAAAACAAATATACAAAGCAAGATTTTCAGCAGAAGGGCTTACAGGAAGCTCCATCCAACGATCACACCATTTTTTTACATCTTCTTTATATTCAGGATTATCGTTTCTCCATAACAACATACAATGATCAAAAGAATCAATCCATTGACCTATACTCTTTTTAATCAAAGAAAAATCTACAATCATACCTCCATTGTCAAGTTTATCAGAAGTTAAAAAGATTTCAATTTGAAAACTGTGACCATGAATACTCTTTTTGCAACGATTTGTCGAACAATTACGCACAATATGTGCTCCTTCTCCCTTAAATAATTTTCTAATTTGCATAAAATTTTTATTTTTAATTGATTGTCTAAAGATACTAATTTACTTCAAAGCATCAATAGAAATGGTATGCAACAGTTTGATTTTGAGATAGATATAAGGAACAAAAACTAATTTACCATCTTTTAAAACTTTAATAGAGTCATAAACAGGATAATTCTTCTTAATCTTGTATTCGACATCTTTCCAAATTACAGTTTCTCCAACTTTCAATAGATAATATTTATCCCATGTTTCAACTTTCTTGTTTTTAGGGGAATATTGAAACCTGGGTAATCCTTCTTTTTGAAGAAATTCTTTTTCCCAAAAAGATTTGAATAATTCATCTGAGTCAAAGATATTTGGCAAAGAAAATTTTTGAGCTATTTCTACTATCTTAGATTTCTTCTTGTTAGCAATATCGTTATTCATTTTTTTAAACTCAGCTTGATCGTATATCAATGCTCTTAATTTATAACTAAAGTATTCTAACTGAAGAACTTTTAAAAACTCTCTGTCTGATAATGTTCTTGTCTTTTCCATAATCGAAATTTTTAAACTATAAATTACAGAAAATAAATTTCGATTATGGAATGAGAGTTACGTAAATCAATTTTTAAAATTCAACAAAAATCAAACGTTTTGAGCTACCTCTTTCTTTCAACCACATGTGAGAACTTCCAAAACCATATTCAAAATAATCTGAAAAATCAGAATATGTGGATTCTAATACTTTAAACGCAAATCTTAGATGGTTTTCATTTTCCGAACCAGTAATTGCATTAATAATCTCTACGAAGATTATTGAAGCTTCACATGAAAAGTTTACTAATGGATTTTCGATAATTGCTTTCATAATTGTTGTTTTTATGTTGTTCTTTTCTTATGCCTAAATATACACCTTTTGACCACATGTACCAACAGTTATCAAAGATTATTTGTAAAATAATTTATAGGTTCGATTGTGTTGTCAAGTGCTTCAATCAACTCTTCTTGAGTTGCATCACCAGGATCTTTTTTCTTATCTTTTAATTCAGCAATTAATACATTGAAGTATTTTTGTAGAGTTAATGCTGTACTTTTTATCATTTCAGGTTTATCAGGATCATACATTAAAACAATATTTCGAAGATTTTTCTTTTGTCTTAACAGACCAATTTGAAGCGTTCCAATGTTGTTCCCAAATGTAAAAATACATTTTATATCGTCAGACTCGTATAAGTGTAATTTATCATCTACAGATATATAATCAAACAATCCTTCTACAATTATAACCGTATCTGTATTATCTGTAATCAAATCATAACCACCTACAACTTTTGAAAATCCATCTGTAGAGTTTTCATATCTAAGAACAAGTGTACTTTTTCCTTCTTTGAATTCTTTTAAATTTTGTTCATGCCATTCTTTTGATTTCTTCGAACGAGCTAACCAAGCTACAGTTTTACTTTTCATTGTAAATTGAAAAATAATCTTATCGTGTAATTTCCTTTCAAGAAAAAACTTTGTTATAGCTGGTTTAAATTGTTTGTAATATCTTTGTTTAAATCCACGTTTATTAAGATATTCATCATTTTCAAGATATTCTAATTTCCTTGGAAGATCACATTCATCTAAATCAAGATTCAATGTTTTATCTTTTTCTTCTACAAGAGGTGTTAATTTAGAAGTCTTTACACTATTCTCATAATTTATTCTCGCAAGATCGAGTCTTTGTATCTTTTCAAGAAATTTTTTAAGAGTTGTTTTAGTACCACACTTAAAACAATGAAATGTTCCATTTGTTCCTTGTTCGTTAAAATGAATACCCCATTTTTTATTCTTATCACAATATGGACATGAAGTATCTTTATCAGAAAACCATCCAGCACTGCCGAATGGTTTCAGATTTAATTCTTGAATAACTTCTGATTTTTCAACTCTAAACATTTTTCTCCAATTTATCTACTCTTTTCTGTAAACTAACAACAAGTTCGTCAAAAGCAACATTAATCAACTCACAGTCTTTAGATGTTCTAATTGCATCGGAAACTCTATCCATTTCTATTAAAATATCTATGTTTTCAATAACAGTTTTCAATGCCAATATCTTTGCTTCTCTCTTATTCATATTCTTTCTGCGTATTGTGATAGCCCAAAGGCTACCGGATTAAACTTAAAAGCAATCAATATTAGTTATTATAGGGCAATCCAACTCTACATCTGTGTCATATTGCTCTTTAACATCATTATATGATGTACCCCAATATCCGTTAACAGTCTTATATACTTTACTGCTACTTAATGCTCTTTTCTTACGATGATACTCACCACAATCCATTTTCATTATATTAGATATAAAATCTTTTCCAGATTTATCTTTTACTTCAAAGTAGCAAAAAACCACTACGTCCAAGTATTCTTGCTCTCTCGATATCTTTCTTGTGTTGCTGGATTTGATGTTCTAAAATGGGGCAAAACATAATCTTCTATATTGTGCAGGGCTTTCGCCCTGCTGGTTAAACTTAAAACATTGTTAGCAAGCAAATCTTTTAAACTCATGAACATAAGTAGAATAATTCTTATCTCTGAAAGTCCACTCACCATAAATTCTTTTCATCAAATTTGAAATCATTCTCATGCAAGTTGCCCGAGCGTAATTCTTTTTCTTTGAAGCCTCAAGATATTCTTCTAACTTTTCAGGATTATAAGCTCCATCTTCATCTAAAAATTCAATATCGCTAATAACCATTGAATTTATTTCTTCAATTTTGTTATAAATCGCTGTTCTTAATTCTTCTAAAGTCTTCATAATTGATGTTTTTAATTGTTGTCCTTTTCTCTTTTTCTTATGCCTAAAGATACACCTTTTGACCACGCGGTCCAACAGTTAAGACTAATATTTTTTGAATCTTTTTAGTTTTTCAGGTTTTTCTTTTTCGTCTTGCTTCGGCTTTTCTATATTATTATCATTAAATAATTCAAGTGTTCTCAATTTATCATAAAAACGTCCTCTATCATAATCTGTAGCAATAGGAATGGTTATTTGAGCTTCTTTGTAATCACGAAGTTTATCAATATAAACTCGCATCGTTTGTTGTTTTTTCTCTTCTCTCGTTCTATTTATAGTAAAAACAAATGAAAACGGCTTTACTAACGTCTTATCACCTTCTGTATAACTACGATCAATTATCTTATCTGAATTATCCCATATTTCGATAGGAACATTACTGGCTTGTGTTGCAGTAAATCCAATCATTTTAAATTCTACGCATAGATTCTTAAATAATTGGGCATTAGTTTGAAGTTTATCTTTCTTAAAATTAGGATTGTTGTCTATCGTATTATTTACACCAGTCTTCACAAGATCAAGAGAATCTAATACTAAAACTTTTGGATAACAACCGTATACTTTGTGATAATCGATAATGATATTACGAACTTCTACCATAGATGCTTCTCCGAATTTCTCAAAACCATATACTGTAATATCTTCGCCGAAATCTCTCATGGATTTGTAAGCATTCATAACCTTTCTCTGATCTTCAGGTTTAAGAAAGCCTCTTCGAATATCATTAAATTCTTGTCCTGTCCAATATTGGTCGTATTTATCTAAACAAGCTTTAACTCCTCCTTCTAATTGAATATGTAACACAGGATAACCATCTAATGCTGCACACATTGCATGATGTTTTAAAACTGTCGATTTACCTTCTCCTGACCTGGCTATCCATAATATAGTATCTTCTATTAAAGCACCTCCATAAGATACATCGTCAATTTTATCGATTCCAAGGGTTATTTTATCAGGAAGTTTACTATTCTCTATATTCTCCCTCCTTGATCTCATTCTCCTTTCAAAACCGTTAAAAACTTTTGAAAAGTTTCCTCCATCATGTCTTAAAGAAATAGAAAGTATTCTTTGACTTTCTTCGAGATTAACTCGAATTGCATCATCTTTCTTTCCTTCTTCATAAAGATCGTGCACTTTCTTTGAAAGTAATTGAAATTCTACATCTTTAATATATGCTTCTAATTGGTCTATAATAATCTCACGATCAACTTTTTGTGCATCCTGAATTTCAACTATAGTTTCTTGAACAAAATCATTATCAATATATTTTTGAGAAACAACGCCTAAAGAAGGAACAACTTCATTCTTTGTAAACGTTTCAATAGCTTCTCTTAATAGATATTTATATCCAGGCCATTCTTTAGGAATTAGTTGGTATGTTAAATTGCAAACAGCTATTCTTGTTAATGATATATCAGAATATATTAACTTGAATAATTCAGCCATGAAATTAGCACTTAACTTTTGAGCCATATTATATTAAATTTACACCAATTTGAATTTCTTGTTCACTTTCTCGTAATGAATTGATACACATAAAACTGCTCATACAAATATCATCGTGACCACTACCTGCTTCAAGTTTTCCATTATCACTTTTGAATGTAATAGAAGAAAATTCTCCAAACATTATATCAACAGCTTGTTTTGTTTCACCAGGAGCATAAGGACATTTTAATTGTCCTCTTTCAAACATTGCTGAAAGACTTGGTAAACCAGTGTAAAGATCCTTCTTATTTCCTTCGGTTGTAGTAAATGTTTCTACATTTTTCAATCCTCTTTCTTTAGCCAAACTCGATAATATGGACTGGAATCCATTTGACTCACAAATCATCTTGTTAGGTCTAAACAAACGATCAAGTTGAACTAATTTATCAACCTGTTCATTATGAGACATTCCTCTTTTTCTATAATAGTATAGCAGATAATAATTCTTCATCGAATCTATTCCCCATACACTATAAACAGTATAGTCTGCACCAATATTACCTGATACAGCAAAGTCAACACCTACATGAACCCTTTGTAATTTAATAGGAAAATCATCTATGGAAGTTGCAAATCTTACATTCTCCATTCCTATTATAGACCTCATTAAATACTCATAGGGGAATATTGTAGACGAATCGCTAATAGGAACTACAAGATATTCTCGATTAAACACAATCGTTCCAAGTTCTTCTTTTTTTGCAAGAATTTGATCAAATGTATATCTATCTGGTGCAAGAGGTCGTCCATCAGGAAATATTATAGGATATTCAAAACAATAAAATCGTTTATCAGCCTTCAATACTTGATATAATTCATTAGGAGCTGAAGAATAAGGAGTTCCGCAAATGACAAAATATCCGTAAGGTTCAACGATAGGTTCAATTGTACCTTTTAATAAATCTTTTAATTTTTCCCTTTGTTCATCTGAATAAAGAGAAGATTCGTCAGGCATGTCATCACATAGACAAGCTCCTACGTGCAGACCACGGATAAAACCATCTCGACCTCGAATATGCAATGTACTTCCTGTTTCAGTTGTTATACCAGTTTCACCAATAGATGCTTTCCCATTAGGATTAAGTTTTTCAGCAATCAAATCATTTGTCTCAATCTCTTCTCTTACTTTTTTGATTTGCACTTTAGCAAGAGTCATCGTTGATGTAATATAACAAGTTTCTTTTCTATTTTGATTGTCTATTGTATTCTGCCTCCAAGGAACTGGTCTATTATAACTCCATAATCTCCATAGAATAAATGCATAAGACCAAAAAAAACTCTTTCCAGAACCACGACCACAAAGATAACAACTCCATGGAAATAATTGAGTCAAATTACCCCACTCTATATTTCTCCAACCAAGTCGAAAACTTGGCAACATTGTTAGAATGAAGTAGTTCAACGAACGAATCTTCAATGTATTATCCATTGAAGCTTTTACATTTTCTATATAATTTAAACTTTCTGAATCAAGTGTCCTTCCAAGATATATAGTTCTTTCAACTTGGTTAAGTATCTCTTTAAGCATTCTATCGATATCATTATCGTATCCTTCGAGAATTTCTCTTAATGCTTTAGGAGGTAAATCATCTATAATCTTATCTACAGTAGATTGGATATAATTAACCTGATTTACAGAAAGCAAATCTTTCCCATCTAATGTTAACATAATTGAAAATTATCTCTGTATCTTTTCTTTTGAACTGATTCTTGTGTAATTGATTGACCTTCTCCTCTTAGTTTTTTCACATAAGAAATAAATAATTCAGCATTAGCATTGACGTCATTCTGTGCTCTATGTGCATCAACAAGATCTATGCCTGCCAATTGACAACAAGTACCAAGTTTATAATCTATTTGTTCTAAAGCTGAAATATGGGCAAGGTTCATCGTATCGATATAAAATCGAACATATTTATCAATATCATCACCCATAAACTCGAAAAAATTCTTTAGAAAGGGATTGTCATAAGCAACGATATTGTGACCAACTAATGTACACATCTGCCTTGGATTTTTATATTTAGCAAACCATTCTTTACAGGTCTTATAAATATCTTTTAAAGGGGTAAAGTTGGCTTCTTGAACCTCTTTTGTAATGCCGTGAACTTCTGTAGCTTGTTCTGAGTATGTCAGACCTTCCTTATAATCATAAGGGAATATCATATCCTTTTGATTTATAATTTCAAGAGATTTTAAATCAATACAAGACATAGCTATTTCTACACAAGGAACATCGTAAAATGCTCTTGAATTTGAATTCGGCAAACCTCCAGTTTCGAAATCGTAAACTATTACGTAATTACAACTTGTTTTCATTTCTTATTCTTCACATGATTTATTAATATCGTTCGCTAACACATTATACAATTTTATAGTACAATGTTTTTTAGGTATAACTATAATCTCATTTCCTCCAAGATATTCAGGAAGATGACCTCTTTTAATATAAAAAGTCACATCATTTCGATTAAACGGTTTTCCATTGTCTTTAACAAAATTCTCATTTAACCACTTAGCTAAACCTTGAGCATTTACATCCCGTACTAAATATTTTTTATCCTCCATTTTACCTTATCATTAATAATTTTTCGAAATCTACATCGCGATCTTCTTCAGAATCGTAGACGATATATAAATTTTTAATAGGATTGTCCTTGAATGAAGCCGATTCGTCCTCTAATTTATTTATAACAATAACAGGTTGTCCATCGTCATTATAATCTTTTTGATATGAAATAATAAACGCTTTTAATATACTATAAGCATGATTTTTAAATACAAAAAATCTCTTTTTAAATTGTTCAGAAAAATCATCCCAATTAACTGCCTCTTTGTAAAGATTCTTCACAATTTGTTCATTCTTAGAATCTTCTAAATATTGGTCTAATTGATAAGTTAATCTCTTTAAACCGATATTACAAAATACTTCTCGACAAATTTCTAATATTTCTCTATCTCTATTCATTCCTCTCTTTCTTTAATAAATTATCAATTATTTGTTGAGGTATTTGGTATTTCAATTTTGACTTATCTCCAAAATCATATATATGATGACATTGAGCACAAGCGAGAACTATATTCTCTTTATCACATCTTAACTTTGGATGAGCTCCTCTTGATAAAATATGACTAAAGAAAATTGGTTTAGCTATCGCTCCAAGATATCGACCACAATGATAACAATAATGGGTTCTTTCTTGCCATATCTCATCAAAAACACCTTGAAGATTGTTAGTCTTTTCTTGTAGAGAGATTCTATCTACTTTTGTAGATTTTCTCTTTCTATCACAATCCTTACACAACCACTTGATACGATTCCAGATTTTGTAATTTGTCTTACAACAAACACAAGGTCTGTTTTCCTCTCTTTCTCTCTTTATAAATCCCATTCTTCCAAACCGATTGTTAAGGCTTCAGATATGGTTAACTTAGGGTTTGTTTTGAGTTCTCTCAATGCAGAATAGATAACTTCGACTTCTAATCCATATTCTGTCGCTCTTTGTAAAACTTCTTCAGTGTAATTAAATTCTTCTTCCATATTCACACGCTTTTATAAATTGACATTTTTCACATTTTATTTCATCATATAAAAATCCATTGTATTCACCACATAGAATAAATCCTCTTGGTGTATTCCAATATTTTTTCCTTAGAAAATCTTTATATCTTTCCGAAAGTTTACAGTTATTTTCTTTAATAGGATTTTGTAACCCTCTATCCCTTTGAGTTCTTGCAACAATAAATGTCTGTTGAAAAGTTCTTTCATTCCAACGTTTTAAAGCGTTTGAACTAATTGCTTTTATTAATGTTAGGGAATATCTATTCGAATAATTATTATCAGATAAAACAAATTGAAACAATAAATATCTCCATAATTCTTCAATCGAAGTAATATTAGAATTAACAAAAAACTTTTCTATCAATAAAAGATCTTTTTTCTTTTTCTTCAATTGATAACCAGGAGAGCAAGTCATTCTCTGTTTTAAATATTCAAATATCTCACAAAACTCTTCTATCATAACAAAATAGTATCTATAAACTTTAAAAAAAAGGACGAAAATTCGTCCTTTTGATTTTGTAAAGATAATAAAGTTTATTCTTTAATCCCACGTAATCTGTAAATCTACAGTCTCTTGTTTTTTCTTTTCTATAGGTTTGTATCGAGATCTATGCAAAGGATTAGGTTCTGCTACATTATTGTACTCTTTTAAAGCTTTTTCTTTATCTACGGTTCTTGATAACCATAATCCTATCATTTGTCCAGGTTGAAGATTTCCTACACTTACTTTACTATCTGATGTTGCGTCAAAAAGTTCTGTACCTAACGGTTTACTATAAACAGAAGGAATGCTTTCCATGAAAGGTTCTTCTCCTTCAGTAAGTAGAGTTGCTCCAATTTGATAAGAACAAATATTATCTTCAGATTGCTCAAACCATAATTCTACATTAGCAATTTCTTCTTGAGAATCGTTTTTCAAGATAATAGCTCTATATTGAGTCTTTACATCTTTTATTTCACATAAACTAATTTCATCAAACAAATTATCAAATACATCATTTGGAACCTTCGTAGAAGAAGGAAATCCACCTAATGAATTTACATAATTAGGTTGCTCGTTTAAATAACCTGAGCTTACCGTATAAAATAATTGCATATCAATTTCCTCCCTTATTTACAAATCCTGCTAAAGACCAGAATTCTTTCTTTACAGAATTATCTATCGTTATAGAGCCACCACTATTACTAATTCGTGAAATGTAGAATTCTGTATCTTCTTTTTCAGGTGCAGTTGCTGCCTCAATCTCTTTCACTAATGAAATTTCATAAAAATCATAAGTGTATAGACCAGCTTTCTGTTCTTTAGAAAATACTGCAGTGATAGGAATTGTTCCAAGAATAATTACACGAAGATTAGATTCAGGTGTAAATTCTGCATTTGAAGTTAAAATTAAATTCTGGTCATCTACAATTGAAACAATCTGATAAACACCATCATTCAGAGGTTGACTTCCATCTTCTTTTTCAAATCTAATTGATACAGGAGTAGAACCAGCTTGTCCTCTAACTTTTCCACTAAAAGAAACTGTTCCTGTTACATTACCTTTTTGATTTACAGATACTAATCCTTCTTCGTAATTTCTTGTAGCATAACTTACTTTTACCCAATAAAAAGCATCGTCTTGAGGACATACAAGATTATCTTGAAGAGTTGGAATATAAATCACTTGACCTAAGTTATTAAACGCTAATCCTGGTAGAACTTTGTATGTTCCACTTGTAGTTCCTGATTCGACTTTAAAAGGATCGTTAGGTGTAAATGTATCAGGTTTAACAAAATCAGCATTAAATTTACTTGGATCGTTTGTTACAATTCCATAAGTATATGTGGCTTGCAAAAGAAGTTGTTTAAATAGTGAATTCTGCAAAAAGCTTTGTAAATTCATCAGTTCTTCTTTCTCAAGAAATATATTCCTATAAACATTTAATTGATTCATCTTATATAATTTCTATAGTTATTTCTTCACCTTTATTTTGAGCTTCTTCAATCAATTTGTTCAATTTATCTGATGTAGCTCTTGATTCTGTTAACATTCCTTTAGAGGTGTTCTTACCTACAAGTATACACCCTAAGCTATCTTTTGCTGTATTACCAGGATGTATTAATATTCCTTCAAAATGAGGTACATTTAACAATCTTGGTAATTTTCGACCAAACTTCGGCGATTCGTTAAAAATAACCTTATATGTTCCATAAGGAATTGCACTTTCTCCATAAACTTTTTTCTCATTACCGTCAAAAACACCATTCTTATTAACATCGATAACCTTATCTTCTAAAGTATTAGAGAAAAATTCGCCATTCACATATAAACGACCGATTGTATAGTTATCTCTTGGCCACAATCTTTCTACTCTTAATTCCATATAGCATTTATAATTATTGAGACATATACACTAACAATCAACCATAATTCTAACCAAAATACTGGCTTATCGTATCTATGAATTAAAAATCCAGTAGGAATTGCTAAGAGTAATGGTACAAACCATAATCCTGAAAAACACATATAAACTAAGGAAGCTAATGCACAAACTATCGTTGCTCCTACATGAACTTTTCCGTCTAATTCTAACTTAAAACAAGGTGCTGCTCCTACAAAAATCAAACCAGCACATGCTAAAAAAGCACAACATTGATAATTCTTACCGTCTGTTAATTCTAACCATTCAGGAAGTAAAAAGCCTGCTGCTGTAATTATTGCAACTTGAAATATCCAAGCTGGTTTTTGATGTTTCTTCAATTGATAATAAGTATCTGATATACTCCAAGGAATACCTATCAATTTAATCACTCTCCAAAGATAAACAGCTAAAATCACTAATGAAATTAAAATCAAATACCACATAACTTTATTATTTTAAAAATTAAACATTTTACAACCAATCAGAATAATAAGCTGATATATAAGCATAATCATTCAACTTAGTACAACCATTATAACATCCTCCATGTTCTGAATTAATTAATTCAGGGAACAATGTAGCTGTTTCTGCTATAGGAAAATCACTTTTGAACATGTGAAGTCCAATAGTATAATCAATACTATCTGTTAATACTTGACTTGTACAAGAATATCCTGTCAAAGAAGTGCATCCTCTGAAACAATCTCTATAATCACTACAATATTTCGATACACCTATAAGAATCCAAGAAATTCCCGATCTTGATTTCCGACAACTCGAGAAAAATAAAAATTGAATATCTCCTTGCAGATTTGTACATCCACTAAATGCTGATCTTACTGTTTCTGCAGGACAATTGTAAAACGGACTTGTATCTTTCTCTCCATATATATATTGTAAATTTTTACAATTTTGGAATACGCTTGTAAAATTCACACACTTGCCAAGTTTTGAAAAATAATTAGCAGGAACTGAATTAACATTTGAACCAGCAAACAAACTTTGTACAGTTGTAACATTTGTACAATTCAAACTTATCTTAGACAGATTTCCTAAATTTTCACAATCAAAAAATGTATTTGTTAATGTTGTTAAATAAGAACTACTTATATTCAAACTTGAATTTGATAAAGATAATTCGCTACCTAAAAACATTCCATTCGCATTTGAGCAATTAGGAGGAAATCCTGAATTTACTACATTTTGAACTCCTGAATAAGAGAACATTTCTTCACAACTAACAACTCCTGTCAATAAAGATAAATCAGGTGTTTCTGTTAAACTGCTATCAGAATAAAACATTTGCTTAGCTGTTGTAACATTCGAAGCTTTTTTAAATATATCACTATTGACAGATCTAAGATTGGGACATCCTGCAAACATCTCAGCACAATTTCTACATTGTCCATGAATGTAGAAGTTTGAAACTGAAGTCAACTCTGTACAATTCATAAACATACTTCTACAAGATGTCACAACCGAAACGTTTGCGAATAAATCAGCATCTACTTGAGTTATTCCAGAATAAGCAAAACATTCTGAGAATTCGCCTAAATAGGTCCAATCAAAAATATCAGGATAAATTGATGTTAAAGCGTGACAATAGGTAAATAAATTTTCAGCCGTTCCTATCACAAAACCAACACGCAATTTATCTATATAAGACAATCTATAACAATTATAAAATCCACCTGCTTGAAATTCTATCTTATTCGTATTTTGGAAAAATCTTTCAACTCTTCTCAACATACTTTTAATTCCACCTGTAAGAGTTGCTCTTTCTTCTCCCCACTTTAATGTACCTACTTCTGAACCAAAACTTATTTTTATTTCAACTTCATTTGTAAGATCTATTCCTTGTTTTAAAGTTTGACCATAAGTTATAGTTCCGTCTCCCCAATCAACTTTCAAATTAGAAAGTCCATCTTGACTTGTATTATGAATAGGAAGTCGAACATTTGTAGTACTCGTTGAGGTATACTTCAAAACTATCGCCATAGTATCTTCAATTGTTACAGTAATAGTTTTAGGAGTTAAATCGTTAACAAAACTACCCTCAGAACTCATACAATGAGGATATGTTGCTAAATAATTATAAGTTTTTTGTTCTGTTAATAAAAACGAAACTTCACCATAGATATTTGTAGCTTCATTCAAATCGTCAATACGAATTGAAGCTCCTTGCAAAGGAAGTCCGTTACTTGTTTGAACTTTAAATATAACTTCTGTATAAGATTTTTTTAAAGTTCCTGTTACAAAAACAGGATTGTTAAACACAACAACATTTCCTGATACAGTTTGATATCCTTCTTTAGAAATCGTATAATAATAACCATCAGCATTATTACTATAACCCCTTAAAGTTAATCTACCAGGTTCTTGAGAACTTTCAGGATTTGTTGTTCCTGTTTGACCTCCACAAGTTACGTATGCTCCTGAAATAGGATTACCTAATTCATCTACAACTGTAAATGTTATAGAATAAGTAGATTCTCCCATTGTAACGTCTATCTGAGGATTTTCAGTCGTAATCGAAACAACTCTTACTATATCTTCATAAGGCGGTTTCTTAGAACAAGTATACTGTTTAACATCTGATGAAAGAGGTACATTTGAAAATATAGCAATACCTTGAGAATTCGTTTTCTCTGTTGACCCATTAAACGTTACAGCTACATCTTGTGCAGGTAATTTTGTAGAAGGATCGGCTGGATCAGGAATATAAGTCGTGACAAACGTTACATTTGTTGTTTTTCTTGTTAAATTGATTGATACATTTGCTCCTGAATTTGAAATTTCTTGTTGTCCTGATACAGAATTGATAAATTCTCCATTGCTCACTTCGTATGAATAATTACCATTAGGAAGATTAAACGATACAACGCCGTTTGAATCTGTTATTCCAAGAATATTATCATTAACTTTAACAAGAGCACCAGATATCAAACTTGACTCTTGATTAACAGTAAATGTCAATGGATATACAGAAGTCTCATTTTCAATCATCTGTATGTTTACAGTTTGAGGTTCTTCTGTTATTCTAACATCTCCCCAATTATAATTGTATCCATCCATTTCAACTGTATAATGATAATCTCCATAAGGCAATAGAAATGAAGCTATACCTTCTTCTGTTGTATAATGGACTTCGTTGTTTATAACGATAGCTGCATTTGAAATAGGATTATCTGTATTAAAATCAGTTACATGAAACGTAACAATGCTTGATGCTAATGTTAAATCTACTGGAACAACTGTATTCCTATCTCTTACTTCTACATTTGAACTATAAGATTCGAATCCTTCTTTTGTGATTGTATAAGGATATGTTCCAGATGCAAAACTAAATACAGCTTCACCGTTTCTATTCGTCATTAAAGCATCTCTATCACCACATTTAACAGAAGCATTTTCTACAGGTTCTCCATTATTACGAACAACGAATCTTACTGTATATTGAACATCACTCATTTGAACATTTATAGGAACATTTTCTCCTTCAACCTTAACGCTTCCTGTATATGGATTGTATCCGTTTAAAGTTATTGAATAATTATATTCCCCACTAATTCTTTTAAATGTAGCAATACCTAAAGCCGAAGTTACTTGATTTTCTGTACCAATAGTAATTGTAGCTCCTATCAATGGATTACCTGAAGTATTTGTAACGCTAAATGTCAAAGTATATTCTATAGCTGTAACATTTTCTACAATATCTTGATCAAGATTATTCACTACGACAGAACCACTCTTTTCTATATATCCTACTTTTGTAATTGTATAATCATAGTCACCATTTGCTAATGATATAGAAGCTTTACCTTTGTTATCCGTTAGAAGAGTATTCCCGTCAATATTAATTGAAGCTCCTTCAACTGGCACATTGTCTCTTAAAACAGTAAAGTTCACTTTAAAATAAGGAATAGAAACTAAATCAACATTTACTGTTGCATTATTAAGTACATTAAAATCAGCTTCTTTGGTGAAAAAATCTTTTTTAGAAACAAGGTAATGATACGTTCCAGCTCTCATTAAAAATGGATTGCCATCTTGAGTTTGATTTGCAATACCTTGTTCGTTTGTCGTTCCAACATATTGTTGTTGTGTTCCGCTACCATCAAAATCTCCAGTTAATACAACTGCCGCATCTGGAATAGGAAGTAAATTTTCTCTTACCCTAACTGCAACTGTATAATAAGAAACTTTCTTCATTTCAACTCGAATACTCATACTATCCGTAACACTAATAGTATTCGATACACTTATATAATCGTATTTTTCAACTGTATAAGTGTATAATCCTGGAAACGCTTCAAACAAAACAAGACCATTATCTCCTGTTATCTGAGTTTGTTCGTTAAAATTAACTCGAGCTCCACTTAAAAAGTTACCATCTTCGTCTAAAACTAAAAAAGAAACTGTTCTTTGATAAACCTTTCCTTTTAATTGAATATACTTGATATAATCAACGTCTTCTACTAATACAACGTCTTCTTGAGAATCAAAATCTTCTTTTTCTACAGAACAAACATAACTTCCTGGATAAAGTTCTATAGAAACTTCTCCGTTTATATCTGTTTTTAAAGTTTGTCCTGCGATTGTAATAGTTGTCTGAATATAATTATTTCTTTCTGAAAACAACTTAAAAGTAACTTTATGAATGTCTTTATCTTTAATCGAAATACTTCCAAAAATGTTCTTATAAGAAATCAAATACTGTTTAATAAATGATACTATAGAATTATCTGTTTGGAATGCATTGTTCTTATAATATGCAGCTATGACGTTCTTACCTCCCAGATAACCTTGTTGAAATGGCAATTCAAGAGGTTTTACTTTTACATCATAAAGAAAAACGTTTGGATCGTCATTTGATTCTCTATTTTGAACAAAAACAGGACAAATAAATTTCGTCTCAGGTAAAAAACTCAAAGCTCTTCCTGAAGGAAAATTCAATTTAACAGCATCATAGTTTCTTTCATTGTACGCTAACAACACGCCTGTCAAATTATAATAGATATTGTCTAATAAAAATTCTAAGTATTCAGTTGTATGAAATAAACTATCTGCAGAAAGTTGATATTCTCCATTTTCTATATACTGTGTTCCGATTATATTATAATCTTTATCGTAACAAACTACTCCAAACTGAACCTTAGAATTTATCAAACTGGATACTTTCGCTCTAATGGAGATTTCGTAATTTAAAGCAGGATCGACAATTAATAATTTTGATGTATCTCCTTCTACTGGAGACAAACCAACTTTTTGAACCCCACTAAAAATCATAGATGAAATTAATTCTCCATCATCGTTTAAATCGTTTATAACGTTTATAACGTTTATATTTGAAGATCTTAACAATGGATAATTATCGAGACTAATAATACTTTCAGTGAATTCGTATCCTTTTGTTACGTTCATCACTGTATTTGTTCTTTTCCAACAAGGTGATGAATAACCTATTGTCCAACTCACATCTTGAGGTCTCAATAGAGCAAATATGAATTCATCAAGATTATTATATCGAATCAATCTCAATAATTCTCCTAATATAATGCCTTCCTTATTGATGATATCCAATCTACCTCGTTTATTGTACTCTTCTATATAATTATAAAAGAGATATTCCATCTGTTCTTGAGATGTAACAAGATTAGAAATCAAACCTCTATTTTCTATGAATAATTCAAATAAAATTTGATTAGTATTAATTTCTTTATACTTTCTTGCGTAGAGGACTATCAATGCAAATAAATGAGTAATCGTTCCCCAAAATGCTTGAAAGTCCTCTCCACCTTTTTCAATAAACTTAGGTAAAATACCAGCACCTGAAACTTTAGCTAAAACATTTTCAGCCCATTTCATTACAGCAGGATCATTTTCTTCAAAAAACCTACTGAATACTGTTGTATTGTAGATTGGATTATTATCTAATAAAAAATATTTATCTTCAGGTTCCATACGTCAAAAATTTCTTTTCGTAAAGATACTATTTCTTTTTATACAAAAAGACAATTTGATTCGTAAAATAACCAAACATTCTTATTTCAATATATTACTTCATAATTAAATAAGTGATTATCTCAGAATTATCAAACTCTCCAAAATTCATCATAACAACACCGCCAGTTTTAGAAGCTTTTATATCAACATGGTCAGTAACATCACATTTTACAAAAGTTACACTTGCATTTGCGATAATTTCAACTCTACTACCTTTAGCAATAGTATACCATTCTATATGATAAGGCGGAATAATAATTTCAACACCTGCTCTTATTAAAGTAAGTTCTAAATCAGTAAGATTAATAATATTTACCATAAAAATATTATTAAAATCATTATAGTAAGTATAATCAGAAGCAATACTAACTAAAGAAGAGAGTATTCCATCCCAACCCCCATGATTTCAGTATTACCAATATAAACGCCAGCACCATTGGCACCAGCACGAACATTATTGTTTTCGTAAGCCATAATTTAATTATCAAAAATAAAAACAATCCAAGCAAATTGCTTATACACTTCGCTTGTAAAATCATTAATTAGTTCATTCTTATCCATAATTTGATTATGAGCATAACCGTAATTAATACTCTCACCCTCTGCATACATTGTGGAATAAAATTGAACAACTCGTTTGCTGGAACCATTGCCGTTAGCATCTTCGTTAAATAAAGAAATTTCAGAAATAGCTTGACCTTGACCACCGATAGTATACCAATCAATTTTACCAGGAGCAACTTCTTCTGTTTCTCCATCACGTTGTAGAAGAACAGGGTCGCTACTAAGATTAGCAATAATAACAGGAAAACTACCAGTAGTTCCACCATTAGGCCATACATAGCTAAGATTAGAATAAAGTTTATTCCAATCAAATTCTTTACCAGCGACAAGAGTACTACCAACAAAAGCACCAACATTGGTTTCTCCTACCCTAAGCCCCCCATTAACAGTATTTGCAAGAGCTACATCATTTTGATTATCCATAACTTTATTTCTTAAACATTAATAAATAGATTAATCTCGACAAGATTATTGCCGAGATTAACGCGATTATCTTTATAATAATTATTTTAATCATCTGTTACAAGATAAGCAGTATTATCTGCTTTAGGATTAATGTTAGAATATTCGGTTGAAGTTTTCTTAGTAACAGTCTTGAGATTATCGGAACTAACGATATTTTCTATTATAAATCTTGCATCATCAGTATTCTCAGTGATTCTTATTGAATACCTTTTTGTATATAAATTTCCATTACCAAATCCTGTTAATATAAAATGTAATTCATGTTCAGTGTTTCCCATATTTTTCCAAACATTTAAGCAGCCTAATTCTCTGCAATCATTGCTGCTATGAATGAAGTATCTTGTATGATTTTCTACTATATCCTGAACCACATTTCTAAAATTAGCAAGATTACCAAAATACCTCTTAACTCTCTCTTCTGCATCTATACCCGTTAAATTTGTACCATTGGCAATTAAATCATTGGAAATAGTTCCACTATCCGCATTAATTATTTTTCCATAGATAGCGGTATCAACATAAGAAGAATATACAAACTCCTTAGCAGCAGAAACATCAATGTTACTGTTGATTTCTTCGTTGAGGATAACCTCTCCACTTCTGGTTTCTTCAAGATAAGGAATCCATGTAAGCAAAGGAGGACGGTCAAAGTAACCTACGAAATTCATAATATCAGCTTCACCGCTAACCTCAATTTGCAGAGCAGTGTAATCCTTG